TCTCGACCCCGCTCGATCGCGCGCGCCTCGCGCGGGACGGGGAATCCTCCCCGCCCCGACGAACGAAGGAGAGAATAGTGTCCGTATCTAAGAAAGACGCCGCGAAAATCTCGAAGCTCGCGGCCGAAGGTAAGTCCGACGCCGCGATCGACGCGGCCGTCTATCCCGGGGAGACGGGAAAGTGGAGTACGCGGGAGATCTCCTACGCGGCGCGGCGCGACGCCTACGCGGCTTCGCTCTCGCCGAACGGCCCGAAGTACGACGGGCCGATCGTCCCTTCGCGCCTCGGCGCGTTCGAGACGATCGAGAGCGTTCGAGCGTCCGACGTCGCGGCGGTACTCGCCGAGTCGCCGAAGCTACGCGCCTACGCGCTTCCGATCGTCTTCGGCTTCCGCCCGACTCGGGCGAACGTCGATAGGCTCGGCGGCTTCGCGGTCGCGCGGAAACGCCCCGGGCGGCTCGCCTCGGGCGCCTCGCGCGCCTAGCAGGGATCGAGCGGGGGAAGGGGAGAGGCTCGCGCCTCGCCCCTTCGCCCCGGTCGCGTCCCGCGACCGAACGCGGAAGGAAGGACGCAAAGCCTCGCGATCGCGAAGCCGCGCGTCCGGTTTCCGCACGCCCTCGATTCGGAAGGGTAAGCGCAAAAGAGGAAGCTACAAAAAGTTTCCTCAAAAACGAAGGAGGGTCACGAAAGTGGCAAAACGGAAAAAGCCGGCAAAAAGCAGAGGGCCGGTATCATCGAAGTCCGCAAGAAGTCCGGGACAAAGCCGCGACTCAAAGATAAGCGCGGCAACCGGAACGCCCGCAATCGACCTCGAACTAGCAAGGGCCGAAGCGTGCGACGCATTCGTCGGGAACACAAACGTAGTGTTCTTCAAGAAGAAGCGCACTAAGCGTACAAAGCTCGGGCCTGCCGGATCATGGTACAATGGCCGAGCTGAGAGCGGCGAAAAGTGCGGAGCACTCGCGATAATGTCCAGATACAAAGACGGTAAGCGAGTTCACCGCTGCGCGAATCACATCGCGTCGTAACGACAAAGACGCGCGTTGAAGGTCGAGCGACGGACAACCCGCTCGGCCTTGAACGACAAACGAAGGAGGGTACAAACAGATGACATACGCGATCCAGTCGTCAGGCAGCGGGCAGCCGCCCGTAATGACGAACATCATCGCTGAGTTCGCGACGGAAGCAGAAGCCGTCACGACACTCGCTCGACTATTCAAGTCGAGTCCAGTTCGCAAGAACTACCTCAGCATCGTGAAAGTCAAGTAGCGAGCTGAAGATCGGGCAAGGACAACTGCCCGGTCTTGAGCACGATACCGATACACGAAAGGAGGGTACAGTGTACAAATGGAAAGACGCTTGGCCGACATACATCACTGCTCTGCCAATCGTCGTAATCGCATGTGCGCTCATTGGGCGCGCGATCTCACATCTGTAGCAGAAGCTGCGTCGTGGACAACCGACGCGGCTTGTACTACAGACAACAAACGAAGGAGGGTCATGAAGCCAGAGTTCATAGAGAAAGTCTGGACAGCAACTGACCGCGAAGTCAAAGCTGACTGGATCGCCAATCAGTATGAAGGCGAATATGTCAGCCCTCACTGGACAGTGGCTGGCGTCCAAGGTGATCAGATCATCTTCTACTGTTACGCAGAGCAACTCGGATATGAAATCTGTGTCTGGATCAGTGATTTCGATCCTAGCAACCGCTATGGCGGCGGCGAAGGGCTTGAAAGCAGACCGACATTGCGAGGAATCGTAATGTGTATTGAAGGCGAATGCGGCTGGATCAGCATCAAGGATCACAGTATCGTCAACAACTGCAACTGATAGAAGCTGCTACTCAGGACAACGAGTAGCGGCTTGTGTCAGAAGACATGACACAGTACCACAAAATGAAAAATCGAAGGAGGGTCAAATGAAAGGCGCATTCATCACCATACTGCTACTCGGCAGTCTCTTTGTCGGGGGCGGAGCATTCGCACTTCACGGGATCACCGCCGCGAGCGACAAGTCAAGTGCTCAGGTCGATCCCAACACTTTCGCAGTCCTGCCAATCGGCGTCAGCGAAAGCTACGTGAGAAGTTCATTCGGAACTCCTCAGAGCAGCGACGACACAACTGTCGGCGGCTACGGCAGCACGTTGAACAGCCGTTGTATCTACTACGGCATCCTCAGCCAGAACGGCAGTTATCAGTTCTGCTTCGACAACGGCAAGCTCGTCTCGAAAAGCAGGTATTGAGTAGCAGCTCTGTCAGATAGAATCCGACAGGGCTGGTGTTCAATACAAACGAAGGAGGGTCAGCACGATGGAAGCCAAGAAAGGCGAAGTCTGCGTGGTGTCCAGCATTCCTAATTGTGATTTCTGCAATCAGGAGGGCACGAAGACGCCAGGCCCGTACGACTTCAAGACGCGGTTTGGCCCGTGGGCTCACGGATGTGAGGATCACTGGAAGCTGTACCGTGCGTTCGACAGCCTCGGTGTTGGGCAGGCTCAGATCTGGATCACGAAAGATGAGGAGCCGAAGCACGCGCCAGGTACACTAGGCGCGATCATGTCCAGCAAGACGAACAGGTTGAACAAAGAACTGGGGTAGTGACCAGTGGCTCCGTCATGGAGATCAGGGACGTTCGACATGGCGGGGCCGGTGTTCATCACCAACAGAAGGAGGGTCATGAACGAGGAGCAAGCAGATTTCCTTGTGAAGTTCCGCAAGGAGAATCCGCCACAACCAGTACCAGGACGAGAAATGACTGAGGAGCAGTTTCGTGCTGATCTCAATGGCGTAGCAGAACGAACAGCCAAAGACATCGGTGGCGACTATCCTCACATCGACACAGGCTTCGAGTGCTACGTGTACAAGATTGACGGCAGATTCGTCGGCTACATCTACATGGGTGAAGCTGGCGAGTGGGCCCTCATCGACAAGTTCGATCAGTTCGACACCTGTGACGAACCGGACACACAGCTTCACGACGCACCCGAGTATCTCCAACGCGTCAAAGCGCTGTCGCCATACAAACGGTGACCAGCGGCGGGCCGGGAGTTGTCCCCCGGCCTGTCGGTGTTCATCAAACGAAGGAGGGAACATGGCAATTGTAAGCTGTTTCGACTGCCCACAGTCCATGATGACGACAGGTGTCGCAGGCGACGATGTCAGAACGTGGATCTGCTCGGAGTGCGCTCACGAGCGCGGGCTCACGCCTAAGCTCGCAGAGCGTGTTGCGATCGAAGACGCCAAGTGGGGCAACCCATGCTGCATCTGGGAAGCATGTCCCAAGGACGTCATGAAGCAGATCCTGATTCCGATCACAGACAACATCGAGATCGAGGCAGAGAACGCCGGCATCGAAGAAGACAATCCCAACCGCGACTCATGGATGGCACACAAGATCTCTCATCGACTCGTCGGCGTCATGAACCACATCTGGTTCGGCCCGGAGGTATTGCTCCGATGACAGTAGGCAAGTTCGAGATCAGAACGTGGTACGACGGCAGAACCCACAACCAGTTCCGCAAAGTAGCGGAAGTCGAAGCACCGACCGCACTTCATGCCCTGCGTGCTTACGCGGGGAACAGGCAAGCGATCATTCGACAGCGCAAAACGGACTACAGTGACGCCAAAGACTGGACAGCCACGATCCTAAACAAGAACGGAAAGCTGCGCGACTACATCGCTGTTCGGGTACGCAACTGATCAGCCGCTGGCACATCGCAGAGTGTGTTGGCGGGTGCTCATCCGAGCATCATCCGAAGGAGGGTCAAATGATACGACTGGGGAACAGAACCGATCGAAGGTGAGTGTCGTGAAGTTCATCTTCATCGACATTCCCGGCTCGATTCTCATACTGTGTTTCATTCTCGGCTGGTGGTCGAGACATAACAAGGTAGTCAAGACCGTGTTCTTTGACGGGAACGAACCAGTGAAGTCGAAGCCGATTACGCCCAAGCGGATTCCAGTTCCCAAGGCTTCAAAGCCGAAGCTGTACATCGTTCGAGATCAACCAGGTAGTGAAGAGTGAATAGCGGCTCCACAGGTCAGCTACGATCTGTGGGGCCGGTGTTCATAAGACGCCACGAAGGAGGGCCAGCAAAATGCCACTCAACATCTATGTGGAGCGAAAAGGCAAGCGTCGCAAGGATCTCATCTGGGATCAGCAGATGCTTGACTTCTGCTACACCGTGGCCTACATGGACGAAGATGCTGACCGGGAATATCAGACTGGCAAGAAGTTCGCTGACCTCGGCACCTGGACATTCGATCCAGACAACAAGCTCGGATCGAAGTGGTCAGGGCAAGAGTTCGAGCACTATGTCACTTTCCAATTCGGTGTGTACTACATCGAGGGTGATTGTGGCCTGGTGGAGAAGGGCGAGCAAGTTGTTAAGCACAAGCATCGCTTCCTTCATTCACAGATGGAAAAGCCAGTCGTGTTCATGCCCGGAGACAGAATCGTCGCATGGAGGTCACACAAGTGATCAAGGTCAAGATGACGCAAGAGGCATTCAACACCATGACGACTGCACAGAAGCACAGCATTGATGTTATCCTGAACAATCCGAAACTTGAAAACGTGGTTGTTCAGAAAGGCGGACTCGATCTGCCAGACAACTATCTGTGCTTCACGATGCACTGGACGGATCATGGCCAGCCGATTTATGGCGGCATCTCGCCCCAAGGCCAGGTGTCGACATGATCACGTTGGAGCAAGCAAAAAGCCTGAAGCGTGGCCAGATCCTTCACCACGACATCAACAGGAACAGCGATGGCACTTGCCAACGCTGGAAGGTGAATGGTCAAGTGCAGACATGGAAGCGTGAGCCCAACCGGGTTCGCGTGCCCATTAAACACGGGCTGAGGCACTACGATGCTCTTGATAGCCAAGGTGATCTCGATCTCGTTCATCTCGAAAGCGAGTGCCCGGGATGAGACTCGTTGGCTACTGCACCGTTTGCCACAAGATCAAGTACGTCCAAGTCACCGGCCACGACCTGGCCATGGCTCAGGCTCGTGGTAGCAACGTCGTGTCTGGAATCTGCGACGACTGCGAGAAAGAGCAAAGGAAGTGAGTAGCGAGTCTGTCCGTCCGATGGATCGGATAGGCTCGGTGCTCACCAGGCACCAGTAACAACAACCGAAGGAGGGTTATGCCACCATTGATCGAGACGTCACCGGGCGTGCTGGAGTTCGCACTCGATCGTGTGGGTGATGACGCAGTTGAGATCCTGGAGCTGTCGTACAACGACATCCCCTGGAGCTGGATCTGCGGCACGCTCACGCGAGCCTGTGTGCTCAACGGGCATAAGAAGCCCGAGGGCTGCGCTCTCGGCCTGATCGGCATGAACGGCGGTCTGGCTAGCTTCTCTACCAGAGTAGTGAGGCTGTGGGACAACGAGATCGGCAAGGACGTGCCGACTGGACAGTACGAAGTCCAGGGCATCTTCGAGCAGAGCGATCTGTACGCGACTTCAACGACAGCAGAGGCGATCGTATGCCTCGCGCTGGCGATCCCGAAAGAGATCACCGTCAGTAAGGCTGGCTGGTACAACGAAGTCGATGAGGCGTACGACAAGTGGGCGGATAACATCCCTCACGACGTTTCAGGAGCTGCCGACTGCGTTGTCGCCTACAACGACGACGACATCACGAGAGGCGATGCAGCGTCGTGGTTCTGCAACGCCATCGGCATCGCACGTCTGCGCCGATCCGCCGGCAAGCAGGCCTCGACGTGGATGCAGGACGAGGACGGCTGTGAAGATCCGTCTTGTCAGCAGTGCTACCCGACCAACAGCGACACCGAAGACGCTTTGGTCGAGATGTACGAGGGCGACGCCTGACCAGCGAGTCCATCCCAACAAGGATGGGCTCGGTGTTCAGACAGAACACCAGAAGGAGGGTCAATGGACGAAGTCAGATCAGACAAGTTCACGGTCAACGACGATCTTGAGACGATCTCGTTTCACGACGAAGCGCAGCCGACGCTCATGCTGGCATGGATCAGCGACGATGCGAAGAGCGATCGCGGCTCGTTCTTCATCGCGGATTCAGAGAGCGAAAAGATCTTCAAGGTCACCCCGAGTCTTCACGACGATGGCATCAGAGTGATCCTGAAAGTCGATTCGCTCCACCGAGACGGCGTTGTGGAAGACAGCGCCATGATCATCAGCGTGTTCTGATGCCACAGATAGTTACTCTCCATCAGGACGAGTCAGAGATCATCGTTGCTGACACCAAGGGCAACCCGATGTTCAAGCTCAAGTTCGATAACACGGACGCGGGCTGCGAGCTGATGGTTGACATCTGGTACCCGAAGCTGCTCAGCCCCGACAAGTGGGTGGGCAACTTCGGAGACGAACCATTCATCTACGAGCCAACCTGATCAGCGAGTCTGTCCGTCCGACACGACGGGTAGGCTCGGTGCTCAGCCGAGCATCAACCACGAAGGAGGGGAGTATGGCAACGACAGCCTGGACAGAGGATCCAGCATCGGAGAGCCAGCTAGAGTTCATCCACGACCTCTCACAGAAACACGAGATGTCGGATGAGCAGGCTGAGTTCATTGCCCGAGTCCATCTCGGTGGACGGAAGCTCACCAAGGGTGAGGCCAGTCGAATCATCGACGGGCTAAAGGCATGTCCCAAGAAGCAGGTCAGTAGAGATTGGCCTGATGTCCCGGCCGGCAGGTATGCCGTGGTCGATCCGATGGACGATGTCCTGAAGTTCTACCACGTAGACAAGCCGACTGAGGGCAAGTGGGCAGGCTACACCTTCCTGAACGTCCGTGCTTCGGATGAGCGTTATCCGATCAAAAACACGGAGCACAAGAAGTCCATCATGACCGAGATCTCCAAGAATCCGGCAGAAGCCAGCATGCGCTACGGGCGTGAGCTGGGCAAGTGCGGGATTTGCGGACGGACTCTCACCGATGAGCAGAGTCGAGCAAGAGGCATCGGCCCGATCTGCGCAGCGAAAGAGGGTTGGTGATGGCGCAAGTGAACATCAGCGTGACTCGTGTCGGACACGTCGTGACGGTGAAGACCGCCAGCAACAAGGAGATCTTCAGCGTTGAGTACAAGAACCGAGGAGAGATCATCGATTACTGTCTCTGGCTCGCTCGTACTGGCAACGTCAACGCCGACCGCCAGACGATCGTGGATCTGCTGAAGGCCAACAAGGTGATCACATGAACGAGTTTCGCTGGTATCTGCGGCGACTCTCGCTCGATGAGATCCTCGGCCTAGTCAGAACAGGGAACGTGCCCAAAACGTTCATGCCTGCGATCCTCTCTGAGTTGAAGAGAAGGAAGTACGCATCATGAGCTACACGTTCACTCACTGGAGCGATCGCTTCGGCGATCAAGTCAGCAAGATGCGCGAGGCTGAAACGGGTGAAATCTACCTGACCATGCGCGACGAGTGCGACGAAGATCTGTTGCACGACTGGTACATGGTGGGGATGAAGCCAAAGGAAGCAGCCAAGCGGTTCATGGCCGGGGAAGCGCGTGCGAAATGAGACACGTGTATCTTCTGCTGTTCGAGATCCTCGTTCTGCTTCATCATGTCAAGGACGCGATCGAGCTGGTGACGCCATGAGTACACCAAGGCCGATTCCAGTTCCTCATTCCAGCAATGTCAAGTCGATCTCTTGGGACAGTGACAAGAGCATCATGTACGTCACGTACAAGAGCGACAAGACGTACGCCTACACAGGCGTGCCATACCAACGTGCCGTTGTGGCTGCTAACGCTCGAAGCGTCGGCAGCTATATCAACAAGCACATCAAGCCGCACTACCCCGTACAGCAGGTCGGGTAGTTGCAGCTCCCGGTGTCTCTGCGGTCACCGGGGGCTGGAGTCACCCGACTCCGAGTACAGCGAAGGAGGGTCATGCTGAAGTGACGAATCCGCCGAAGCTCCTCAAGATCAAAGTCGTTCCGTATGATGAGGCTGATGTCACAGCTGCGATCCAGCTTCCGGTGTTACCAGAAATGATGGATTGGGAGCACGACCTCATCTTCAAGATCGACAACCGTGTGATCTTCGGCTTATTCATCCATCGCCACGAGAGCGGTGACATCGGAGTCGAATTGTTCGACCCGGATAGCACCGAGCCCGTGGCGACTCACCAGTTCACGGAGGCATAATGGTCGTACAGCAGGAACAGGAGAACGTCGTCTTGTACAACATCGAGGCGATCGTGGTCGAGGAAGCAGGCGACAACGCCATCTATTCGATCGCCAAAATGAGACCTACAACCGGCACTGACCGATTCAAGCCCGTCGAGTTCTTCAACGACGAGCATGAGAATCGTTGGGTGAAGTTCTGGCCCAAGAACGGCCCTGCAAAGGGCAAGCAGGCCAGCATCCCGATCGAACGCCTGGTCATGGTGGTGCACAGCAAGTGACACAACCGCCAATCTTCCTATCGCCGCGTTGGTTCCGCATAATGTGGCTAATTATTCGGGAGCGTTGGCGAAAGTGATCAGCGGGTCTGTCCTTCGGGGCAGGCCCGGTGCTCATGAGAGTACCGTAACGAAGGAGGGTCAATGCCGAGAATGACAGCCAAGGTCGTCCTGGAGGAGTCCATCCTGGACATCAGGGCCGGACACTGGCTCTGTGGCGAGCTGATGCAGGAAGCAGAAGCCAACGGAAACAAGAAGCCAGATGGTTGTGCCGTCGGCCTCGCGGTCATCAACTCGAAGCTCGCGCGTGTCGTCATCGCGAAGTCTGACGACTACGATTCGGGTTTGATGGCATACTGCCCGTCGATCAACAACCCGTCGGTCTACTTCAGAGGCGACCAGAACTACCCCAAGGCCAGATTGAAGGCACTGGAGAAGTCGCTGCTTGCACTCGCGTTGGCGATCCCTGTCGATGCTCGACCCGTGACGACAGAATACAGAGGCGACGAGTACGAAGACCAACATATCAGCAACGATGACATCAAGGGCTACAGCATCGAGCAGCTGGAGTCGCTCATCATCGAGTACAACGACTCCAGCCTCGACACGGGCACGGCGATGAACTGGTTCAAGGCAGCGTACAGCAGCCTCAAGTGAGCTGCGAGTCTACCCACTAGGGTAGGCTCGGAGTTCATCAGAACTCCAGAAGGAGGGTCAATGCTCAAGGAAGAAGCTGGCTGGGTTCAGTCATTCGAGTTTCCAGGGCTCAAGGTCGTGCAGATGAAGCTATGTGAGGCCTGCAAGATCAAGTTCGATACTCACAACCAGGCCTGCATCCATGTCGCCAAGGAACACCCGAAGCTGCTCCAGATCGACAACGGCGATCTCACGGTTGTCCGTCTCGCACAAGAGCCGTACAACCAGCGCGAGCGAACGCTCACGACTCGCCAGTACCTGCTCTACAAGGGCGAGCCGGTCGTGGCAGCAGGCTACCAGGTCGAGAGCTTCGCTGAAGGCGCAGCATGGGCGCTCAAGGAGTTGTCGAGATAACCATGCCGGTCGAAACCCCTGGTAATCAAAGGGTTTCGGCCGGGATGGTTGGCTAGCCATCCCGCCACTTGTATAGTATCATACTAAGTGGCTGAAATCCACCACTACCGAAGGAGGGATCCATGGCCAGGATCGCAGCAGAGCTGGAGCCAGCTCTGGTCACGAAAGCGGTGAAGATCGTCAAGCCGCTGAGAGACGCCAAGGACAGCGCCAAGTTCGACGCGCTGCAGTCGGCTCTCAAGGTCGCGAGGCCGATGGCGGCCCGGTATCTCTACGTTGCCGAGGCGGTGATCGACCCAGCTCTGAAGTTCAAGCTCACAGCCGCTAACATCAACAAGGCTCGTGATCGTGGACTGCGCTGGGAGCGCATCGCGGCCTACACCGGCTCCACAGTGCCGGAAGTTCAGGCAATGTTCGTGGAGAACGGTGGGGACATGTCCAAGTCCTACACGGGCAGGGGCAAGCGTCCCGACGGCGTGCCGGCCGACGGCAAGCCTGCCAGGAAGCCGACTGCCAAGGAGACCAAGGCAGCGGCCGCAGCGGCGAAGCGTGGCCCCGGTCGTCCCAAGGGCAGCAAGAATCGGCCCAAGCCGGATGTCAAGGTGCGTCGGAGGTCGTCTCTCCCAACGCGCCCTTAGTTCACATCGACATCGATGATGAGCTGAAGGCGTTGCTAGAAGGCAGGAGCGTGCGTACTCGGAGCGAACTCATGAACATTGATGAAGAAACTTCCATCACGTTCAATAACGAAGTGTTCTGCGCCAAGTACATACGCTTCCTGCCTGCTGGCCAGACGTCATCAGGCTTCCGAAAGCAGCCACTCGTCCAGTTTTACTCTGACCGAATGGTGGATCGAGGACGTGAGATCCACACGAACATGCGAACGGTTGGGCTGGAGGATGTGGTCGGGATCAAAGGACTTACTGACGCTCAGATAAAAGCGATCGTTCAGGACGTTCGGAACAACAGACTGCCCGAGCAACCACGCTCTGGCGTCAAAGTTGTATCCAAGACCCGGCGACGGAGCCAAATCAGGAAGTGAGCAGTGGGCGGGCTTCGGCCCGCCCTATGCTCCTGCTGCACGAGGCGGGAGGGGATGGGCAATACGGCCGTAACGGGCACTGCCTGAGGACACTCTAGGTGAACCCGTGTCCCACCCCGCCTCGTGGAGCAGAAGCTCCAATGAGAAGGAGGGTCAGGTGAGTAAAATCACCGCTGAACTCTCGCCAGATGGGAAACGTATCTGGCTCCGGTTCAGCTATGAAGTCCGTATCAAGGACACCATCAAGTTCAAGGTGCCCAACAGCCGGTTCGTTCCACCTGAGAAAGGTGGCCCGGCTTGGACAGTGCCTCTCGATCTGCCGACTGGCCGCATCCTGCGTCATCTGTTCCAGCAACAGCTCGTGCTGGGCCCGAACCTGCTCCAGTGGGGCAGGGACGAGGTTCAACGTGAGCGGAACCTGTCGGGCCTCGCGCTCGCAGAGGATGCGGAGCTGGTGTACTGTCCGGTCACAGTTCCTGGTATCGTTGAGCTAATCGCAGGCGACGGGACTGAGAACTGGCCCGATCGACCGTACCAGCGGGCAGACATCGCGTTCCTGGCGGCGACTAACGCCGGCAACCTGAACCAGATGGGCCTCGGGAAAACCATCGAAGTCATCGGTGCGATCCACGAGGCTCAGATGGAACGCGGAGAGCACTTGATCATTGCACCGAAGACTGCTCTGGAGACTGTCTGGCGACTTGAACTGGAGCGGTTCACCGAGATCCCGGTGTTCACGCTCTACAGCGAGACATCTGCGAAGGAGCGCAACGCGCTGCCTGAGCAGATCATGGAAGCCATGGGAGTCTATGGAGGATACGCTTTCGTCACGACCGCGAGCATGCTACGCTCGAAGTCGTGGCGAGACGTGTTCATGGAAGCTAACTGGACGAGCATCACCATCGACGAGTACCACAAGACGGGACTCTGCGAGGGCTCGTCTCAGTTCTCCAAGCTAGCAAAAGCCATGATACGGCCTAACGGCCAGAAACGCATACCTATGAGCGGTACGCCCATGGGTGGCAAGCCAATTAAGCTCTGGTCGGCGCTGAACTTCATCGACCCCGACAGGTTTAGCTCGAAGTGGAAGTGGGCTGAACAGTGGCTGGTGATCGAGGAGGGTTTCAGGAACCACAAGATCATCATGGGCCTGAAGCCCGGCATTGAAGAGGCTTTCTATGCTTTTCATGCGCCATACCTCGTGCGCCGTCTCAAGTCGGAAGTCGCGAGCCAGCTGCCTCCGAAGCAGCAGGTGGAAGTCATGTGTGATATGACCCCGAAGCAGAACAAGCAGTATCGCGAATTTGCGCGAGCTGCCGAAATCCGCATCGAGGATCTGCACCTGTCTGCCACCAACATCCTGACGGAGTACCTGCGGTTGAAGCAGTTCGCCAACGCAGTCTGTCTCGTCCACGAGTACGAGGTAGCATGCAAGCACAAGAAGAATGAGGGCATGCTACACGGATGCGAAGACTGCCTGGGTGAGGGGATCGTCGTCAAGCAGAAACTAATCCCGACTGAGGACTCTGGAAAGTTGCCACAACTGCTCCAGAAGCTGAACGAGATCGGGATTGACCCAGACGATCCTGAAGGTGACGCCCAGACCATTATCGCCAGCCAGTTCCGAGAAATGGTGGACATGGTAGCTGCTTGGTTAGAGAAGCAGGGCATCCCAGTGGCGAAGATCACCGGAGATACCAAAGGCAAGGAACGAGTGAAAGTCCAGCAGCAATTCCAGAAAGGTGCCGGCCCGAGAGTCGTCTGTATGACGACAACGGCCGGAGGCGTTTCGATCACGCTGGACAAAGCCGATACCTGCCACATCCTGGATGAGACCTGGAACCCGGACGACCAGGAGCAATTGGAAGACCGGATTCACAGGATCTCGCGTATCCATCAAGTCACTTGCTACTACTACCGCTCGAAAGATACAATCGAGCAATACATCCAGGACACGACTGCCGACAAGCGTCGGCTGAACGAGATCCTGCTGGATGTACATCGTATCGCGATGAAGCAACTGTAAATCAATTCACCCGGCAACAGAAAACACACTTCATACGCGCGCGTACGCCCCCGCCCGGGAAGAAATCACTAGTTTGATCTTCGCTAGTAGGGGCGTACGTGCGCGCGTATACGCGCGTAGGGGAGGATCAATCGGGTAGGGGTCGCGCGCGGCCGTAGGCGCGCGATACAATACAAAGACTAAAACCGCGCCCGCGCGCGTATACAATTCTGAAATCCCTGCTAATCGAAAGATCAGTTCTCGGCATTAAACTCGGCATCCGAAGGGAGTGAATCGGTAGTAGTCTCCCCGATACGAGCCTCGCCGCTCGTGCCGGCAACAATTATTGGAGGGAGCGCCCTTGACCATTCCGCGTCTCAGAACGTCGGAAAGAACAACTTTTGAACGGTGTCGTTGGCTGTGGTACCTGAACTACGTTCTCGCGCGTCGGCCGAATATCGACAGACCGCCGCTGCGCTTCGGCACCCTCATTCACGGCGCGCTCGCTGCGTACTACAAGCCGGGCAAGAAGCGTGGGCCGAAACCAGCGTTGACTTTCGAGCGCCTATACGAGGCAGATGCGAAAGCCGCCGGTGAGTTTGGCTTCAAGGTTGAAGAGGACGAGATCTGGGCCAACGCTGCCGAGCTAGGCCCAGCGATGCTCACCAACTATGTCGATTACTACGGCGCAGACGATGAGTGGGAAGTTCTCGCGACCGAGTATCCGTTCAGCATACGCGTCAAGCACGCGATCCCGTTTGTCTACACCGGCGTCGTGGACGGAGTTTGGCGCCACCTTCCAACCGCGAAAATTTGGATGCCAGATCACAAGACGACGGGCGGTATTGAACGTCACCCTCGCTGGCTTCTCCTTGACGAGCAGGCGGGCGCGTACTGGACATTCGGACGCGAGGCCATCTATCGCGCGAAGCTGATCCCTCGGAGTACGCAGATCTCTGGACTGCTCTTCAACTTCCTTCGTAAGGCGCCACCCGACGATCGCCCGAGGGACAACGGCGGTAACTACCTCAACAAGGACGGCTCGATCTCTGGCAAGCAGCCGGCACCCTATTTCGATCGCAAGCCGGTGTTCCGAGACGACAAAGACCGCGACTCCGTTTATGAGCGCGTCCAGAAACAATGGGCGCAGATCCATGCCGCCACTCAGAGCGCCTGGATTTTTCACGAGGACAGCGACCTCATTTACAAGAACGCAACGAAGTGGACTTGTCAGGGATGTAGCATGTTCGACATTTGCGAGGCCCACGAGATCCAGACCGACTGGGAGGACTTAATGGAATCAACTACACAGATCTGGAATCCGTACGCGGAGCACGAGGTTATTGCAGCGGAGCAGAGATGAGCGAGATCGACCCTCCAGGCTGGGTGTCCGAGGGCAAGACAGAAGTCTTCCCGCGTCCAGAGCCACCAGAGCAGCTCAGTCTGATCAACACGATGAGAGCGCGGCCCGGCTCTCTGCTCCTGTTCGCGGCAGAATGGGCAGGGATTGCTCTCGTCGCGATCGGGCTACTCACGATCGTGTTCCTGCTCTGCGTCGGCGGCTACGAGCTGGTACAGACAACGTCATGACGTACTACGTCGATTGCCCGAGCTGCGCGAAGCTACGCCCGTGGGCCAAGAGGCCCGAGCTGGTCGTGAAGGGCGAGAGGCGGTGTCGATATTGTAGCTTGAAGTCGGTCAAGAAGACACGACGCAAGGCGAGAATTGCTATAGGATGAAAACTGAATTTTACCTTGCAAATAATCGGGCTGCCTCAATCGAGGCACGTGACGAGGCGATCGAGCGGGTCGGGATCAACAACGTCATCTGGATTCGATCGGTCTTGCCATTCGTGCATGATATCTGTGAACGTCGTGAACTGTTCACAACGGACGCCGTACGCTGGCACGCCGATCGGAAGATCGGGCCAGCGCGCGAGCCGCGAGCTATGGGTGCGGTGATGGCCAAGGCAGCAGCTCGCGGCTGGTGCGAGCCCACTAATGAAACTAGGCAATCTACTCGCGTTCCATGCCATCGCAGACCATTGCGGGTATGGAGATCGCTACTGTGGGAGCCGTGACTTTCCAGAATCATCCGGTGGTATGTATGGAATGTCGCCGACCGGCGTGGCTAAGCGTGTCGATGATGTTCTATTACTGCCCGATGTGCCGCAGATCGGTAACTGCCGAGGAAGTCTACGACAAGATGGGAAGGGAGGTGAAGAATGGCTAAGCCCGCCGACATCCAGCCCATCACGGCCAGCAAACACTACCGCATCCTGGTCTATGGAGATCCAGGCGCGCGCAAGACGACGCTCGCGGGAAGCGGTGGTGCGAACACGCTCATCGTTCATCCGTACGTCGAGCACCTGGACGCGATCAAGAATAGCGGTGCGGATCACTGGCTGGTGAAGGACTGGTCGGGGATGAACGAGGTTCTTGCGTGGGCTCGACACGAGGGCAATGCGTACGAATGGATCTGGCTCGACTCGATCTCATGCTGGCAGGATGTCGGCATGGACGACATCTTCGATGTAGCGAAGGCACGCAACCCGCGTCGCGCTACCGCTTTCTGGGACAAGGGCGACTACGGCGTCAACATGGGCAGAATCGCAGAATGGGTGAGGTTCATGATGGGCTGCGATCTGTTCCATCTCGGCATCACGGCTCACCAGTTCTGGATGGAAGTCCAAGAAGGAGAGCCGGATGAGGAAATGGGCCCACAATACACCGAGCGCATGATGCCGTGGATCCAGGGCAAAGGTATGCCACAGCGGATCGCTGGCTACATGCAGATGGTTGGCTACCAGACAGTCCACGACTCGAAGAAGCGGAAAGGAGAGCAATACACCAAGACACGTTTCAAAGGCAACACTGCGTTCTACGGAAAGGATCAGTTCCATGCCTTTCCAAGTGGTCAGGTAATCGACCTGACTGTACCAAAGCTAGAAGCAGCAATCAAGCAGGCGCGCGAAAGTGCGCCCACCACTACCAGACGTAGGAGGAACACAGTTGCCAGCAATTAGGTACGACGTCAGCGATGTCGAGTCAGGTGCCGGCGAGCAAGCACCGCCGAAGATCTACAAGGCCAAGATCACGGCCGTCGAGCACCGGACAGAGAAGTCCGACGGTACCAAGATCGAGGGCAAAGGTGACTTCCATGTCACCGTCTCGGTCGGCGACGGATTCGCTCCGCTCCACTCGTACATCGGTCTGTACGACGCGACGGCATGGAAGCTGCGCGAGTTCACGGACGCGCTCGGACTGCCCGCGAAGGGATCGCTCGATCCCAAGAAGCTCGTGGGCAAGGAGTGTCGCGTCCAGGTCACAAAGGACGAGTACGACGGCGCGTACAAGGCCCGGCTGAAGACCTGGCTCAAGGCCAAGGACGACGAGGCCGATGAGGAGGACGAGGACGAGGAGGAAACTGACGAGGAGGAAGTTGACGAGGAGGAGGAGACTGAAGAGGACGAGCCTGAGGAGGAGGAAGAAGAAGTTGAGGAGGAGGAGGAGCCTGAGGCCGAGGCCGACCCCCTCGATGAGATGGATCGGGCTGAGCTGAAGAAGCACATCAAGTCCGAAGGGCTGGAGATCAAGGTCACCACAAAGATGTCGGACGACGACATCCGCGAGGCGATCCGTGCCGAGGACACCGACGACTACGACGAGTGGCCAGTCGGTGATTTGAAGGAGGAGTTCGGCAAGCGCGATCTCTCCCTCAAGAAGGGCGCCAAGGCTACCAAGGCCAACTACATCGCCGCGCTCCGCGCGGACGACAATGAAGAGCCCTTCTAGCAATTAGTAATGCCGATTAAGAACGGGCAGATCAGGCTACTCCGAGACTACTTTGTCACGGATGGGCCGCGCGAGGACGGCGAGTGGTACTTGCTGTGTCCGCTACATGCGGATACGAAACGCTCGGCGTCGATCAACGTGTACTCTGCTCAGTTCTACTGCCAAGCGGGCTGCGGCGGCTGTACGGTGAAGGATCTGATCGGGATGAAGTCCCGGTGGATCACACCCAACAGTCAGGCCGCAGCCCGCGTTCGCAAGAACGGAGCCAACCCTCGCCGACGAGAGGCCGTGTCAGAGGCAATGGCCGACGCCTGGGCAGCGAACCTGCTCGATGAGGACGCGGCCCGAGACGAGATCGTAGGGCTGCGTGGATTAACGTCGGACACGCTCAAGCAGTTCCACATCGGGTGGGATCGGGACAAACACGTCTACACGATCCCTGTCTACGCGGCTGACGGAGAGCTGCTGAACATCCGCCGGTATACGCCTCGCCCGCGAGGCGACACGAAGATCTGGGGCTTGGTCGGACGCAATACTCCAGTTCTCTATCCGGCTAGCCAGCTCATCTACGACACGATCATCGTCTGTGAAGGGGAGTGGGATGCACTCGCAACTATTCAGGCGGGCTATCCAGCGGTCACCAAGACCGGATCAGCCAAGATGTGGAAGCAGGAATGGAATGAGGCTTTCAGGGACAAGTTGGTCTACCTCTGCCATGACCGCGATGATACTGGCGTGGATGCTAACCGGGTCGTGGCTCGTGCTCTCTCTCGCGTTTGTGACGTCCGTGTTGTTGTTCTACCGTACGAGCTGACTGAGAAACACGGCAAGGATCTGTCTGACTTCTGGATGGAGCACGACCGTGACGACTTCGAGCGGCTGCTCCGAGACGCCCAGCCGTGGGAACAGAAAACTGAGTCGAGTGAATCAGGGCCAGAGACTATCTCGGTGCTGGACAGTAGTGACGCGAAACGAATCGCGAAGCCTGTCAATCTAATCGTGACCATTAAGGGCAAAAAAGAGCCGGGTTACACCGTGCCGCGCACAGCTCAGCTCACGTGTACGCGTGACGCTGGGATCAAGTGCCAGTTTTGCCCTATGAAGCCTGCTGGCGGGCAGGTTGAGGTCACGATAGACGGCGACAGCCCTACGATACTGGCCCTGATTGACGCGAGTCAGCAGCAGCTTTGGGACGCGATCAGGATGGAGTACGGAGCGGTCAAGTGTAACAAGCTAGTCATCGAACCGAAGGAATATCAATCCGTGGAGGTTCTCTATGCCCGCCCGTCGCTCGATCACTCTGACAGTCAGGAGGCAGGGTCATACAAGACTCTACGCATCATTAGCGTTGGAAGACACGACACTCTCCCCAATAACACTGTCACTGCGCTTGGGGCGCTTCATCCGAACCCAAGAGATCAAAGAAACGAGTTTCTATCTTGGGAACTCTCTCCTGTATCAACCTCTCTGGACAATTTTGAATTGGGTAGCACAGCTGCTAGTGAGCTACGCCGATTCCAGCCCCGAGGGAAGCAGCGACCCGTCAGGAAGCTGAGAGAGATCGCACAGGCGATGGGCGACCACGTAACCCGTATCACTGGCCGATGGGAGATGCATGCGATCTTTGATCTCACGCTTCATTCTGTACTTTCGTTCAAGTTCAACGGTAAACTCATCCGACGGGGATGGCTCCAGAGTTGTGTATACGGTGACACTCGAACTGGAAAATCCGAGGCAGCAAGGCAGCTCCTCCGTCACTACGGTGCAGGTGAGATCGTCGGTGGAGAATCTGCGTCTTATGCAGGACTTGTTGGCGGTTTGCAGCAGCTTGGCGGAAAGGAATGGGTTGTTACATGGGGTGTCATTCCGCTCAACGACCGTCGAGCGGTTGTAGTAGACGAGATCTCCGCGCTCTCATACGAAGATATTGGCCACATGTCCGATCTGCGCAACGACGGTGTAGTGCGAATCTCCAAGATCCAGCAGGAGGCGACGCACGCCCGGACGAGGATGATCTGGCTCGCCAACCCGCGCAACGGAGGTAACATGGGCCAGTTCACTTACGGCGTAGACGCGCTGCGCCCGCTGATCGGTGCGATGGAAGACATCGCCCGCTTCGATATAGCGATGGCCGTGACGATGCACGATATTCCAATCGAGCAGTACAACGTCGCGACTGAGCAGGGCGAGTTGAAGTACAGCGCCGAGATGTGCCACAACTTACTCATGTGGTGCTGGACGCGAAAGCCCGAGCAAATTGTCTGGACTCCAGGCGCAGAGAAGGCAGCCCTGGATACAGCGACGCTCGTGGGCAAGGCGTACATCGAGGATCCACCGCTAGTCCAAGCCGCTGACATACGCGAGAAGATTGCTCGCATCTCTACCGCGCTCGCCGCTAGGACGTTCAGCACGGACGAGACGAACGAGAAGATCATGGTGAAGCACGAGCACGTCCACGACGCCGTTGCTCTGTTACACCATATCTACTCGATGCCTACGTTCGGCTACCGCGACCGCTCCGATGAAGTGTTCGAGGATCGGCGCGAGGCTGAGAACAACCGAGATATGATGCGCAAGTATCTGCTAGCAAACCGAGACTTGGCCAAATTCCTTCGATCGAACGCAACCTTCAGACGACAAGACATCGAGGAGATTCTGAACACGACTAGGGAGGATGCCAACGCGAAGATAAACAAGTTGTGGAGTGCGCGGATGGTTCGCAAAGATGGCGGAGACATCCGGGTGGAGCCTACACTACACACAATCCTGAGGGAGCATAAATGATCAACGCGGAAGCCCTAGCGCGGGCAGAGACGGTGCTCCAAGTGGCGTACGCCGGTGCGCCGGACTACGGTCGGCAGCTCACCTATCTGGAAGTCGAGCGCGAGGCGTTCGATAATCTACTCAACCGACGTGTTAGTATTGTTAAGCGACAGTATCCTGCTTGGAAGACGATAGATCCGGTGATAGAGCCAGCAATCAATACCTTGATCATGCACTTCTTCCTGGTCGGCCTCGTCGCCGGTAGACACGCAGCGAAGGAGTTGGTGTGACTAAGGTAGCGATCATCGGATGTGGGCCATCCGGGCTATTAGCAGCACACGCGGCTGCTCAGCTCGGGGTCAAGGCGAAGATCTATACAATCTGGAAGAAGCCATCAGTGATGACCGGCGCGATGTATCTCCACTCGCCGATCCCACAACTGACCGGCCGAAAGCCAGATGCGGAGATCGTCATCAGCAAGTGGGGAACCAAAGAGGGCTACGCTCGGAAGGTCTACGGCGACGAGTCCCACCCAGTGAGTTGGGATCACTTCGATGAGGGAACCTTCCCAATGTGGTCTCTGCGCAAGACGTACGAGCAAGCCTGGGAGATGTACAAGAAACAGATGGTCACGCGGCGGATCGACCGCGTTCAGCTCGAATGGGTGATTGCCAGGCACGATCTGGTCATATGTACCGCTCCCAAGGACAGTTACTGCCTCCAGCCGGTCTATCATACATTCAGATCTCAGCCAATCTGGATCAGGAATCGGCCTCTAGGTGACTGTAGCGGTGAAACTATCATGACCTACTCCGGTGATCCGAATCACCCATGGTACCGGATGAGTCAGATTGACTACAACCTCAGCTATGAATACGCGACCGAGCCGCCATTCAACGGGCTCGCGTCCGGCTTCAAGCCGACGGGGAATAACTGTAACTGCTGGCCGACCGTTCTCTGGGCTGGGAGATTTGGTGCATGGCAGAAAGGCGTACTGACCCATCATGTCTACACGGAGGCGAGACGTGCTCTGCTCTCAATGCTCTGAGGTGGTGAAGCCTGTCGTCGCTATCGACATCGATGGCACGATGGGCGACTACCACGAACACCTACTTCACTTCGCTGTGAACTACTTCGGCAAATCTGGTGGTGACTGGTGGGGCTATTCTGGCCACGGCAAGTTCAGCGAGTGGTTTATGCAAGCATTCGATGTAGATTACCGATCCTGGTGGGATTGTAAACTGGCATATCGCCAGGGCGGTATGAAGCGTTCAATGCCTCCATTCCCATCGATGACTCGATTCGCCCGCGATGCAGCAGTGATGGGTTGCGAGGTCTGGGTCACGACCACTAGGCCATTTCTGCGGATGGATAACATCGACCCGGATACGCGCGAGTGGTTGCGCCGCAACAATGTGCCGTACACTGGGTTGATCTACGACGAGGACAAATATGAGGCGTTGGCCGAGAGAATCGACAAAAGTCGCGTTATTGCCGTTTACGAGGATCTGATCGAGATGTATACCTCGGCGTCTCGCGTATTCGGTATTGAAGTTCCGTTCCTTGTTTGCACGCATTGGAACCGACACGCGAACGGTGTACCAAATCTGGGTGGTGCTCAGATGGCAACGAAGCACCTCAAAACTAGGTTGACCGAATGGGGGAGCGCCCGTGAAGAGTCAGCTGCATGACGAGTACGTGAAGACCCAGATGGAGGCCCACGACGTGTCGTATCCCGAGATCCGCCACGGCGCGATCATCGGCGTCTCGCCTGGGAACATTGGCGAAGCGATCGCAGAGCGGCTATTCGCTCGCGAGGAATGGCTCAGTGTCGCCGGCACCAACAAGAAGTCTCACAACTGCTGGTTCCCAGATCAATGTATTGACTTCCTCACCGAAGCGGGGCAGGGCGACCCCGGAGCGATCGACACTCTCATCATCTGCGCCGCGACTACGCATCTGGACTGGTTCGAGAACTACATGCTTGATGACCAGGTGGAAGTTCTCCACGACACGCTGCTCTGTCCGATGGTCGCGACGCAGCAGTTTGTTCGGACTACGCTACATACGCCTTGGTTGAAGCACATCGTCTACATCGGCTCGATGGCGTACACGAAGGTATTGAACGCCTCGGCTCCATACTGCGCGGCGAAGGCAGGCCTGGCGCACTTCAGCCGGTGTATGGCCTGGGAACTAGGGCCGAAGGGCTACCGCGTCTTCACCGTTCATCCTGGCAACGTCGTGAATACACCAATGACTGAGGAGACTATCGACGGAATCGCACGTTATCGGGAAATGGAACACGACGAGGATGCTGAGGCATATTGGGCGAGTGATGAGCCATCGATGGGATTTCTCCATCGGAATGATGTCGCGGTCTGGGTTGAGAAGCTCGTATGCGAGCCGAACCTAGCCCACGCGAGCGGTTCGCAGATCGAGCTGGCCGGAGGAATGCGATGATGGATTCCGCAGCGAGCAAAACTACTGAGACTCCATCGTTCAATATCACCGGGACACTCACGCACACCGAGAAAGAATGGATCGACGTTCTACTGCGATCCTGGGCGGTGATGCACGACCGGCAGGCAAAGCGTCCCGACGTTTGGCGCCGGTCAGGGGCCAAGGGCATGGTATTCGAGCTGTTCGCGAAAGCTGAACGACTGTTTACCAACGTCATGGCTGACCAAGCAGATCACGACGAGGCGCGCGCCGAGCTGCTTGACATCGTCAACTACGCGATCTTCGCTCACGTCCAGATCACATCGGGGAACAAGAATGGGAAGTGGCCATGGCCGACCTAGAGATCACGCATTGGACGCAGCCACTCTCGCTCACCGATCTGTTCGCCGTCGGGATGGATCGCGTCGTACCGGAGTATCAAGTATCGTTGAGGGATAACAAAGTGCTCAATCTCGGGGCTGGATACAAGTACATTTACAATGCGGACAACCTGAGTTTGGAGAATGGATGGCGCGCTCCGCATCTGCCCGACCACGCAGATGAATCCGTGGACACTGTGTTTGCCTTGCACTTCTTGGAGCATCTCTCTTTGCCCGATTTGCTCTTCATGCTGCGCGAGATCGAGCGCGTACTGCATTGGGGAGGATTCCTCAACGTCGTTGTGCCGTGGTATGGAGGACAGCTCGCCTACCAGGATCTCGATCACAAGACGTTCTGGACAGTCGAGACGTGGCGCAATCTTCTGGACAACCAATACTACGACGGCTCGATGCCGAGAGACTGGAAACTCAAGGAAAGATTTTCCATCATCATGGGCCTGAACGATCGTAATTTGGTTGTAGTGAGTCAACTTGAAAAAGTCTGACTTCAGAAAGCAGCTCCAGCTCTACTTCATGATCACTCATAGCGGCCGTCCATGCAAGATCCTGGCCGAGAGATATGCAACGATCGATCACGAGGGGAAGACTGGCATCGCAATGATTGTCTATCAACCCGAAGACCGGCGCTGGGAGGACACGGATGAAGTCACCGAGATCACGCGCGTGAGCTATCACGGAGAGATCCGCGTTATGCTCGTTGTTGACGGGAAGACCAAAGCAGACAATATCCTCGACAACTGGGTGCATTATGGCGAAGAAATCTAGCAACATTGTCCAGCGCGACTTTAAGAAGTCGCTGAGCGACTCAGGTATCAGCGCGTTCAGCGGGCGCGATCGGCACAAGGAGGAATGTTCCAATGGAGAACAGCCAGTCCTCGTCAGAAGAGACAAGAGAACTGCCCGCGTACATCGGAGCGTGCGAGAGATGCGGTTTGCCAGTCTCCATCATCATTCCACCTACAGTTTCCTGGATGGATATGCGCTGCCCGAAGCGCACGTGCGGAGGGCAACTGAGCTTGGCATGGGTAGCCTCGCCCTCACTGAACACGGAAATGTATTCTCTCATGCAAAGTTTGAGCAGGCTGCGCGTAAGGAAGGAGTCCAGTCCATCTTCGGATGCGAGTTCTACTGCGGGCCCATAGATGAAGATCACCGCGCGCAGTCCAAGAATCATCTTACCGTCCTAGCCGAGACGCAGGAGGGATATCGCAACCTACTTCGGCTCGTCACGGAGGCTAACAATGAAGGATTCTACCATCAGCCCACTGTATCAGGAAGTATGCTTGCCACCAGAGGCAATGGCCTCATCGTTCTTAGTGGTTGCCAAAGTAGTTTGCTCTTCACCTCACTCATGGGAGGGAAAGGAATTGATGCTGGCGACGCATCCTACCAAAGGGCTCGAAATGTGGCTAGACGGTTCGCCCGTACTTTTGGCGATTCCTATTACATCGAGGTTCAGGCATTTCCTGAACTCAAGGAAACGTGCCTGGCTAATGAAGCTCTAGCTCGCATCTCCCGCGAGACAGACATCCCGCTCGTGGTAACGCTCGACTGCCACTACACGATGCCGACCGAGAAGGAGCTACAACAGGTGCTCCATAACGTCCGGCCGGGCAAGCAGCAGACGCTGGAGGAGCAGATCCGTGGCTGGGGCTATAACGCCGACCTGTGCGTGGCCCCGAACGACAACACGATTCTGCGTAAGCTCGTAGCCACGGGTGTGCCCCGCAAGCAAGCGATTGATGCCATCCTCAACACGGAACAGATCGCACAACGGTGCAAAGTAGAACTGCCCAAGTTGCCTATGCTCCGATATCCGACGAAAGATTCCAAAGCGACCTGGCGGGAGTGGTTGAGGCAGGGGTGGCGAGAGCGCAAGTGCCACAAGCTGCCGCGCCGCGAGCGCGAGCGGTACGCGGAAAGGCTGCGCTATGAAATGGGGATCATCGAGGAGAAGGACTTTATTGATTATTTCCTCGTTGTTAGCGACTCTCTACGCTGGGCGAAAGACAGCGGAATTGCGGTTGGCCCGGCACGCGGATCTGCCGCCGCCTCACTGGCGTGTTGGCTACTCCGCATCACTGAGGTCAATCCAATGCTCTTTGACCATCTTGTATTTGAGAGGTTCATTGACATCTCGCGGCAGGATCTACCTGACATCGACGTGGATTTCGAGGCGGAGAGACGACACGAAGTTGTGGACTACCTCATCGCCCGCTATGGTCGCGATTGCGTCAGCGACGTTGGGACGTTTACAATGTATAAGAGCAAGTTGGCCCTCGACGATATCGCCCGTGTCTACAACATTCCAATCTATGAAGTAGAGAAGGTGAAGGATGTCCTCATCGAACGATCCTCAGGAGATCTTCGCGCTAGCGCCACGATTGAAGATACATTTGAGCAGTTCGAGCAGGCGTCAAAGGTTCTGGTTGAGTATCCAGCGCTGGCGACGGCGACGCGCCTTGAGGGCAATGCAAAGGGATTCGGGGTACACGCTGCGGGTGTTGTGGTATCCAATGGGCCCATCACAGATGTGTGTAGCGTTGTCACCCGAGTTGTCAAAGGACGAGTGCGTAAAGTTGTTGGCCTTGATAAGTACGATGCAGAATATCTCGGACTCCTCAAGCTCGACTACCTCAGGCTGAACGCGATGGATCGGCTCGCGGGATGCTGCCGCGACATCGGCGAGCCCACCAGCTACCTGTACACCATCCCGACGGAGGACGAGGATGTCATATCATTGTTCAGGGCTAACGACGTCACAGGTATCTTTCAGTATGAGGGACGAGCTGTACGAAGCATTAGCGGCGCTCTCAAGCCTGACAGCTTTCGAGAGGTATGCGACATCACCGCGCTTGCTCGACCTGGCCCGCTCCATAACGGATCTGCTCAGTCGTACATCGACATCAAGCGTGGTCTCGTTAAGCCCACAGTATCACATCCTGCTCTTGCATCCATCACGGCAGATACTTATTATCAGATCATCTACCAGGAACAAATTCTGCGCATTGTCCGTGAGATCGGAAACTTTGACTGGACTCACGCCGCTCACATCCGTCGCATCATTTCCAAGAAGCTAGGCGACCAGGAGTTCCAGAGGCAGTGGCATCGCTTCTGGGAAGGAGCGCAGACGCTTCACGAGCGAATGGACGTACCGGAGATGGACGAGCAGACGGCGCGAGCAATTTGGGGTGACTGCATCACTGCCGGTTCGTACGCATTTAACGCAGCTCACACGATCTCCTACGGGTACATCGCCTGGTGGGACGGACACTTCAAAGTCCATCACCAAGGAACCTGGTACAAGTGGCTACTCCGTGGCGTGTCGGCACGCTCCTCGGCTAACACATCCGGCTCGCGCGGCAACACGAAAGCCTCGGCTGTCTCCAAGGCCAAGATTGATCCAGAGACGGTCGCCCTCCGCGACGCCGTCAACCATAGCTTCTTGATTGAGGCTCCACACTTTGATACGGCTGAAATGACTTGGACATATAACGACCAGAATCGGACGCTCCACGGCGGGCTGCTCCAGATTCCTGGCATCGGAGAGTCGAAGGCACAAGCTCTGATTGAGGGACGAGATGAGATGGGGCTCACGGAGTGGGGCGAGATCGAGCGCATCAAAGGATTCGGGCCGAAGACATCGGCCTCGATACAAGATTGGGTTAGCCAACCGGACGTGTTCGGAATCTACACCCTGGATAATCTCATCCAGAAGGTCAAGACCGACATGCCCAGATTGGGCCTCCCGGAGCCAACCCATACCGCGCTCGAAGTTCCATACGAGCGTGGGCGCGACACGGAAGTGACCTGGATAGGTGTGGTCGTCCAGCGCAACCTTCGGGACATTTTCGAGATCAACAAGGCTCGTGGAGTCGAAGTTGACCCCGAGTCTATAGACCGGCCGGATCTAAACGAGTGGATGATCGCGGCAGGCTATGACGGCACCGAGCTGGTGTCGATCCGTGTAGACCGCTACAAGTATCCTGGTTTCCGAAAGGCTCTTTGGGGCCTGCGCCTGAACAAGGACGTTGTAGTAGTTCAAGGCGTGAAGCCTGGATTCCGTGCTGCGCGCGAGGTCAGGGCAAGCAAGATGTGGGTAATAGACCCCGATGCGTAGCGACCAGCAGACACTGGAGGTCAATGAGGCGACTCGCCGCCATGATCATCGTGGGGTTCGCCCTCACGACAGTCGCAACAGCGAGCACGTACAGGGTACCACCGCGTCCAAGCTGGCTGCCAAAGCTGTACTGGGCGGTCGGGATGTGCGAGACGCAGCTGAACTGGAGGCACAACAGTGGGTCGTATCAAGGTGCCTTCGGGTTTGCCAACGGATCGTGGGATCAGTACCGCTATCCCGGCTACCCATCCGAGGCGTACAATGCGACGCCTTGGCAGCAGTATCGTGTAATTCGGCGCATCGGCCTGGGAGGGAATGGCTGCTACCTACACGGCGGCTATCTCTACTGGTTGAGTCGAGCGCCCTAGAAGAACCAAGAAGGGAGCAAAGGTGCTGAGCAAAAATGAGTTGGCACAAGCCGTCGAGGAGCTGACCGGCGTCAAACCGAAACTGTCCAAGAACGTCATGGACGCGCTCGCCCAGATCGCAGAAGAGGAGATCTCCGACGGCTACGACTTCAGCATGCCGGGGATCTGTAGGATCTCTTGGCGGTACACAGCGCCTCGAACCAAGGGCCAGATGTACAAGAAGGGCGAGACATACACCGGGTTCGGTGGCGTCGAGCAGACGGCAGCGGCAGATAGCAAGGCACGTAAGGCAGCCGTTCGACTCGTGGCCGCGCCGGCACCAGTGATCAAAAGGGTTGTCCCCAAGAAACTCGACGCTTCAGCGCAAGCTGCTTTCATAAAGTCGAAGGCAGGTAAGAACATCGTCAGCCAGAAGGGCTAGCGATGGATCCGCATCTCATCTACATCGAGACAGTTGACCAGGAGTACGCCTACTACCACCCGAGCCGAGCGTCCATGGACTATCACGAGACTCCTCTGGGGAGGGATGTGGCCTTCAACCGCCATTCCAAGAACCAGGAAGGGACTCACAATAGTCCGTTCAACAACGCGAAGATCTCGATTGGTGTAGACGACATCCAGGTGCGTCTCGTGCAAGGAATCAATGAGGAAGACTTCCGTGCCGTTCAGAGCCGTGCACTCCGGGCGACTACGGGAATCGACATCAACGATCCTGGTGAGATGGCGGACTGGGACGAAATGCTCCGGGGAGGACTACAATCCTCCCTGGAGACCCAGGTTGTCGTCTTCGAGATCACCGGCGTAAGTCGGTGCTGTACTCACCAGCTTGTCCGAACGCGCAAGGCCGGGTTCCACCAGCAGAGCCAGCGAGCTACCTGGTATGGAACACAGCCCCAAGCTCGAATGCCAGAGTCGATCTGGCGTGCTCCGATCCCTGTCCGTGACGCCTACCTGAAGGCGCTCGCGGCAGCGCACGAGGCGTACCGGGTGGCCTGCCTCCACGACGTAAGCTACCAGGACGCTCGCTACATCCTGCCGGAAGGAACCACCAACTACATCCAGTGCGAGTACCCGCTCCGGGAGTTCATCGCCACGTACGCCTACCGGGCGTGTACGATGTTCCAGCATGAGATCGTGTACTGCTTCCGCGAGATGGGCAAGCTGCTAGTTGAGGCTCACCCCTGGCTGGAGCCGTACATCAAGATCACCTGCGAGAAGACTCATATGTGCGAGTTCCAGGGCTGGGAGAAAGTCGAGGGTCAATGCGACTTCCCCTATGCCATCGAGGAGAACCGGCGCTTCAAGCCAAAGAAGGAGTTGAGAATCGTATGACCAATACGCAGTCATGGATTCTGCTCATTGAGGTTGGGATCATCGCTGTTGTAATGTTTCTAGGATTCATAAAGCGGCCCTAGCGCCATGAAGACGGACGGGTATCAGAGTGGAGCTGCTCACTATCAGCGCACCCATCGTATCTCGAAACAGCTGGCGAACGGGTGGGAGCCCAACTATGCTCAGTCCGATCCCCAGGTTGTCCCGACGGAGGAGCTAGAAACAGTCCTCCGTCGGGCATCCGACGAGTGGGAGCGGCAACATATTGACGAGTTGAATCCTCGATCTCAATACTCGTTCACATCGGTCGTTGGAGAGCTAGCAGGGATTGATCCCAGAATCGTTCGCAAGATCCTACTCCGAGAGACCAAGTACACCAATCTCCACATGGCCGACAAGATCTTGACAGCTATGAGTCTGGCCGACATGCTCGGCAATGAGATCCACGTGATCCCGAATCCCAACTGGTCGCAGGAGCGGTGGCAGGCCTGGGCAGCCGAACGGGGCTGCGGGGCCGAGGAATAGGCCGTGAGACCGCCCTGCAATTTGCTGCATGGCCCCTGCAATTCTCCGAGGGTAGGGGGCAAGGGATACGATGTCCTAGACTTATACGAATTGCAGGAGGCTGCAGGATGTTCCTAGAGGAATGGTTCGAGCCGTCGTTGACGGTAGACACGACGTTAACCGGCGAGAGCTTCTCGCAAGAGGAGATCGCGCGGATCCAGACTGCTGCCTGCTACGTCATGGTGGCTATTGAGATACCAAGACGGCTGGGCGGCGATGCCACATCCGACGAGCTTGCACTGGACAAGCGCAGATGCCGGCGTGTTCTCCATGTTCTGCGACAGCAGCTAATCGGGTGGAGTGAAAAGGATCCAAACAAGGTCAGCTGGCGACCGCTCACCGACGCGGATAAAGTTGAAGGCGCCAGCCTGATCTGGGACAAATGGTGGGAGGAGGAGCAATCCTACCTCACCGCCCGTCGAACCTACATAGCTACTTGGGGACTCAAGAAACCCGACACCACCTACGCCAAGCCCGCCGTCACTCGCATCAACAACGAGCTGAACCTCATGGCGTACGCGATGAGATGAATAACAATCAAAAAAACGATAATAACGTAGGATGGAAAGGCGACAAGGCCGGAAAGGTTGCTGTCCATCACTGGGTCAAACGTCGCAAGAAGAAGACAGGAAGATGCACTAGCTGTGACAAGAAAGGGTACACCGAGTGGGCAAATAAGGATCACCAGTATCAACGCAATATTGATGACTACATTGAACTATGCAAATCATGCCATTGCAAGTTAGATGATTGGCCGAGAAAAGGAGGAGCTGCCTGGAACAAAGGGGCCAAATGCTCTCCTGGCTGTACTTGCGGCCGTCACACTAGATATTCCAAGATGCGTTAGTGGCCGTTGAACCTTCCCTTGTTGTAGAGACTGCTACCGTTGAAGATCTTGTTCAACAGCCGAATGTCCGACAGCAGCAGATCATCCCCAACTCTGCGCTCTCCGGTAGCTCGTTTAACCGCCTTGCCGATTGTCTTGCTGACCGTTGGGATCGGCGTATCAGGATCGGGCAACGGGCGGTCTGTTCTCTCTCCTCGTATCATTTGCTGTCTCCGTTTGCGCCGCGCCAGAGCTTGACGGCTAGACCACGGATGCCGTTCCTGCCAAGAGCGGCAGCAGCTATGATGATGAAAGTCGTCAGCGTCGCTGCGGCGGCAGGTGGAAGATCAGCACCAAACAGAGATGCGACCCAGACGACTAGAATGCCAACGCCGCCACCACTGGCCGCGTCAGTCGCGCGCTGGATCCTGTTGGGATGATCCTCGGGGATCTGAACGTCGTTCACGAGAGCCTCATGGGAAACGCCTTCACCCAGGCCTTGATAACGTTGACGGGGCTCGTGCCATCGGTGTTGGTTCCGTAGGCGTAGGCTGCTGCTGACTGGCCAGTGCCCGCCGCAGCGAAGTCGTTGGACACTTCAACGGTTTGCGCTGTGTGGCCGCCGGTCGCATCCAGCCAACCTTCCCCCTGGACTCCCTGGATGCCACCAATACCCGTTCCAAGGTTGATGTGACAACCACCCGACGCTGCCGCCGCTCGATCGAAGACACCACCGGCGTCCAACCGATACTCACCTGAGCGCGGCAACTGAACCTGCGCTACCGCTTGCGCGCTGGCCGGGAGTGGTATGCTTCCGCTGGCAGAAGCATACATCGGCTCCTGCCGACCAATGCACTTCCACTTGTACTGGGAGGACTCGGCCGCGTCGTAGCGAACGTGCCAGACGGTACGAGAGTTGATGACAATATAGATCTCCTGCCCATCCGTCGCCCCAGCTGGAGGGAAGTTGGCAATGGGCATATACGTTGGCCCTTGGATCGAATGCTGGATGATACGGATCCACTGCGTGCCGTCTGATCCGTAGAAGTCGCCGGTGTCTGTCTCGTACCAGGTTAGACTCGATGCCGTCGCCGGGTCGCGCAACACCCGCTGATTCTTGGTGCCAAACATATTGACAAGGGTGTAGTCGATCGGCGAGACTCCGCCATTGAACGACGGCCGGTGATACGCGGCGTGAATCCCAGGAGCTGCTAGTCCGGCATCCGAGCCGAGAGCACGCAGCGCCTCAGTTGCGGCACTGGCCCCACCAGACGGCTTCAGGCTCGTATGAACCTTCACGCCAGTGACGGAGTTGTCGAGCGGAACGCGCTGGTCGCTCAGCCGAGGATCGTCACCTGCGCAGGCTTGGTGGCTGCCCGATCCCATCGTGCGCAGGCTTGGAACATCTGAGTCACCATCTACTGGAGCAGAGATCGTGACAGGGTCGTATCCCGTACCGTTGTCTCGGTAGAGAATGCCCTGGTCGGTGGCCCAATAGTAGCGTCCTTTGATTCCTGGCTGAGCTGGCGTGCTGACCGGCCTCGCGCTGAACGCACCTTGATCATCGATGGCAGCTCTGTCGAGCGCGAGCGCGAGCGCCTGGAACGCCGCTGGCCCGTCTGCCGTGTCAGTCAGCGCGGGGTAGGGCAGCTGGAGTCGAGCTGTAACTGATCCCACTGTCCCTCCTAGTAGTACGTCACGTCACGTGCATGTTCCCAGTCAGTATAGTCTGACCGAGCGTTTGCCCATGTCCGCTGGGTTGTTGGTGGATAGTGATCTCGGAGCCACATCCAAATCTGTCCGGCTCTCGATAGCAGCGTCATCTGTAGCCCACCCGGCTTAGCAGCCGTCAGTGCTGCCAGTAGAGCTGCGGAGTTTGGTGTCTCACTCGCGTAGGTGATGAATGTGATGTGGTATGCCCGATCCTGTCCGGGGAAGTTCGGGTCATATCGCTCGTACACAAACACGTTCTTGTTCCCGGTGAGCTGGGACTGAGCAGCCTTCACCATTCGATCGCGCGTTCCACGATGCCAGCCTGGAGCATCTACGATCTGGGCGCGCTTGATGTCGTTGGATAGATTGCGGAACGTGATCGTTGGAATGCCAACGAACTGTGCCAGCCAATCCAGAAACTTCGATGGGACGTTGTCGATGTCCACGACGAGCTGCCAGCCCGGATCGACGGCCAGCGCGTACGGCTCGTGGACGATGTAAGCAATCGACTTGAAGAAGTTGAGCATTGGCCAGCCGAGATCCTCGTCAGCCCACGCGAGAGGGAGCAAAGCATTGTACATAAGATAGGTGAACGGCCCATCGAGCGCCGGTACGTCTCGCGGATCTGGCGGCGGAGGCGGTGGCGGTGGCGTTGGAGGAGCAATTGGCGGATAGGCCGGAACGCTGGTAGATCCGGTGGCACATACTGACGCTGACGTAATAACACCGAACGTCGTGTTCACCACCATCTTGCTCTTAGCAGGCAACGCTCCTGCCGTCGTAGTCGCCGCAACAGTGACCGGCGCCATCCTTGGATTCGCGCCTGGCGAGACTGCTGTTGCGACGCCTGGTGATCCCTGTCCACCAAAACTCTTGGTGCCCGTAGCTAGGAGCGAGCTTGCTGTAGCTACCGCTGGAACCGCTTGCCCCTGAACGCCTACCGTTCCGCCGCCGAAGTTGTCGCACTGGCCGTTAGTCGTCAGTCGCAGTCCCGTATAACCGGATGGGATTGATCCCAGGCCAGTGTCCGATACCTGGAGCACCTGCGTCCAGGTGATCCCATCATCACTCTGGTAAGCGTAGAGCGTCACCCCGTTCGAGCCGAACGGCTCCATGTACAACCACATGCCTCCTCCAGGAGGAGCAGCCTGGCCGGTGGTGTAGTTCGCGACCGTCGTATCATTGCCGTTGATAGATCTCACTATGCGCATCTGCCCAGCCGGCTGGTCATTCACGAGTCGATATGCATACCCTACGGCGGTGAGGCCAACGATCACCTGAACGACGCTGCCGCTGCCCAGGCCCGTGCAGTATGCTTCTTGAGTAGGGCCAAAGATCGTGTTCAAGTAACTAGAGGATGGCCCGCTCTGTCCCTGAGGTCGGCACTGGTTGTTGAGGATGCGGCAAGAACTCTCACCGGAACCGATCGCAGGAGAAGACCAGGCCGATCCAAGCGAGCTAGAGTCAGCTCGATTGAAGCTGTCCCTGATGGGAGTGCTTGGCGATGAGCCTGGCGGAGGCACTAGTTCACCGTCACCACGATCGAGCCAGCAAGCGGCAGAGCTACGTCCCCTGGCATCGTGATGTCTACGACGTTAGGCGATGCATTGTGAATCGCCGTTGTCAAACTGACAATGTAGTTCACACCGAGTACGTTGTTGATGACTTGAGCAACTTCCAAGTAGCGTAGGTGAGTGTCGTTCTGCCACTCCTGAGAGTCGGAAGCAGGGACTCCCCACTTGGAAGGATCGAGGTAGGTCTGAAGTGATCCTACCACCGCTGCTTGGAGCGCGACCTTGTCCGTACCGGGCAACGCAACTATCGTCGTCTGGACATCGAACATCTGATATTGAGGATCGACTACCGGGACAACGAAGTTGACTTCACGCAGACTATCAAGGTAGGCTGCTAGAGTCAACCTGACGTTGCCAGCAACCGGCTGCCCGAACTCGTCCACCGGAAAGACTGTCACATACCGCTCGATGTTGTACTGTGTAGCTGCTCCCGCCTGGACAGTCGTCACGGTAACGGTATGGAGGCTACCCGTCAACAGCGTCCCGTTCGACGTCATTTGTGCTACGTTGGAGGCACCCAACGTTCCCTGGAACGTGACCAGATATGGAGTCGTTGCGCCGGCATTGCCGGGCCCACCCGTTACCGAGACGTTGTTGGGGCCAATGCTGGAGAGAGCCGCTAGCGCCGATTGGAGAGCAGCCGCCGTGACGTTGAACGCGAGCGCCGTTGTCGTTTGCCCGCCGAAGGTCAGCGTGAACGTTCCGCCGGTAGCGTCGATGGCAACACGCTGTACCTCATTCACCGAGGGCATGAGCCCGTCGATAGCGACCGCGCGCCAAACGCCAGCAATGTTCTTAGCCATCGCGGCGAAATCCGGCGCGAGGATCGGACGCGGCGCCATCAGCTGTAGCTGCTCGACTAGGTGGTTGAGGTATTCGTCGTCAGTCTGTCCGTCCTGTCCACCCGTCGTCTCTCCCTCGATGGTGACGCTGTCGATGAAGGGCAGGATGTCTAGCAGTTCGCCATCGCCACTGAGTCCCGAGCTGGCTGCACCCTCGAAGACGGCCGTGAGAGAGACGCCACCCGTATCCGTAACGGTGCTGCCAGGAGCTACAACTACATCAACATTGGTCTGGAACGGGAAGTAGTTGCCGGCGCTGTCACGGATCTGGAGCTGAGTCCCAGCAGGGATCGTGTAACCCAAGTCATCAATCATCGTCCAGGTGCTAGTCCCGCTCGCGTTCGACGGCTCGATGGGAAGAATGCCCATCAATGTCTTGCCGAAATACTTGAAGATGGCGGTAGGAACGAGGCTAGTGATGTCTCGTAGCTGCCCGATCATTCGGGCCATCGCCTCGATCAGCCATACTTCAAAGTTGCCCTCGGCAGGAATCCACCCAGGGTATTCCGTCTGGAGAAAATCAAAGCAATCCTGCGCGAGAATCTGCGGATCAGTCTCAATTGGTGGGCTGAGATAGCTAGGCACTGGATCCTCCGGTCTGGAGTCTAGCGACTCTCACTTTGACAAGATCGTCTAGCAGCGTGATTCCGCTCAGGGACTGGGAATAGAGGGCATCCGACCGAGGTTCCCAGACTCGCACCTTGTCTGCGATCTCGCTTAGGTCAATTTCGCTCTGGGAAAACGTCTGGTCTGTGATCCCAAACGCCATCAGTTCCGGTCGGTATCCCTCCGGGCAGCGAATGACCGCTTGAACGCAGTCATAGACGTCATCGAGCGAGTCCTGCTCATTCACGTCCACCCCTCCAGCTCCCCATGCGATCATTGTGAACGGGATCGAGATGTGAGGAGTTAACGCATCGCTGCTTCTCATAGATAATCACCCCATGGGAAACCTGTTCCCGGATCGGTGTGGTCATTGTCAGGAACATCAATATGTCCGAACCACCCAGACTGAGCCCAGTTCTGTCCGCGATTCGCTGGAGCGCCACGATAGGTCATCGGCACTCCGCTCGCAGCCATGAGTCCTTGAAGCGCATCCTTGATCGGAGTTAGCCAGCTACGCCACTGCCCAATCGTATAGTTCGCTGCTCCGTTCGGCGCTATGATCTCGATCTGACACATGATCTCGAAGTCATGAGCTGCCGTCGCGTCAGACGAGACTCCGATCGGCTCGAACTGAGTGATGCGTACCTGGCCGTTGTCTGTCCCGATCGCAAAGTTGGGGAAGTACGCCGACGCCATGAACTCGATCTGTCCATTGTAGTCGCCAGCGCCCTCGGTGTCGTGGATGACGCCGCGCTGAACAGACGACGTAACGGTAATGCCTGCACCCCCGCCTTGGCCTGCGCCTTTTTGAATCCGCTGCTCGACTGGATGGCCGCCAACAGACTTGAGAATCCCACCGGCCGGAGGCTTGGGAGTCGGATATTTGGAGCTAGTCTTCGGTGGCTTGACATCTGCACTGGTATTGTCGGTGAAGGGCCACCAGCTTGGCACCCAGATGTTCCTGCGATTGTCGAAAGTGGCGAGCGCGAGATCACCCTGTTGAGGCAGCGTGTTAGCATCACGGCTCTGCCAGATACATGGCCCCCAGACGTGAGCGCTGTCGAACTCTGGAATGATGATCCACATCGGGTCACTGAAGTCAGTAACGTCTGCTGCGACTTCTGAATACCACGAGCCACTGAAGTCGAGGATCTCCTGGTTCTCAGGCTTCAGCAGTTCTGCAAGTTGCTGGGTCTGTGGCATTAGTCGATGTAGTTCTTGACCGTCGGGTTAGCTCCACGCAGAACGTGGTACTTGTTCTCATCTCCGAACCCTAGCTGGTTTGGGCCTGGAGTCGATCCGCCGTGGCTAACCATCTGAGTATCTGCTCCGTGCCAGTCCTCCACGAAGATGGCTGCGTGCTCAGCGCTGCCTCCTACAGCCTGACCAGCAGACCAGATCACGATGTCGGCTTTCTGGGCGTTGGCCAGCGGTATCGTCTTGCCATGAGCGTAGAGAGTTGCGGTGTTCCCGTCGCCCCAGTTGTTTTGGTTGGGGTCGTACTTCTTGACGAAGTTGGCGCCCCAAGCGTAGCACTGCGCCACGAAGTCGGAGCAGTCCATCCGCTCCGGCCAGTTCCCCATCTTGCCTCGATATCCACCGCTATAGTCACCATAGAACGGCGGCGGGCCTTTCGCTCCGCTGAGCGCCCAGGCAGCGATCTTGGTACGAATGTCCTCTTTGACAACCGGGCTCTTGGCCGGAGGATTGATCTCTCCACCAGTGGCTCCAGGAGTAAAGATGTTGCTCTTGGTGCTCGGCTCGGGGAACGCGGGCTTGGGCTTGACGCAGGTGACGGTGACCTCATGACTGAACAGGCTGCGTTCGTACGCGCTCACCAACCAGTTTCCGTCTACGATGCCCATATCTTCGAGCGTGATGACATTCCCTGGATCCACCGGCCACTCCTCGATCCTGGTGTGGATCGTACACGTGGCGTTCTTCTTGTTGACGTCGTAGTCGAAGTCGATGTAGCCGACACCCTTGTCAAACTCTTTGAAGATGTAGTCAACTTTCTTGGCAAAGAGCCAGTCGCCTGGAGCGAATACGAGATAGTCACCCAGCATGAAAGTATACCAGTTGACCTCGCTCGCCATCCGCTGAATGCATGACCAACTGTTTTCGTTCTCGAACCGGCGAACGCCCTTCTTGCCCTTGGGCGCTCCACGGTGCCACTGAGTATTGTTACCTCCGCCTGTGGTAGTTGGCGTGAATCCTGGAGGGATCGCGATTGGGGCCTGGCCACTGTTCTTGGTAGCATCCGCCGTAGTCTTGGGATCAGGCAGCTGCGTCCGAATGTCTCCGCCTGACCACCCCCAGGCCGTAACAATACGCTCTGCCTCGATCCGATACTGACCTGCCTTTCCACCAAACCAGTAACCCTCTTCATTCTGTATCTTGTCGGCCAACTCGTTGACGGAGATGTTCGGATAGGACAGGTCGTACTGGTGCCCAAGTGTCACCGCGCCCTTCTTGTACTTCCCATCGAGCTGCCCTGTAGCGCCGATGGCGTCTTTCCTGACGTCTCTGCTTGCTGGGTAGTAGCGTGGATCTTGCTGCCAGATGCCTCGATGACCGACTAGGCCCGCTGGGAAGAGCCCACCGGAATCGAGGCCTGGAGCTGCCGATGTCGGGCCTTGATCCCAGTCATAGTTGTGAAGACTAGACTCCTCGATCCCGATCATGATCACGGCAACTGCGACCTTACGCCGGACGTTCATGCTGGAACAGACATCCATGATGATGTTGATGTTGTCGATCTGTTGGGCGCTAGGAGTGGCGCTCTTGATCTTGATATTAGCCTTGGTCTTCGGCTTAGCATGAACGAAAGGATCGCGGATATACGGAGACACTGGTTGCTGAAGCCCTAGCACGGAATCCACCAACTTCTGTGGGATATTTTGACCAGCGCACGGAGCTTCATAGTTGAGGCTCTTATCAGTCGAGGCTGCCTCCAGAACGAGGCGCCAGACGAACTGACAACGGCTACCCCATGCTTTCGGGAGCAGGAGCAGCTTACCGTACGTGCGCAAATTGGCGGTGTGGGCGTCCTCGAATGTGAGATCGAGCTGGTCGCCATTCTTGCTACCTTGAACAAGAGTCCACCACCGACTCTGGACAAAGATCTGTGACTTGTGTCTGATGATGTTCTTCCCCAGCAGGATCTTTCGATCGTAGTCATCCAGAGATACCTTCACAGTATGTGCGCCGTCGATAGTTAGATTGATTTTGGCGCCGTCATCTATGACTCGTTCACGGATGTTCTCGATTTTGTTGCCCTCGACCCAAACCCATAGCTCGCCGAGATCAGCGGCCATCCCCCAGCCGTCAGCAGGCTTAGATCCTGCGCCGCGATCTACCGGAGAGTTGGGGGTGATGGGGACGTTTTTAGGCATCAGCGGATCGGCACCTTGATCTTCTCGCCGCCCTTGAACGGAGTGAATGGGTTAGTCAAGTTGTTCAAGTCGGCGATTTCTGTCCACCGTTTGTAGTCGCCAAGCTGCTTCGCTGCGATGGAGTTCAATGTGTCTCCGGCCTTGGCAATGTAGAGCGTCGTGGCGGTAGCAGTCGTAGAGGAGTCGGGCTGATACCCGAACGTGGAAAGGGTAAATTTGCGATTGGCGCTGCCCGCTTGGGCCGTGTTCTTGGACTTGGCTTTCGTTCGAGACTGGCTGGCGAGCGACTTCACGATGATGTCCTCAGGAACGAACTGCCAGAAAAGAATGGTCATCTTCTGTCTGATCAAGATGCCCTTCTCGTTGCGGTCAGACTCGCCCCAAGTGATCGAACTGATCACCCAGGTGAGATCGGTGTGAGGAACGAATCCCGCGATTGTGACGTGAGGAGGAGCGAGCGTGCCATCGACAGGAAGCGCCATGCTCTCCAGAGTTTTGATTCTTCCCGACACGTCGGTGTCGTTCTGGAAACCGTCGAATACAATGCCGATCTGCATCTTGAGTGCATTCTTGCCAGGCCAATCAACGTAGGCCGTTCGGCGAGCGCGCTGTACTTCCTGCCAGCCACCGTATCCATCCGTGATTGTCGGCGTTGTATCGTCCAGCAGAGCCGAGACAGAACCGCTAGCAGATCGGATCGTAACGTATTGCTGCGGAGTCGGCACTATGCCCTCGCCATCTGGTCAAGCATCAACTTGGCGAACGTGTTGCCAAGGACGCCATCATTGAGGTGGACTGGAACGTGAATCGTCAGCTCGCGTGGCCCTGCCTGCCCTGCGGCGGGCAGCTGCTGGAAAGCGCCCGTGTCAGGAACCGGCGCGAGTGGCCGGACGTGAGAGCCACCAGGCAACCAGACTAGCTCTGGGCCTTTCTCGCCTACGACTGCGTAGCCTCGATGAGGAGTGACTCCACCATCAGCAAAGATGCCAGAGAGCGGGCCTGGCAAGCCGATCTTGAGCAGATCCTTCCAACTGAAACCGACTTTGCCCTTGCCACCGACTAGAGATCCGAGGCCGAATGGGATCCAGTTGCGAGGATCGAGAGCGTCCTTGGCATGTGACGTGATCCAACTGAAGAGATCGTTGAAGATTCCCTTGATCCAGTTCACAGCTATGGTCAAGTTGGTGACGATTGGATCCCAGAAGTGGTATAGCAGGTTGCCAACACCGAAGGTCAGGAAGAACAAGATGAAGTCCTTCCAGTGATTCTTCATGAAGTCCACAGTGCCGCCGAACGCATCCTGTAGCTGCTTGAAGTATCCGATGATGAGCAGGACAGTGCCGACGATCTGGAGGCCAGGGATCCATAGCATGATGAATCCTCCGTAGTGCAGCATGAACTCTCGAAACGCCTTGACCTTGACCATCAAGATCGTGAAGACTGCGATCAGCGCGATTGTCCCCAGAACAACCCACGTGATCGGGTTAGAGAGCAGCGCGATGGTGAACGCCCAGGTTGCGGCGGCGGCTGAAGAGGCGGCGGCTGTGACTGCTTCGTACGCGCCGACCAGACCTATGTTGACCGCCATCGTGTAGAGAGCGTAGGCGATTCCATCCTTGCGTGCGACGTTCAGAAACTCCGTCGCCACGAACACAGCCACAATGGCTGCTTGCTGGAGCCACATTGCGAATGTTGCAATGCCCGTTGCCGCTGCCCACAGAAGGGTAGCGATCCTGACATAAATCATGGCGATTTTCCAGGCAACCAAAGAGCCAAGAACAACGTAGAGAACATACTTGAGAGGGACGAGCCCGTTGTTCACAAGCCATTCGACTGCTTTGAACACTAAATAAAGAGGCACGAACATATATATGAGGATGTTTGCTAGGTCTTTGGATACTCCCCATACCATGCGCTCGTAGCGGTAGAAGGTGATGAACGCATCCTTCAACGTATTCACCGCGAATACGAGTTTGCCTCCAAGGCCGAGCATGCCGTCGAGCTGGCTGATGAACGCTGTGAAGCCCTTGGTCTGTGCAGTCTTAGTCAACTTGGTGAGAGCGTCGTTGACTCCTCCCAGGGACTTGGTGGCTCGATTGAATAGGCTCTCCTCCAAAGTGCCCATCAGTTGACCCAGGTAGTCCTTGAAGGTAGACGCCTCGCCCTGGAACGTCTTGGCTTGAATCGCGGCCATGCCTCCAAACCTCTGCTGGAGATACTTCATGATGGCCGGGATGCCGTACTGGCTCGGGATGATCAGCTGACCCTTCATGAACGCCTGGATCTGTGCCTGGGTTAGACCCAGCTCCTTGCGCAGAGCCGGGAAGACCGGGATGCCGGCCTGCTCCAGCTGCCTCATGTCCTGGCCGAGCAAACGACCGGACTGGTGGATCTGTCCGAAGACAACTGCCAGGTGAGAGATCTGATCACCGCTGAGTCCGAACGCAGACACGGTATCGCCCAGGACATTGAGATACTGATTGGTCTGCTTCAACGAGAATCCGAACGCCAAGAACTGTCGAGCCGTAGCCGTGACATTCTGGAACGTGAACGGTGTCTTCGCAGCGATATTGAAGAGGAGCGAGATCTCATCCTTGGCAGCCTGAGCGTTTCCTAACAGCGACGTGAACGCGAGCGTGCTCTGCTGCTTGAAGGAGTCGAACTGGAATCCGAGGGCAACCGTTCCAGCCACCGCAGTTCCCAGAGCGAGAGAGAATCCGTACAAGACGCGACGAGCAGTGAAGAGCGTCTGCATGAGCAGAAAACCCTTCCGCTGTGTCTTGGCTAGCCCTGCCTGAGCCGCCTCAGCGCCAACAGCGACTTTACCTTCCGCGATCGCGATGGCATCCAGCCCGGCAGCAACGGAGGTAGCTCCCTCCAACCGGGTCTGGATAACCATCTGATCAGTGACAATGGCCACTATCTCTTGAACATCCTCGATACTGCATTTGCCGTACGACGAGCGAGATCCTCATGAAGGATCTCGCGTTGAAGCTCGATCGCCTTGAGAGCTACCTGGTACATGATCCCTGTCTCGAACGCATCTTCCCCATTGAGCCACCGCAGAGGATCTCCGCCAGCGAGGAGTATTTGTGCGGCTTGAGTGATCTCATCGCTGGCTTCTATTCCCCCAGGAAACTCTCGTCAACTTCCTTCGACGTGTCCTCGTACCAGCGACTCAACTTCAATCCGTGAGCGAGAATGCTGGGCTCGTTGTTCAGGAAGACGCCCATTAGACATCCTCGGGCGCTGGATACTTCCCCAAGCTTGAAGAAGCCCGCAGTGCGGTGGTCGGTGTAGGTGAGAGGAATCCCGGAGCTGTCAGGGTCGATGGCGGTCAAGCCGCCGTCCTCCTCTACGAAGAACAATCCTTCACAAGCAGAGATGAGGATATCGATGAGACCATTCAGCTGCCGGTCGGCGGCGTCTCTGAACTGTCGTTCGACTTTCCTGCCCATGTTGTTCATCTCTTTTGTAGGCAGGACTCCGTACTCTGCCTTCAGTTGTCCTCGATAGCCCGGCACCGCGATGAAGCAGGTAACGCCGGCAGTCTGCTCGTCGCGGACAGCGCGCAGTTGATCCATGATGTTCCGCTGCACGCCGTCCGAGACAAGCCCATTCGGCTCTTGTTCCTCGGGGTCAAGAGGCTCAGTCATGCCTCCTGGCTCCGGCTGATGATAGATCCTCGTTTCATCTTCTGGCAATGGCATGGCGCTCCCTCCCAGTATCTCGTTAGCCGCTGACCTGCGGGTTGCCCTGCGGCGTAAACTCCAGCTCCAGCAGGCCTGGATCGCTGGACTCTGAATCGACTTCAGGAACGGTGACGCGCTTGAGCGTACCGTTCCAGACGATCGGTGATCCGTACGGATTGGAGTCGATGTCCAATGGTTGTCTGATGACCTTGCAGTCGTACTTGCCGACGCCGTTGTAGAGCTTCTGCACGTAATCGTGGTCGCGCGCTAGACGATACAGACGCGAGACGACGAAGTTGGCAGGGTTGACCTTGCCTCCGAGAGAGACAGGCGGCACCATGCCTCCGGGATAATACTTGAACTCGTCGGAGTCCAGATCTCCTCCGGTCATCTTGTCGAACACTCCCAGCCTGATACCATTCACGATGACGTTCAGGATGTAGGTGTCCTTGCGAGTTGGCCCACCAGTGGATTCTGCCATTTACTTCACCCCCTCTCTCAGATTGTGTCCGTGACGAGCTTCTTGACGATGTCGATGTGAACCAGTTCTCCGAACGGGCTCATCTTGACGCTGATCACTGCATGGATCTCCAGGTTGGAGATCGTGTCCGGTGTGTTAACTGTTGACCCGGTATCCACGGCATACGCAGCATCCGGCGTATCGCCATACAACGAGCCCTCGTTGTAGTAGCTGGCCAGCATCCCAGCCAGGTTGCCGCCGAACTCCTTGAACGTGACGCCCTTGCCGTCGATCTGATCGAACACATACTGCTCGGCAATTGCATCCGCTTCGGCGACAATCGCCATGAAGAGACGACTGTTGCTGAACGGGATCCAGTTCGGATCGCTGCCGGGGTTAACCAGGGTACGGAACCCATAGGCCATGATGCCGTTGAATAGCGCCCGAACGATGTTCACCGACGAAGCATTGAGATCCTGCCGGTCGGAGTCGCTGAACGGAGGCTGGCTGAGCCCGATCGCATACACGCTCTGGCCGTTCTGTAGCCCAGCAGCTGCCGTGTTGGGGCTGAGATGAGCATCGTTCCGCGAGATGATGCCGGCCTCGATAGCCGACCACGGCACGATGCGGGTAGTGCCGGCGACGATGCCCGGAACAATCGCCCACGGAGCGAACAGAGCTGCGTGACGATTCCCTGGCACCGCACCCTGGAGCGCGGCAGCCGCCGACTTGAGGGTTGCCTTGGATCCCGAATCGAGCGCATCTACGAGCGCGACACGGTTGTTGGCATCGGCGTGAGCGAGCAGCGCCGTCTGTCCGCCCTGCGAGGTATGACCCGGAGCGGCGACCTGACCTGGCCCCAGACCTTTGCTGAACAGGTTGTAGGCTGTTGTCCAGTTATCCTCGACGATGTTCGTGTTGTCATCTGTTCCGCCGACGAGAGCAGTCGCCGCGACGACGGCTGGATCCAGAGAGCTGGCCGTGATATCCGTGATCACGACGTACTCGGACGACTGCGACCAGCTAACGGCTGCCGGAACATCAATGAGATCCCCCGACACTTCTACGAGCACGCCCGAGAGGAAAATGTTGACGACAAAGGTGCCGCCAACCGACCCGGCCGTGATCTGCACCGACAAGCTGTTCGCCCAGGCCCCAGGACTGTTCGCCGTCACGTTCATCGTGGCGGCGTTGGATGCGTCCTTGAGCGCCACAGTAGCGTTGATCGGGGCAGGGCCGACAACGCGACTGATGTACGCTCGACTCCCACCCTCCTTGAAGTAGCAGTCGATCGCGTCCCACAAGTAGCTGTAGGTCACACGAGCCCCGTAGATGCGTTGGAACTCGGACATGCTCCTGATGAAGCTTGGTGCGTTGGTTGGCCCCATCTGTGCCGGGCCGATGGCGAAGAAGACGCCCGTATCAACTGGAGGAGTCCTTGCTGGCGGCTGCTCCAGCAGAGCAATCTCAACTCCTGGCCTGCTCATTTGTCACCACCCTTCTTTGCCTTGGGCTCCTCGGAGACGACCTCGATGCGCCCCTCCTCGATCAGCCACTGGTTGTAAGGATCGCCCAGCGACTTCGCTGTGACGTCCTTTGTTGCCCCTGGCTCCAGGATACTTCCATCGGCCAGGTCAGTCAGAGCGCCGACGTTCTTGACTGTCGTCATGCGATCCCTTCCTTCTCAACTTCGACAATGACTTCCTGGGCATCAGGCCACTGGCTGCCAGGCTGCGTCTCCGGGTCGGGCGGTTCGATGAATGGATAGGTGCGTGGGCCTCCCATCTTGTTGACGACATTTTCTACCATTACAGCGAACTCCCCGACCCCAACAGCGAATGTCCGTTCTCCATCCGAGCTGCCGAGATCATCGTAGCTCTCGTTTGTCCAGACATTGTGAACGGCGAACTCGCTGATACTCGGCTTCTGCACCATGATGCTTCGAACAGCAGCCGCGTATATCTTGGCCAACGTATTCGTTGATGCTTGATCCTTAGCCGAAACGATGACTGCAATATTGACGTTCCAGATTGCAGTGTACGAGCCGCTACCCTCCATCTTCGGCGCACTAGCCAGCCCTGGTGAAGATACTACAACGGCTGGTAGCTGCTGCTCATCGAAGTGATCGAGACGGCTGAAAACTGTGAACGATCTTGCGTTGGGCAGATGCTTGCCATTCGGCCATCCGCGCTGAATCTCTAGCTCACGCAAGTAAACAGGCATCCAGGCCGATAGATGCGCGATGATGGCTTCCTCAAGTTGAGCACCATCCTTGATCTCGGAAAAGATATCAGGACTAGAAGACATACCCGCCCAGACCCTTTGCCCGTCGCACGAACCCGGAGCCAGCAGCGTAGTACAAAAAGATGTGATCCTCCAGGAGATGGAGGAACTCAATTCTGTCGGCCTCGTCAACCATCATATAGTTGCGAGCCGGGATGCTGTTGCCTCCACCATCACGTTGAACCTTCGCATATGGAATGCCCTGGACGCCCACGATGGCCTTGTATCTGGTGACCTCTTTCACCGTCTCAGAAGTCTGTCCCGTTGCGGCGTTGAACAGCCTGTCAGTCAATCGTACAGGCTCATAGACGTGAAGGGCTCCAGCCGTAGGCTTGAATACGCCAGTGATTCCAGAAGATCCCTTGGGACGGATAAAGAATCCGCCACCAAAGGCACGACCGCCCTGGAGTCGATGCCCGCCTCCTTGCCCCACTAGGCGAAGCTTGTGCTTGATCGTCTCTTGTTTTAGTGCTGGCCACGACCCACCCTTGCGGCGCCCCTGCGACTCGAAGTTGCGCTTGAAGATGATCTGGAGGTTGTCCGCAATACTTCTCATCACAGGCGCTGTGTCCGTGACCTGCTTAGCAGTCAGCCTGTACTTGTTGGCAATCTTCTCGATCTCCGCTTTGTTGGTGCCGAACCTGGCGTATGTGAGGTCGTTGTAGCTCACCAGCGGATGCTCCCTGCACATGGCCCCAGCGGGAAGGAGTAGACAGCCATGCCTGGACTACCTACATCCTCGCCCTCTATGGATTCCTCGCGCTCGCGGTTGACTGCCGACTGTAGATTGAGGAAGAAAGCGTCGAACAGCTCCGCATACTGCGGGTAAGGCGATCGGCCAGTGTTGATCTGCTCGGGCCAGTAACCTAGCTCGATCAGCATCGCCGCACGATAGATGACCGCTTGCTTCGCGTAGCGATACGCGCCTGAAGGGATGTCGGTGTCGATCGCAGTCGTCACATCGTCGGCTGCCTGAAGGATAAGACGGTTGGCTTCATCCCCGGTCGGACGCGTGAAGTTGTTGAAGGTGGCGGCTTCGTTCCCCATGTTGTCCTGCGTCCGGGCGTGCATGAGTGCGCCAAGATCCGCCAGCGTAGGCAGATACGGCATCGTATCAACGGGAGCATTCTGGATCGGGGTCGTTGGAACTGCCGTCGATGCAGCAGCGTCATGGAAGATGATCTGATACCACCCGTTAATGATTGTCGCGTTGTCCGTCGTGAAAGCACGCGCCATTGGCTCTGTCGGATCAGAATCAAGTGGAACGATGGGCTGCACATCGATCTCAGTCCACGGCCCGGATGCCGCCGGTGCCTCCTCAATGTGGATCTGAGTCCATGACAGCCCATCGAACTTCGGCGGCGGGGTGTAGTCCTCGAATGTGATCGAGTAAGGCATCAGAACCTCTCGTGAGTTTGAACAATCCGTCCGGTCTGAGATTGCATCGCATCACCACTTGTCATCGAGTGCTGCCAGATGGTTCCTTGTGTGTACTGGAACTCTGTTCCGACGCTGACGCCTATGATCACTGGAGACTTTGAACTGAATATGACTCGTCCTATGGGGGCGGTGACAGAAACGAGCGAGCCGGGGATCGGCGCGCTCGCGGTGAACGAGACTATACCTGCCGGGGAAGCCAGCCGCATAGCGACCAGGGGAGAGACAGCGGTCGCCTGCCAAGCAGCGGCTGGCGCCCCGACAATTGTTCCCGTTGTAAGAGCTGGAGATGCGGATGAGAAAGTAGTTGTCGCCGCTGACGTCACGATCAGCCTGTCCGATCCGACTGCCAGACCCGGAGCAGTCGAAGACATTGTCAGCAATGCCGGCGGACTGGTGACGCTGCTCGATCTAAGCAGGATCGGAGCTACAGATGCGTAACTCGCTGTCACAGGCGGTACAATTAAGAATACGCCTGACCCAGCGAATACCGTAGGAGCGGACGCCGTAAAGGTTGCAGGGGCTGCCGGCACAGTAACGCTAACTGGATACGAGATCCCAGGAGCAACCGCAGCAGCCGTCCAGACTGCTGGAGGCGCAGGGTAGAACGAGTGAATGAAAACAATTGGCCCGACTCCAGCTGCTGTCCAGATCCCTGGCGGCACTGCGATCAACCAATCTGTAGCGATAGCAGGCCCGACTCCTTTGGCGGTGAAGAGACAAGCAGTCACAGCTAGAGTGATACCGGCGCCAGACTGAATCGCTGGCCCTACACTATTGGCGGTGAAGACGCCAGGCGGACTAACGATCAGAGCTGTCCAGCTAACCGATGGGCCGACAGCCGTAGCTGTCCAAGTTGCTGGTGGAGCAATCTGTGTCTTGATCAGGGCGGGCGCCACCGAAGCCGCCGTCCAAGTCGCGACTGCTGCCACCAGTGAGACCGACGTTTGGATCGGAGGCGCTACCGAGCTAAATGTCGCCGTCGCTGCATTGGGGATGACTACACTGCTGCGCGAGAGCCCAGCCGCGACAGACAAGAATGTCGTTACGCCTGGCGGAGCTACGACCAAAGCGGTGAAGGTGACGGGCGGCGCAACCGCCGAGAACGTCGTCAACACAGCATTAGGCACCATAGTCTTGCCCAGAACGGGCGCTACGGCAGATGCCGTGAATACGGCAGGTGGCGTAATCATGATCATCAGCAGGACTGGTGCGACAGGTGCGGCTGTGAAAAACGCTGCTGGCGGTGTTAGCAGGATTGACTTCGTTAGTACGGGTGCGACCGAACTGCCAGAGAAGGTGGCAGGTGGCGCAACTACCGTCTTCGATATGGCGATGGATACTGTCGGAGCTACGGACGACGCCGAGAAGGTACCGGGTGGAGTGATGACTCCACCGCCCAGTCCTGGTGCTACCGAACTAGCGGTCAAGACTGCCGGCGGAGCGACAACCGTCGCATCTCTCGCTATCACCGGAGCGACAGAACTGCCTGTGAATGTCGCTGGTGGCGCGACTATTGTGTTCGAGACAACGCTGAGCGGGTAATCCGCCGCCGTTTGAGATACTTGCACCAGATCGCAGTTAAGGGTGACGAACACCGAGAACCCAGTTGTGTGCCCGAGATAGATCCCGTTGACTGTTGAGGCAGCAACAGCATAGGTGATCTGTGTCTGGGGAACGCCGTCGATCTGGTAGTCGAGCACCCACGGATTCGCGGACTGGTTAATACGGAACTCAAAGAGATACCATTGTCCAGCTACCGGCGTAACAGCAGATAGGCGATCCATCGTTTGTGCTGTCCCATTGATCCACCCGAACTTGTTTGACGCTATGTCGTAACCGAAACGAGGGCCACCGTTCAAAGTCATCAATTCGATGCCCTGGCTCGGAATAGCCGCAAGACAGATCCAAGCTTTGAACACAGTGATGGGGCCAGAAGTCCAAGTGTGGAGTCCGTAAGCAGGATCACCATTGAACCTGGCCGATTTGGCTCCAGTTTTGAAGACAACGGTGTCAATCGAGGCATTCGAGTTACCGCCAGGAAAGATCGTGGCAATCGCGTTCGTCTCGAAATCCTCGTTCCAGACTAGTGTTGCCACATCGGCCACGCATTCGACTCGACAACTTCACCCGGCACATACGTGTAGACCGCCGTTGTGCTCTCTTGCTGCACATCTGGCTCAACCGCAGAGAAGTTGACGTAGGCCGGCACTGCGATCGAGCCCCGTCCGATCTGGGGATTCTGCGGCGAACCGACCCAGATCGGAACGGGACTTTTGAGAATAATGCTCAAAGCAGGGGCTGGCAGCTGCGCCGTCCAGCGCGCTACGTCCATAGACACTGTCTTCTCAACATCCATACTAATGGTCATACTCGACATCGTAAGCTTGCCGGCCGGAGCGGGCACCTGGAGAGCGACGCTGGGAGTCGTCATGGCCGCAGACCAGACTCCGACCGGCAACTGGACAATCATCTGGATTGAAGCAGCACTCGTGAACGTCGTCCGAATCGGCGACGGAACGATAGTATGTCCGAGTTGTACAGCCGGAATAACTGCTGTGAAAGTCGGAGCTGTGGGCGCGAGCGAAATGGACAAGGATGGTGGCGACGCACTCGCTGTAAAGATTGGAGCTGTCGTTCCCACACCAGTTAGAATGCTCGGCGCTCCAGCAATCATTGTCGTAACTGGCGCCGGCATCAACACAAGCGGACTTCTCGCCAGCACAGGCGCCACGCTTGTCTGCGTCATAATAGCAGACGAGGCAGCCAAGACATTGACGAGCACAGGCGTAGCGATCGACGCCGTGAACGATCCATAGGGCACAACTACCAGTACTGACGTCGATGGGGCGACAGCAGCGGCTGAGAACGTAGCAGGCGGAATCGCGAGCGACTGTCCCGTGCCCGAGATGAACGATGGTGCTCCCGATCGGAACGTCACCAGAGCTGCCGTGATAGGCGTAACAATAGAAAGCGCAGGCGCGATAGTCGAGAACGTCGACAGCACCACATTCGGGAACAACGTCTTCACCAGAAGAGGAGCAATCGGGCTCGCCGTCCAGATCGAAGCAGGCACTGTCACCGTCTGTAGGATGCTCAAGGTCGGAGCGACACTGCCGACTGTCAACAAGCAGGCGTTCGGGAATGAGAACAAGCCCTGCACAACTACCGGCGTGACAGAGCTGCTCGTGAATGTCCCGACAGCAGCCAGGATATAAATGGTGGGAGCGGGTGCGACAGCAGATGCCATCCAGAACGCAGCAGGCGGCACCAGAAGGTTGCCCGTACCAGGCGCACTCATGCTCGCTGTGAATACTCCAGACGTGCTAATGATCTGTCGCCCGAGGCCCGGCGAGACAGCTGTAGCTGTCCAAGTTGCTGCACCAGGGAGTACGATCGGAGACAACACCGAGATTGGAGCAACAGCTACACTGGTAAAGAGCGCGGGCGGACTGATAACTACCGCAGTTCCCGAGATGGCAGGAGCTACCGACTGCGCGCTGAAGCTCGCATACGGAGCTACGACTGTTTTCGGAATCGAGACCATGGGTGCGATAGATTGCGCACTAACGGTCGCAGGCGGTGCTATCACTGAGTCGTCTACTCGAAATGCAGGTGCGACCGATCCCATTGAAACGCTGGCTGCCGGAGACACGACTGTGGCCGATGTCGAGAGGGCTCCACCGCCAAAGTTGTCAGCTGACGATGTAACAGTCGATGTGCCCTGAAGGCGCAAGCCGATGTAGCCGCTCGTCCTAACCAGGCTTGTGTCGGTGTACTTAGCGAAGCACATATTCCACGCTCCACCCGACTGCTTGTACATGCAATAGATGTCGAGCCCTGGGCCACTGGGCGTCGGCTCGACCCACATCCAGATTTTGCCGCCGCCTGTGACTGATACGCCGCTGAGCGTCTGGACAACATTGTCAGTGCCAGCATGGCAGATCACCAACCGCAGCCACCCGTTGCTCGAATCGTTGACAAGACGATAGTAATAGCCGACCGCGTATGTGTAACCGATGATCTGAGTGATAAGATAGCCAGACACCGGGATGTCGATGAAACACTCGACCGGGCCAGCATTGAAGTCGTAAACAGTGCCCTGTAGGTAGGCCGAACCAGCCTTGCCATCTGCCTGCTGGTATACCTGGTTGTTGTTTATTGTGGGTACATCGTCGGACAGCTGCCCGGCTGGGCCTGCCCATGCAGAGCCAAGAGCGCCATTCGCTCGATTGAAGTTATCGAGGACTGGAGTGGTAGGGCCGGTGGTCAGATTCGGTGGCATGCCACCGGCCCCATCTCCGTTGCGGGAGCGAGCAACATTACTCGGCCGCTGCCGGCTCCTCAGCTGCTGCTGCTGCCGGTGCCGCTCCGCCCTTCGGCTCGACAGACTGGATAACCCACTGACTGGACAGAACAGCGTCCATCTGCTCGTCTTGCTGCTCGTCCGTGAAGCCGCCCTTCTCAGCAACTTCTTGCGTTGCAAGATCGAACGCCGACCGCTCGCACATAACACGTGCCGCGTTCTCGCTGCTGGCGTTCAGATGATAGATACGAATCATCGGGCGCTCGATCTCTGACCCGTCCGCGTCGTTGGTATCCGTGAACGTCTGAGGCTGTCCCTCAGGTGGTACCATGATAACTTCGTACTCAGACAATTTACCCTCCAATCCTGACATCGGGTGACTTCTCGATGAACCTGCCGAATACCGGGCCGGGGCCAGCTTGATACTCAGCAATCTGGATCTCTGAACCGCTGAACTTCTCGTACATTTCTCGCTCGATAGCGACAACTTCTTCACCGGTGTGGAGCTGAATCACGTACATGCAACAGATACAGAAGCGTGTGATAGTCTGAGCAGCGATCTTCTGAACTTCCAGCTCTTGCTTCACCTGTCGAAGCTCAGCTGCCTGCATCGCGATGATGTCCTTCGGCGTTAAATCAGCTGCCGTCAGAATGTCCACATGCTGAGGCCAGGTCGCGGCAGGAGCGAGCACAGTAAGATCCCGCCCCTGCCGCTCCACGTGTCCTCGCTGGCTGGGTGCTCCGGCCCGAGCCATTGGTTACGCTGCCACTCCCTTGAGCACGCCGGTGGCGTCCCACTGGATGGTGAACGTTCCCGACGAGACTGACTGGTCGGCACCCATATCCACGTACCCCATGACCGGCGAAGTGCCGGCCACACCCGTGGACTTGTAGACGACCCCGATGCGGCATGTAAAAGTCGCGGATGCCCAGGATGCGTTGCCGGCGATCAGCCGTGCCTCGTTTGTCGGAGCATCGTACGAGACTGACTTGCCGGCAAGTGTAACTCCGCCAGCTGTGTAGCCACCAGCAGTCGTCAACTCGTTTGTAGCGGCAGAGAAGAACTCGTCCGTGTCCTGGTTCGGCACGTAGGCGACCAAATGTAGCGACACCTTGATCGTGTCCGAAGTCCAGTTGACGGGAGCAGCACCCCACTGATCCAGAACATTCTTGCCATACCACTTGGCCGTTACAGCCATGTTGCCTCCTCACTGATCATGACACCACGTCCTTCAGCCACCCAGTTGCATCTCCCACCAGGGTGTACGTTCCGCCCGAAATGGACTGGTCAGCCCCCATATCTCCGTAACCGAGCAGCGGAGATGTGGACGGAGTGCCCGTGTCTTTTCTGATCACGTAGGTACGGAACGTGAACGTTGCCGCTGTCCACTGCGGATCGTCGGCGTCCAGTCTGACTTCCTTGCTGGCCGCGTCGTAGGTGAGAGTCTTGTTGACCATTGTGTAGCCACCAGCCGTATATCCAGAGCCGGTGGCTAGCTCGCTGGTCACATCGCTGTAGTACGTGTTTGCTGTCTGACTGTAGGCGTACGCAGAAGTGTGAAGCGTCACCTTGATGGTGTCGTTCACCCAGTCAAACCGACGGGCTGCCGTCGAGCTGAACACGCCTAGAACTGCGTTTGTGTACCACTTGGCTGAGGCTGCCATCGGCTTCTCCTAGTCGGAGTGGATGAGGGCGGGCCGAAACCCGCCCACCACCACTACGAGCCGTCTCCAATGACCGCTGCCAGGCCCTTGGTGACGCCAGCACGTGGATCCCCATCAGTTGCCTCGGTCTCAGCCTCCAAGACACGCTTGGCTGCCTCAGGATCGCCCTGCGCGAGAGCAACGGTGTCGTCCACGTTGGGCTTGTTGGTCTCGATGTACTGGACTAGCTCTGGCACGCCCCATTCCGACGTGTTGCTAGATTCCTCGCCAGCAGTCAGCTGCGCTGCTACCGGCGGGCCAGCTAGCTCTGCGTCAGTGTAGAACGATCCCAAACGCTCACCCTTCTCCAGCGCGAGCGTCCCCAGCTCCTCGATCGTGACCACTTCACCTTGCTGAGCCACGCGCTCCTTGAGGATGTTGGGCCCGTCTGCATGCGTCGGGTTTGGAGCCTCCACCATCCAGGGGAACATGAGATGCTTGATCGTTCTCGTGTCCGGCTGGTTGGCGTAGTCGTCTGGCGACTCGTAGTCAGCAAGGCTCTCGTGATGGAGATCCTTACCGTACACAGACATTTCACTCATCTTGTCACCCCCTTCTAGGCGAGGCCCGTGATCTTCATGATCGCGTGCGGTTGATCGACAAACCACAGAGGCCGGACGCTCGACTGTGTCCAGTACCGCTGCGTCTCCTCCTCGTACCAGGACTCGGTCATCAGAGGCTGCTCTACACGCATCTCGCCGACGTTGCCTTGCGAGATTGCGAACGCCGTGCCGGCAGCGACACGGTTGGTTACGAAGATGTCGTAACCCGTTGAAGCGAGCAGGTCGTTGAGGAAGTTGCCGTAGATCGTGGCGAGGTTGAAATACTCTGTGGGGTTCATGAGCCACAGATCGAAGTCGTATCCCAACTCCTCCTGCTCCGCCATCTGCGTGATGCGGGCGAAGTCACGAGCTGGCCACAATGGAGCGTTCGACGCAGATGCGCCGGTCGTGACCACCGTAGACCAGCTGTTCCCAGTCGTGGTACGAGTGTAGGCCGTGATCGCAGCGTTCAGCGTGTCCACAGCCCTCTGATTGATCTTGCGGACGAGCGTGTTGGCCATCTGGCGGATCTGCTTCGTGAAGACGGAGATCTGGTTGCGATCCCTGGCTTCCACCGTCAGGTAGAACTTGGCGCCCCACTTCTCGACCTGCGCCACGGCCGGTGCGACTCGCTGAGACGTCACGATCGGGAACTCTGCTCCCGGGGCGATCATCTCGAAGTCACGCGTGAGATACAGCTCGTTGACGAGCAGCACGTCATAGATGACCGCGCCGCCGGTGACCCCACCTGCGTTGGTGAATACGCGATCAGCGAAGAATCGCTGCAAGGTGAGATCCATGAGCGACTGTGTCACCCGCGTAGGGTTGTTCAGCGCCCAGTCCACCGTGTATGTTGTTCCCGTCAGTGTCGGCGGGCCGAGAGGGTGGACAGTCGGATTGGGGAAGTAGCTGGCCTCGATCTCCTCCTCGATGAGCAGCACAGCCCCGTTCGGAAGTACCTGGTGCTTCATATCTGTTTCACCCCCTCCTAGCTGTTGTAGAGCAGGATCTCGGCGTCTGCTCCGACGGTTGCCTGCGTGTCCATTGCGACTCCGACGGCGATGCCGGACGCGATATTGATGACACGACCCTGAGCGTCGATCTCGACTTCGCTGCCTGCCGTGATGGCCGCTCCGCATGTGATGGGCAGGATTCCCTCACGGAGAACTGTGAACAGTCCTCCGATCGGAGCGTCAAACGCCGCCACGCCAAGAGCGCGCTTGGCAGCCTGACCTGCTCCAACGTTCTGCGCCTTGTAGACGGCGGACTTGTCCACGGTCGCATCCGCGACCAGCCCAGCGCCCTGCTGTCCCGCCGGCACGGTGCCGGTTGCCCCGATGCCTCCAGACGTACGCGCGCCGGAGACGTAGACGAAACGCTTACCAGTGACGGCCGCAGTGGCCTCACAAGTAATCGCGTCACCTTCTTCCTTGATCTTGATGCAGTCGTTGGCCATCAGTTGACCCCCGCCTTGACCATGGAACCGTCGCGGGCATAGCGGCCATCGGACATGACCCTACCCTCTGCGTCGGCCTGAGCCATCCGCGCTGCGCGAGCGTGCTCACGAGCGAACCACGGCAGCCCCTCGTTGACCTCGCCGCCTTCGACTTCTTCACCAGCGGCGCTGGAGCCCATGGCGGTGGTCGGCACGACGCCCTCGGCACACTCGGCGATCCACTTGATCGTGGCATCGCGAGTACCAGGGTTGTCGAGCTGCTTACGAACAGACGCGGCGACGGCCGGGGCAAACTTGCCCTTGGCCACCGCTTCCTTCATGATCGCTTCGTTCTTCCCTGCGATGTTCTCCTCGTGCAGCTGACGCGCGAGAGCCGCATCATGCTGCATCTGCCTGAAAGCACTTGCCTCGACCGTCACCGTCTCCGGCAGGTCTGCCTCGGCAGTTGTCCCCTCCTCATCGCCGTCGTCGCCGTCATCATCGTCGGCGTCGTCGTCGTCGGCGTCTCCTGCGGGCTGCTCCTCCTCGCCCGTGGAGGCCTGGAGGATTTCTGCCTCACGGAGCTTCGCCTGAATGGCTGCGTTGTCCGCATCCTCGGCGAGGCCCAGCGAGGCACAGAGCTGCTTCCGCTGCTCTGGTGTCATCTGTCCTCCTTCGTTGGACTCTGGGCGGGATTCCGCCCTACTTGAGAACAAGACACAAGTGTCCTGTCCCTGGCGGCCACCGAGCATGAGACCCTCGGTGTAGATACCAGCCGCCACCGTTGCGGGAACGTCCTTGTAGTCTACGACCACCTGGACTGGATCCCCGAACTCGACATAGTCACTCTCTACCGTGAACGGAACACGGAACAGATGACCATCGTCGTCGTCCACGACCAACTCGTTGGGGTCGAGGCGCATTCCTCGGATCCACCACCAGTAGGTATCACCACCCTCGGCCTCAAGGTGCTCGTAGTACGCAGTACGAACGTCCTCGATGTTCATGGCAGCCTCGATCTCTTGCTTGACGGTAACTCCCTCGCCGGTAGACAGCAACTCCAAGTCTTCCAGCGTAGAGCAGCCCGGCCAGACGATCCCCAGGAGCGCCACTCCCGTGAGAACCATCCGGTACTTCTTGCCAGTAACAGTCTCGTGGTTCTCGATGAACATCGGCTGTACACCGGCACCTGCTTCGACGGAACGGTTGGGATAGGCAAGAGGGATCATCTGAGCGAGCCAGTCGAAGGTGACATAATCACCATAGATCGTCTGTCCGTTATTGCCCAGACTCAGATTCTCTATCCTGCCCACCGCAGGCTCCCCATCGAACTCGGGGCTGTCGAAGCGAGGATCGTCATGCCCCAGCTTCATGCGAGGCTCCACGATCGCTGGATCATCAACAGCCGCCACAGCATCTGCCAGCATTTCCTCCGAGATTGTAAATCCCTCGGGGTGCGTCGAGATGACGTAGTCGATGCCAGTCCCCACCAGCGGCACGCCTTTCAGGCGCGTGTACGGCGTGCCCTCGATCTTCTCCAGCACCCAGGTCATCTACGGAACCTTCAACCCAGTGCCCTTGGACTTGGCCAGCTCTGCCTTGAGCATGGCTCCTTCACGTCCCTTCGTCTCGGGCGGGCCACCCGTTTCCGGGCTGTTAGTCTCCCACCTGGCGGTGGGAATCCTCTTGGCGCCACCCTTGACGCCAAACATGTTGCCTGTTGCTCCTTCGATCTTCCCAGCCATTAATCCTCCTTCTCGTCGCTGGGACATATGAGCAGAGCCGCAAAGAGTAGCCGGGAGGGAGCGCCCCCGACCGAGATGACCACCCTCATTGGCCCTGCCCACCTTCTGGCTTTGTGCCACTTCCGGGGGCATCCTGACCCGACTCCGCACCACCACTACCAGGAGGAGGTTTTTGCAGCTTTGCCATCTCTGCTTGCGAGGTCGGGTCAGGTGCACCCTCTGCTTTTGGAGGTAGCCCCGTCTCCTTGCGCAGGGCGTCTTCCAAATCTCTATCCACGACAATCGCGCCCTGTTGAATCAGGCCGGAGATCTCCGACAGGGCAAGGTCGATGTCTGGCTTGAATCCAAGCAGTGGCACCTGCTCAACATCCTCGCCATAGTTCCAGTCCACCCAGTCTTCGACCACATGACAGTTGAACACGCTAGCGAACCACTGCGCGATCGCGTCTTGGCCCTGGGCAAAGAAGTCATGGAACGTTCGGCCGAGAGCGCGCGAGCCCGACGTTGTCATGCCGAGCTGCATCATCATCAGCAGCCAGTTCCGCGCCATAGACTCGTCGTGATACTTGATCGACTCTACGACGTTCGTGTTACCGGCGCGAGCGATGTTCAGAGCAGCACCGAACGGAACAGCTCCACCGGCAGCCTCTCCGATCTTGAAGTCGCGCGCCATGTTGTGAAGCTGCTCGATCTCTCCTGCCGTCGCTCCGGGCTGAGCGGTCACATACGGAACACCGCCAGCGCGTTCGTGGTTGATGGCGTCGATCCTGATCAGCCGATCCTTCACGACCCAGCTCTTGTAACAGTCGCGCATCATGCTGCGACCAACCCAGGAACCATCTTCCTGCTCCCAGACGTATCCAACTAGGCGATCAATCGGAATCTCCAGGGGCTGGAGATAATTACCTATTTGATTCAGCGGCCGGATGTTCTGTCGAATCGAGATCAAACCTCCATCGTCAGCGACCAGGAACTGATCAATAGTCTTCTGCGGGCGCTCTGCCAACTTGCGTAGCTGCCAGCGACCGTCCGGGAGGGCATCCGTCGGAGTGATCGTTCCCAGCTGTTCGAAATACGCAAAGCCGAACAAGAGCGCCCGCATGGCCAGGCGCATGTGCTCCATGAACTGGAACCTGTTCTTAGAGCGGCCTCTCAAAGGTTGCTCCAGCAGCTTCTCGCCTTCTACGGGAAGGTTGAGATCCTTCTGAAGCTCACGCACCGTAGATTCGTCGGCCCCGTTCGGGACAATGAACCAATCCCAACGACGGATGGGAAGGGTCGTGCCCTTGTACAGAGCCGACAGCTGAGGATCGGTACGCATCTGGTTGTAGACGCCAATTGACAGCGGCCACTTCAGCTCTGGAACGTACTCGCTAGTGTCGTACCACTGAGTCCATGGCGCCATCCCGGCAGGGCTCAACGTGCCCTGGAGAACGACGCCAAGAGGATCGGTAGGTGGCGCGCCGATTCGATCTCCGAGCTTCTGTGGCGCTGAATACGACATCGCTACAGCAGTCCCTTCTGTAGTGCGATCCAGATGGCGTTAACAGTGTTCTTCGCTCCGAGCTTGCGTCTTGTTGATCGAAGTAGAGATTTGACAGTCTCCTCGGGCCAACCAGTTGCCCTTCCGATCTCTTTGGCTGTGTGTCCGTTTGCTGTCAAGAACAAGACCTGGTATTCGGCTGGTTCGAGCAGAGACATCGCATTACAAGACTGAGTAGGCTCGAATCCCTGCGATCGCTCCCGGGCCTCTATGGATCGAGTTCCACCACTCAGGTGCGCTCTCGCTGCCCATCGAGGCCACCTGCGTCGGAGACTTGATGGCCGAAATGTGATGCGTGCTCCAGACGCTGCTGCCGTAGATGACCCCAAGGTAGTGCGTCAGCATGTACTGTGGGATCTGCGACTCCGAGATCGGGATGCCGCAGCGGATGAGGGAGTCCGTATTGCCGTAGCCGCTGAAACCGTAGGCGATGTCAGGAGACTTCGCGCCACCGAGGAACGCGCAGTAGATAAACGTCGATGAGCAGTCTTCGTAGTACGGCAGCAACGGTGGCTCGTGTTTCGCCGCTAGCTGTCCCATCGGTCGCGTCTGCGCATAGTGAATCTGGCCCTTGTGCGCGATCATCCATTGCCACCATTTCCAGACGTCAGCGACGATCGCTTTCTGCTTGTCTACGACGCTGCTGGTGCTGGCGCCGCTGTAGAGCACTTGAGCATGACCGTCCCAGATGTACTCGCCAGCATGTAGGTGTCCACCCGGAACCTTGAAGGGCAGAGACTTGGTGTGCGTGACCGGCCCGTACACGCCGTCAGCGTTGATCTTGAGTAGGCGCTGGAGTCCTCTGAGCCCACTGGTGCCCTTTGTCTTGCCTCGGCCCATCATGAATTCCTTGTGGGCGATGTTGTCGAACTCAGCCCAGGGCCAGCAGCCTGCGCGACTAGCACAGATCTTGAGGGCAATGACGTCGTTCCCCTTCATGCCCTCCTTGACCATCCTATTGAATTTGACGTTTGGAACTGCCATGCCCCTCCCTACATTGCCTTTGTCAAGAGCGACCCAGAGATGGACTCAGAGTTCATCCTGAGGATCGTGCCCGCCTCGACTGTGCTCATCGCCGCTGCGTCAGCTCTGTTCGGCGATGCGACGCCTCGTTTCTTGGCATCTTCCTTGGTCTCGATACAGATGCGACCCGATAGGTCGATGAACCACTTAATGGTCTGTAGCTCCTCGGACAACTGCGTGTCCAAGGGATCCAGGTCGATGCCACCCTCCTCCATCAAGTTGCGGAACGTCCACCACATCTCCGAACGGCGGTTGTTGAACTTAGCCGGATTCAGGGCTCGGCCCGATCCCTCGAAGTTGCCCACCTCACATCTACGCTGCCGCAGCCGGTCGTAGACTCCGGCGCCCAGACCGATCCCGTCCACGTTCATTGGTACCATCTTGGGAAAGTGCCTGGCAAGATACTCGTATGCCCGATCCGCGCTCTGCATCGTGTCCTGCTTCGCCCAGCTATCTATGTGTCGCACCTGCCCGCCTCGATTGCGGTAGATGGCGGTCATGTCGTCGCCCATACGAGCTACGTCCATCCCGTATCGGCCATGAGCGAACCCAGGCAAATCGAGAGCGTGCGCACGTGTCAGCATGCTAGGCGTGATCAGGTAGTCATCGCTGACGTCTGGAAACTCTCCCTCCACCTTGGAGATCCAGAGATTGCTGCCTTCACCCCAGTCGCGACGGCGCTCGTCCACCCACGCTGGACTGGTTAGCTGGGACATGACCTCTGTCGGACAAGCCTCGCCGGTGAAGGCAGGTGTGTCGAACGCCGAGATACGCACGACGTTCCAATCCGTCCCCGGCTTGCAGTTCATTGCGAACTCCGAGCCGGGGTCGTCCGGGTTGCCGATCGCGAGGACACGACACTGGTCGTTGGTCACGATCGACTTCACGGCGTCCCAGAGAGCTTTAGGGATTCCGCACGCCTCGTCCATGATGACCAGAACGAACTGCGCATGGATTCCTTGGAACGCCTGCTCGTCATAATCTTGTGGTTTGCGGCCCATAGCCACGATCTCTTCACCAGATCTGCCCTCGCCCATGTGCCACATACATTCCAGCGTGATGCGGCCGAACAGGTTGGCCTGTCTGTGCGTTCGTCGAATCTCGCGCCAGAGAATCGTCTGCACCTGCGGCCAACTAGGGGCGGTGGTGACAACAAAAGCCGATCCGAGAGAGTGAACCGAAGGATCGAGCCACCAGGCCGCGATCTTGCCGGCGATGTAGCTCTTTCCAGGGCCGTGGCATGCCTTCACAGCCGTGTACTTGTTATCCACCACCGAGTCGCAGATCTCCTCCTGCTTGCTCCAGACATGAGCACCGCATCGGTCGCGGATCCAGGCAGCAGGCTGCGACCTGTAGACGCTCGGCTTGGGATACATGTAGCGAAGCACCGCATCTGCGGTGCCGGCTGGAAGTGAGATCTTGCCGAGATCGGCAGGGTTGATGAGTTCACTCAGGCTACTAATTGCTTGACCTCCTCAGCCTTGCCCTCGATCGTCATGGTCGCTAGATCGTCGCCGATCGGCTTATTGCCCTCCAAGGCTATCAGATGCTTGCGCACGATCGTGGGCACTCTAACAGCTTGTTCCTCGGTCAACTGGAGATCTTCAAGAACGCCCATGATGAACCTGCTGAGAGCGACCCCATACATCTCGGCCATCTTGATGGCGCGTTCTGCTAGGCCAAGCTTGATGGCGTCGTTCCCCATCTTGTAGAGCAAGCCCACGCGGTCGCGCCGCTCTCGCACGTACAGATGCATCTGTTTGCCGATGATGGTGTCCTCGTGCCAATCCTTCTTGTCGAGCGCCGCAATCTGCTCCGAGAGCCACTTGACCTCACCGGCAGTAATGCGGATCGACCAAATGATGGCTTCTACCGGGTTCATGTCGATCGGAGCGCCCATGAGCCGAGCGCGCTCCACGATCGCATGCTTGTTCCCGGTAGGCGTGTTCCCAGAGTGATACTTACACCTGCCTATCTGAGGGTGGTCAGTTCCGAACCCTGCCGGCAGCGTACACCGGCCCACCCCATCTCGCTTCATAGCGTTACACTTGCCGCCGAGAGCAGTTGCTGCCTGTGCTTGGAAGCCAGGGAGTCCAGCTGAGAGTTTCTGCTTGCTGCGATCTCTCGGCTTCAGTTTGGTCTCCAACCCACCTTTGTCTACCGCTGCGGTGAGACCCTTCCTGGGGCGCGGGCCACGCCTCGGCTCGGGCGGTGGGTTGTGGCCGCCTCTGCCCTTGCGGCGAGTCTTGACGACTTTGGCCATCAGATCGGCCTACAAGGTGGGCGGGCCTGGTATTTGATGTCGCTGGTGTGGAGCCAATCGTGCCACCAGTCCAGATCTGGAGACCACTCGTACGTCCCAGTCAGCGGGTATTGCTGATCGAGTCCCTGAGCGATGGGTTGGTAGTCCGGCGGTCGAGTTGCGACCGGGGGCCGTGGCATCACGGTGATACCGGGGTAGATCACGACCGCGATCCTACCCTGGATCGCGGCTGGGCGTAGAAACGGCTTGGCTACTGGGCTCGCGCTCGGGTCGCGCGTACGCGCGCGTATACGCGCGAGGCGGCGCGACGAGCTTCCATGTGCCGACCCACGTACAACGCAATGTGCTTCCACGCCGACCGCTCGTGCTCTTTGCCTCGAATCCATACGCCCCAGTCCTTGAGACGCTCTTTGCGAGCAAATCCCGAGGCCTGGGAGGGCGTTTGCCAGCTGACTCGCACCGGAGGCACCCATCCGCAGTTCCAACGCTCGTGCTCATGTGCAGAGCCCAGCCTGTAGTAGTAGATCCCACGCCCAATCTCAATTGCTATCTTGACATCCTTGCCGGGTGGTGTATTCGGGCCCACAATGATGTCCTCGATCACCATATGACAGTCTTCCGGCTTGATCCCCAGCCCGAACACCCATTCCATGTACAAACGACGCCAAAGACAGCAAATGTCATATACCTGCTGCCTTGGGTAGCCCTCATAAGTGCGCTGCCCGGTGCAGATCTTGCCGTCGATGGTTTCCTTCACCGTTTCGGCCTCATCGTGAAAGACGCCCCAGGCTACGCCGGTAGATCCACCCGGATCAATGGCCATGATCGCATATAGCCCTTCCATCAAACGACTGCTCTGTAGAGGGCGATTTCGACCACAATTGCCAAGATGATCCCACATGTGCCCATACCGGTCATGAAACCGACTATGAACCAACCCCGCTCGCTCATGCTAACCCTTTCACCTTGATTTTGCCAGGCCGGTTGGGGATCGGTTCGGGTTGAACGTCCCATTCCTTCAGAATCGCCGCCGCGTCGGCCAATATCAGCAGCTCGTGATCCTGAATGTTTGGATTTCCAGGCATAACGTGCTTGGAGCCGCAATAGCAGAGCGGCAACCCGTTGTAGATCTCGATGGCGACCCGGATAGTGTCACGCTGGTATGGGGTCAAGTATTTGATCATTATAGTGGGGAGCGGGCCTTTGCGTATCTAGGAACCCGCTCCCCCGGTGCGCGAGGGGTCTCACGCCCCGCGATCCTACCCGAAGATCAATTCGGTAGCTTGTCGAGTTATGGTGCCTTCACGAGATGGATGATGATCTCGTCCTGGCCTGTACAGCTGTGGGGCGGACTGACGTGCAGTTCACCAGACGACGTGTTCTCGCAGACCGGCAGGATGGTGAAGTTGTCGTCATCGTCTTTCCCACCTGGGCCTGTTGGCCCAGTCGCTCCACGCTGACCAGTGCCCGTTGGCCCTCTGGGGCCGGTTGGGCCTTTGGGCCCGGTTGGGCCTCTCATCCCTGTCGGGCCTTTGGGCCCAGTAGCACCCTTGGGGCCAGGAGCACCAGTGGCGCCCTTTGGCCCCGGAGCACCAGTGACGCCCTTCGGGCCTGGCGGGCCTGTCGCACCCTTCGGCCCAGTTGTTCCTTTGGGGCCTTTCGGGCCAGTTGGGCCTGGCTTGCCGGTTGGGCCTCTTGGGCCAGGCGGGCCTGTTGCCCCCTTGGGGCCAGTCGGGCCTGCCTTGTTCCACGCGACTGGTGCCTCATAGAAGCGGCAACCCTCGCCTTGATCGAAGTTGACCAAGCGCAGAACGCCCTTGTCGGTCGTCTGGTTGTGCAGAGCATAACAACCATGAAACACGCCGTTGGGGCTTGGGATGCTCGCGCTGACTGCGGTCGCGATCCCGAACGTAGCACCGGCCACTGCCAGCGCCACAATGATCTTTCGCATCTGCTCTCCTTTCATTGGTTAGATGTTAAATACTGGCGAACACGCCCCACTCGCCATTGGCCTCCACCAGCTCGCCGTCCCAGACGCCGTAGTGCGGCGTGTAGTCCCTGAGCCAAGCACGATGAGCCTCTAGCGGCGGACACGTCTCGGCACTCGGCATGACCACCGGAATGTGCCAACGCCCCTTCGCCTCGGGCAGATGCCTGAACCCACTGGTGACCTTGGCAGTCGAGCGCCAGTAGACGAAGTTCTCACCAGTATCAGGCGTCATCGGGTTGTCGGCTTTGTGGTAGTCCTGCCCCACGAAGTCGAAGTGGTCACCCCAACGTTGAGCAACTGCTGGTGGAGAGAGGCCGTCGAGAGACTGATCAATTGCTCCGGTAGCGATCACCCCCATTGGTAGGTTGGGAAACTCCTTGACGAGCTTCTCGGGTAGCGCCTGATCCTGACATCGACCCTCGATATCAGCCAGAACGCCGTCCAACGGCAGAACGCTCTTGATCATGGCCTTGACCGTTTCCCAATTGACGTAGTCCATCCGGCCCCAGGCCCCAATCCTCAGACCTGCTGCTTTTCCGGCCTTGTAGAGTGCTCGGGCGTTCTCTGCCCAGTCTGGGTCGGGTGTGTCTCCACCAATCTGGCAGATGATCGCTTGGCATTTGGCCGTTTTGGCCCTGGCGATCAACTGGTCGATCGTCCAGACGCCGTCGTCCTTGCGCAAACCGTGGCTGGTATGTACGTGCTTGACCACCCACGGCGTGTTCTTCCACTTGCTAGGTGGAAGGCTGGGCTGAATCGGTGGTTTTTGCGGTGGCGGGGTGCTGTGCAGCTTAATGTACTGGGTCAGAACGTCCCAATACATCTTGTCAGGTACAGCTTTCCAGATGTCCTTCGGGCGCGTCTGTGGATTCTTGCCAGCTGCGATCCAAAGCGCCCACTTCTGGAACTTGTTCAGTTCCCTGTCCACCGGGCTGCCCGCCGGAATGTGTGGTACGTCGCTGGGCCGTTTCCTGAGTCCGAGCTTCAACTCCAGAGCTTCTTTGCGGAGTCTCTTGTCGGCCCACCATTTGGGCATGGCTACTGCTGCCACTGCCTACTTCCGCTTTCTTGAGCGGGCTGGCAGCTTGCCCTTGTTATTGAAATGGTGCTTCTTGGCCCACTTCGCTCCTTTGACGCCGTAGGCCCAGCGTCTTTGTGCTTGACTACGGGCTGGCATGCGTCCTGTTTCCTTTCTGTTGTTGTTACGTGTTGCGGGGCGCGCAGCCCCTCCTACTGTGCGCGCCCCACATTGTGAGTCCTGGTGTTGGTGTTGGGCTACAGAGGGTTGACCTCTGGAGCGTTGGGATCGGTCGCCGGCACTTCGGCCGGGGCTGCCGGCGGGTTCAGCACGGCGTCGGCTGCCTCCTTGCTGGCTTCGAGGCTGGCGCTGGCATCCTTGACGGCCTGGATCTCATCCGAGAGATCCGCCGTGACGCCCACGGCGTCGATCTTGGCGATCAGTGCATTGACGGCATCGGAGTTGGCTTGCGCGTCAGAGACGAGATTCTGAATCGCGGTGTTGAGTTCGTCCATCTGTGTGCTCATATGATGTAGATCCTTTCGCATTTGGCGAAGCTGCCGCTCGATCGAGTCGAGCCCGTCGATGTGAGTGTGCCAATGAAGGCGATCTAGGGCTTTCGTGTGAACTCCTTTCCGTGGAGGGGCAGAGTGGAGGGGCAGAGGGGCGTATTTCGGGACTCTAGCGCGTTTCGGACTCCGACGCTTGCCGAGTTTTGGTTCGGTTCGGGTCGGGTCGGGGGTTACACTCGGGAGCGGCTGGCGTTGACCTGCTTCAGCCCGCAGTAGTAGCATTCGCACTGGTTGGCTGTGTGTCCTCTTGCGAGTTGGCAGAGGTGAGTCTGGTCTGGGGATGTCTTTGCGGTGCAGCCCGGCCCCCATTGAAAGTCGCAGGTTCCCTTGTTTTGTGTCTTGCTTTGCTGGATCTGCGTGGTGGACATTGTGCGCCTCCTTTGTGGGGTGTGGAGTGTGGGGTGATTCTACCTGCGGGGTGGGTCGGATGGGGGTCGGATGGGGGTCGCGCTCTTACGCGCACGTACGCGCGCGCATTTAGTTGTTATTTGTGTCGCGCGCGGGGGCGGGTGCGCGGGGGCGCGCGCATTTAAGTTCTATTAACAACTCATGTTCGCGCGCGCTACGCCCGCGCCCGCCTTACGCGCGAGAGTGCCCTCCCGTACGGGCGTGTACGCGCGTAGGCGGAGAAAATCTGCAGAACGTGGAGGGGTCGCGGGCGCGTACGCGCGTATGAAGTGAATTGGTGCGTTTTCTATTTGGAAAACGGTGTTGATTTCCAGGGGTTTTCTGCAGAATTGGTTTTTATTTTGGATTTTTCTGTATGTTTTTCATATTGATGGGTGATTTTTCATGATTTTTGTGATTTTTAGCTGGAAAAGGGGTGGTTTTCATGATTTTTACATCAATTTGTTTCTAACACTGTTTTTAGCAATTGCAATTGAGCAAATTTTGTGTTTCACCTCAGGTTTGCCGGTACGTGGCCGGAGTCCCTTTTCTACATTTTTCGGGCTAATTGATGCGGGTCTAGCCCGTCCCGTCCGATCACTGAATAGTCCCTATTAGCAGGGATTTTCTAGACCCCCTAGTATCCAACCCTCCACCCTCCCGTAGCCTAGGGAGGCTACGTGGCGGGGATCTCGGTTTAGGGTTACGCGGATTCCCGTCCGACCCCCTAATAGGCTTAGGGAGCCGGAGACGGGCGCCGACGTTATCCCTCGGTCGAGCCGAGGAGAGAGGCGAGCGGTACTAGTCGGAGGAGCCGCGCGATCGCTACGCGCGGGCTTCGGAGGGGCGGTCTACGGCTTCCCCTCCCCCGCCCGCCCTATAGCCGCCCGGGGGACTCGATCGGACGCGCGTAGGGTCGCCGTCCCCCGTAGATAGGGGCGGCGCCCGGGCTCTAGAGCGTAGGCGCGCGAGCCGTAGACCTTCCTTCCTTCGGCGGGCCGCCGGGGTCGAGAGATTCGATTCGATTCTCTCGACCTCGGACGGCTCGCGAGGCGCGACCGGATTCCCGATTTCAATTTCCGGTATCGCGTCTCGCGAGCCGCGTACCGCGGTTCCCGATACCGGAACGGCAATTCCGGAGTTCCGAAGGAGGAACGAAATGTCCGTAAGTAAAAGTAACGAGAACAAAATCGCGAAGCTCGCGGCGGCCGGAAAGACCGACGCCGAGATCGACGCGGCCGTTTACGGCGGCGAGAAGAAGTGGTCGACTCGCGAGATCTCTTACGCGGCTCGCCGCGACGCGGGTCTAATCCCGAGTCGGGTCGGCTCGTTCGAGCGGATCGAAGACGTACGCGCGGCCGACGTTCGGGCGGTACTCGCCGAGTCGCCGACGGATCTCCGAGCGTACGCCCTCCCGATCGTCTTCGGGTTCCGCCCGACCCGGGCGAACGTAGACCGCCTCGGCGGCTACGCGGTAGCCGCGAAGCGACCGGGACGGCTCGCGTCCGGCGCGTATCGTAAGGCTCGCGCCTAGCAGGGATCGAGCGGGGGAGGTCGAGAGAATCCGATTCTCTCGACCCCTCCCCGGTCGCGCCTAAGCGACCGAAGGAGGAGGGACGCACCACCCGAGCGGGAAAAGCGGCAAGGCATAAGCACGCCGTCAAAAACCCCCGTGTAAGCGTACGTCCCGCTTCCGCACGTCCTCGATTCAACCGAATAATCCGAATCGAGGAGCAATTCAATAAGCCCCGAAGGAGGGTCAGTGGCAAAACGTAAAAAGCCGGCAAAAAGCAGAGGGCCGGTATCGACGAAGTCCGCAAGAAGCCCGGGACAAAGCCGGGATTCAAGAATAAGCGGAGCAACCGCTACGCCCGCAATCGACCGCGAGCTAGCAGTCGCCGAAGCGTGCGACGCATTCGTAGGCAAAACGACGACAGTGTTCTTCAAGAAGAAGCGCACGAAGCGTACAAAACTCGGGCCTGCGGGCTCAACGTATAACGGACAAGCGGTCAAAGGCGAGAAGTGCGGAGCACTCGCGATCATGTCGCTATTCAAAGACGGCAAGCGAGTTCACCGCTGTGCGAAGCATATCGCGGCGTAACAAGCCGCGCGTTGAAGGTCGAGCGAAGGACAACCCGCTCGGCCTTGAACGATAAAAAACAAAGGAAGGTACACATGTACAAGTGGAAAGATGCTTGGCCAACGTATATCACGGCTGCGCCAATCGTCGTCATCATCTGCGCACTCATTGGGCGCGCAGTCGGACATCTGTAGCAGAAGCTGCGTCGTGGACAACCGACGCGGCTTGTACTACAGAACACAAAAACGAAGGAGGGCCAATGAAGCCAGAGTTCATAGCAAAAGTTTGGACAGCAACTGACCGCGAAGTCAAAGCTGACTGGATCGCCAATCAGTATGAAGGCGAATATGTCAGCCCTCACTGGACAGTAGCTGGTGTCCAAGGTGATCAGATCATCTTCTACTGTTACGCCGAGCAACTCGGATATGAAATCTGTGTCTGGATCAGTGATTTCGATCCTAGCAACCGCTATGGCGGCGGCGAAGGGCTTGACAGCAGACCGACATTGCGAGGAATCGTGATGTGTATTGAAGGCGAATGCGGCTGGATCAGCATCAAGGATCACAGTATCGTCAACTGATAGAAGCTGCTACTCAGGACAACGTGTAGCGGCTTGTGTCAGCAGACACAGAACCAAATAAAAACAAAACGAAGGAAGGTCGTAAAATGAAAGGCGCATTCATCACCATTCTGCTGCTACTCAGCCTCTTTGTAGGCGGTGGAGCATTCGCACTTCACGGGATCACCGACGCGAGCGATAAGTCAAGTGCTCAGGTCGATCCCAATGCTTTCGCTATCATGCCAATTGGCGTCAGCGAAAGCTACGTGAGAAGCTCGTTCGGCAGTCCTCAGAGCAGCGACGACACAACTGTCGGTGGCTACGGCGGCACATTGAACAGCCGTTGTATCTACTACGGCATTCTCAGCCAGAACGGCAGCTATCAGTTCTGCTTCGACAACGGCAAGCTCGTCTCGAAAAGCAGGTATTGAGTAGCAGCTCTGTCAGATATAATCCGACAGGGCTGGTGTTCAAACCACCAAAACGAAGGAGGGTCGCACAGAATGAAAGCAGAAAAGGGAAAAGTCTGCGTCGTGCCTCGCATTCCCGATTGCGATTTCTGCAATCAAGAAGGCATGAAGACACCAGGGCCGTACGACTTCAAAACTCGTTACGGGCCGTGGGGTCATGGCTGCGATAAGCACTGGAAGCTGTATCGAGCGTACGACAGCTTGGGCACAGGTTCCGGCCAGCTCTGGATCACAAAGGATCAGGTGACAGCGTGAGCGTTAAGCGCGTTTCACTGATCCCGGTCAGCGACAAGCAAGTGAAAGTCGTGTCCATCATCGATCAGAAAGAGATCGAATCCGTCAAGATCATTCACGTAGACGACGGTGAACGTCTGATCGAGAAGCTGATCAACCACGGCTTCAATCGCGTTGACACCAAGTTCAGAGCAGCCGTCTTCGTCAAGCAGATCCCATGAAAGAAATGACTGAGTCTGAGTTTCGTCAGGATCTAGAGCACACAGCAGAGCTGTATGCCAAAGACATCATTGGTGATTACCCAGACATCGACACGAACTACGAGTGCTACGTGTACGAGATTGACGGCAGACTCGTCGGCTACATCTACATGGGTGACGCTGGCGAGTGGGCTTTCATCGACAAGTTCGACCAGTTCGACACTTGCGATGAAGAAGGTACACAGCTTCACGACGCCTCGGAATATCTCGATCGCGTCAAGGCGCTGTCACCGTACAAAAGCTGGTGACTAGCAGCTGCTCCGGGAGTTGTCCCCCGGAGCGGTTGGTATTCATCACAACGAAGGAGGGTCAAATGGCAATCATCAGGTGTTTCGGATGTCCGACAACCATGGTCACGGAAAGCACCGACGACAACATCATCGTCAGAACATGGCTCTGTTCGGAATGCGTTCACGAGCGTGGGCTCACGCCTAAGCTCGCAGAACGTATTGCGATCGAGGATGCCAAGTGGGGCAACCCTGCTTGCATTTGGGAAGCATGTCCACCAGAGCTGATGAAGATGCTCATGGTGCCGATCACAGACAACATCGAGATCGAGGCAGAGAACGCTGGCCTCGAAGAAGACAACCCTCATCGTGATGGTTGGATGGCTCATAAGATCGCACATCGTGTCGTCACGGTCATGAACCACATCTGGTTCGGGCCGGAGGTTCTGCTGAGATGACAATGGGAACATTCGAGATCAGAACGTGGTACGATGGCAGAGGCGCAGGGACATTCCGCAAAGTTGCTGTCATCGAAGCACCAACCGCGATGCACGCTTTGCATGATTTTGCGGGAAACAGACAACGCATCATCCGCGAGCGCCGAACAGGAAACGACACCCACCAGTGGATCGCAACAATCCTAATCGGCAACGGAAGGCTGCGAGACTTCATCGCTGTTCGTATTTGATCAGCCGCTGGCACATCGCAGAGTGTGTTGGCGGGTGCTCAAATGAGCATCATCCGAAGGAGGGTCAAATGAAACCACTCGGGAACAGCATCGATGTAAGGTGACCATCAAGATCCCAAAACGATGGCAAGATCAGTTCGTCATTCTCTGGATGGCGTCCCGACTCCTCGTGTTGGGAATTGTGATCGCGCTCTTGATCATAGGCGTGTACGTGTTCCTAGTAGCACTATCGCCTTCATCATGAGTTACGTCAAGTTCATCTTCATCGACATCCCGGCAGCAATGTTCACCATCGCACTCATCATGGCATGGTGGCGATTGCACGGTCGTGGGATCAAGGATGTTATCAGGAAAAACGACATTCGCGAGTACACTGCCAAGCCGAAGCCACAGCCAGCAGCAAAGCCACCCAGGACGCCAGTCAAGAAGCCGATCTGGGAGCAGAGGTTCAGTCCGTCCGATCAGCAAGCTATCCTCCGCGAGATCCATAGACTGCTCACAGAGAAGCTGAGATCGGATGAAGATTGAATAGCGACTCACTCACCTAACAGTGAGTGGGTCGGTGTTCATACGACACCACGAAGGAGGGCAGAATGCCACTCAACATATATGTGGAGCGGAAGGGTAAGCGTCGCAAGGATCTCATCTGGGATCAGCAGATGCTTGACTTCTGCTACACCGTGGCCTACATGGATGAAGATCCAGACAGAGAATATCAGATTGGCAAGAAGTTCTCGGATCTCGGCACCTGGACGTTCGATCCAGACAACAAGCTTGAATCGAAATGGTCAGGGCAAGAGTTCGAGCACTACGTCACATTCCAATTCGGTGTGTACTACATCGAGGGCGACTGTGGCCTGGTGACAGAGGGCGAACAGGTTGTTAAGCACAAGCATCGCTTTCTTCACTCGCAGATGGAGAAGCCAGTCATCTTCCTGCCCGGAGACAAGATCGTCGCATGGAGGTCACATAAGTGATCAAGGTCAAGATGACCCAAGAGGCTTTCAATACCATGACTACAGCGCAGAAGAAAAGCATTGATGTTCTTCTTAACAACCCGAAACTTGAAAACGTGGTTGTTCAGAAGGGCGGACTCGATCTGCCGAACAACTATCTGTGCTTCACGATGCACTGGACTGATCATGGTCAGCCGATCTACGGCGGCATCTCGCCCCAGGGCCAGGTGTCGACATGATCACGCTAGAACAAGCCAAGGCGTTGAAGCCCGGCGACGTTCTGCATCATGACTTCTACAAGAATGCCGACGGTACGTGTCAACGCTGGCGAGTGAACGGCCAGGTAAAAACCTGGAAAACCCAGCCAAATCGCATTCGCGTGCCCATCAAGTTCGGGCTGAGAGTCTACGATGCGATCGACAGCCAGGGTGATCTCGATCTCGTTCATCTTGAAAGCGAGTGCCCAGGATGAGACTTGTTGGCTACTGCACCAAGTGTCACAAATTCAAGTACGTCCAGGTCACATCGCAGGATCTATTTCAAGCACAGATCACCGGAAGCAACATCGTGGCCGGCATCTGTGACGACTGCGAGAAAAAGAAATGAGTAGCGCGTCTTCCCCGCATGGGGTGGGCGCGGTACTCATCCGAGTACCGCAACGAAGGAGGGTCAGATGGATGAACCCGAGCTGATTCCAACTCCGTGGTATCTCGAAGTTGCCGATGATCTCTCTCTCGTATCAAGAGTCTCACTTCCCGAAGGTGATGTCGAGATGATCATCTGCGACAGCATGGGCACGCCGATGTTCAAGCTAGAGATCCGTCAGAAGCTCGACCCCGAGGAACCAGCAGCTGACAACGAGACGCCGAGTGTCGTCAGGGCCGACATGGACGTGTTCTCAGCGACCAACTACGGGCCTGACTCGCCCGAGTGGGCCCCGATGATCAGAGGTATCATCTACCAAGAAACAGTCAGCTGAGTAGCGAGTCTCACAAAGACAATTGTGAGGCTCGGTGTTCAGAAGAGCACCAGAAGGAGGGTAGCGTGGACGAACCACACGTTGTGTACGAAGTGTGGATGGGTGGCGAATCCGGCGAAGGCACGTTCAAGAAGTTCACGGAGCTGGCAACAGCGACGTTCTACATCCGTCATCTTCTGGAAAACGCTCCGGTACATACTCACATCCATATCGTCTCACACCTCAGCAATGAATACCACGGATAACAACTGAGTAGCGCATCCTGCCCTCGAAGGCAGGGTGTGGTGCTCAGCCGAGTACCAGAAGGAGGGTCAAATGGTGAAGACACGTCAAGTGCTTGTTCATCGAAAGTGGCGAACAGTGCACAGTCTTCGCAGCGATGGCACAGCTTGCTGTGGTGGGGATTATCATGGCGGGCCGCAATACATTCTGATGCTGGCCAACCAAGTTAAGTCCAGCGATCCAGAATGTCAGACACGGGCATGCGAAATCGGGCGTAACTGATGGTGACTCTTCAAATCAGGATGCAGATCACGCCCAGTCTTGACAGCAGCTTGAAGTACCATGAGCGGAACTCATCGGGCGAACCCGTCTGCGGACAGCCCGTGAAGCCGTGGAATGGTCATCCAATGGTGCTGGTCAAGACTCGACATCCCATTACTTGCCTCAAATGCCTGAAGTGACTTGATCAGCGGCTCATCTCAGCAATGAGGTGGGCCGGTGCTCAGCCGAGTACCAAACCCGAAGGAGGGCATATGGCAACGACAGCCTGGACAGAGGATCCAGCATCGGAGAATCAGCTTGAGTATCTCCACGATCTCGCCAAGAAGCATGAGATCACGGAGAAGCAAGCTGCTTTCATCGCCAAGGTCGATGCCGGCACGCGAAAGCTCAGCAAGGGCGAAGCGAGCCGGATCATTGACGTCATGAAGGGACTGCCTAAGAAGCAGGTCAGTCGAGACTGGCCTGACATCCCGGCCGGCAGGTACGCAGTGGTCGATCCGATGGACGATGTCCTGAAGTTCTACCATGTGGACAAGCCGACCGAGGGCAAGTGGGCAGGCTACACATTCCTGAGCGTCCGTGCATCGGATGAACGCTATCCGATCAAGAACACGGAGCACAGGAAGTCTATCATGACGGAGATCGCCAAAGACCCCAAAGAGGCTAGCATGCGCTACGGGCGCGAGCTGGGCCATTGCGGGATCTGCGGACGGACGCTCACCGACGAGCGCAGTCGCGCACTCGGCATTGGCCCAATTTGTGCGGCGAAAGAAGGCTGGTGATGGCTCAGGTCAACATTAGCGTGACTCGTGTCGGACATGTCGTAACGGTGAAGACATCCACGAACAAGGAGATCTTCAGCGTTGAGTACAAGAACCGAGGCGAGATCATCGACTACTGTCTCTGGCTAGCTCGGACTGGTAACGTCAACGCCGACCGCCAGACGATCGTGGATCTGCTGAAGGCCAACAAGGTGATCACATGACCGAGCCCGAACACGCCTGGGAAGAAGCTGAGCGCGAGATGCGCGAGGCCGGCATCAAGCTTGACAACATCCCAGATGTCGAGCGTGGCCCTGGTGATCAGCGTCCATTCATGTGGCTCGACGCTCTCTGTCTGCTGTGGTACCGCAATAAGCGGCTGCCGACAGCATGGGAGCTAGCTAGAGACATGTTCGATGAGTGGGATAATCCTTGCTCAGCAAGTGAAGCGCAAGAATTCCTGGACTCGATCACATGAGCTACACGTTCTCTCACTGGAGCGATCGCTTCGGCGATCAAGTCAGCAAGATGCGCGAAGCTGAGACGGGCGAAATCTATCTGACCATGCGCGACGAGTGCGACGAAGATCTGTTGCACGACTGGTACATGGCGGGGATGAAGCCCAAGGAAGCAGCCAAGCGGTTTATGGCCGGGGAAGCGCGTGCGAAATGAGCACACGACGACCGATTCCAGTTCCACACTCCAGCAATGTCGAGTCGATCTCTTGGGATAGTGACAAGAGCATCATGTACGTCACATACAAGAGCGGCAAGACGTACGCCTACACAGGCGTGCCATACCAACGTGCTGTTGTAGCGGCTAACGCGCAAAGCGTTGGCAGCTATATCAACAAGCACATCAAGCCGCACTACCCAGTCCAGCAAGTCGGATGAAGCCCGGCGGCCAGATAACTCATGGTCACTGTGAGGGTGGAAAGCCTACCAGCACATACCGAATCTGGACGACAATGAAACAGCGTTGCATGAATCCTAATGCCGATTCGTACTACAAGTACGGAGCACGAGGCATTAAGGTTTGCGAACGCTGGCTCAAGTTCGAGAACTTCCTGGCGGACATGGGAGTACGACCACCAGGCAAGCAGATCGACAGAATCGACAATGACGGGAACTACGAACCCGGTAATTGTCGATGGGCAACTATCCAAGAACAAAGAGACAACAGAGACACTCCGTTACAAGCATACATACGACGGATGTCAGGGTAGTTGCAGCTCCCGGTTGACTCTGCGGTCACCGGGGGCTGGAGTCACCCGACTCCGATTACACGAAGGAGGGTCATGCTGAAGTGACAAATCTGCCGAAGCTCCTCAAGGTCAAGGTCGTTACTTATGATGAGGCTGGCGTCACAGCTGCGATCCAGCTCCCGGTATTGCCAGAACGAATGGATTGGGAGCACGACCTCATCTTCAAGATCGGAAACCGTGTGATCTTCGGCTTATTCATCCATCGCTACGAGAACGACGACATCGGTGTTGAATTGTTCGACGCCCATGATCCCGATCCCGTGGCGATTCACAAGTTCACGGAGGCATAATGGTTGAAGCACCACAGGAGAACATCGTCTTGGACAACGTCGAGTCGGTCTTGGTCGAGGAGTCAGATGGCAACGCCATCTACTTTATCAGACGAGAGACTGTGCCCGTAAACAGGCCGAGAAACCCCAAGAGGGAATTGATGCCTGTCGAGTTCTTCACCGACGAACATGGAAACCGATGGGTGAAGTTCTGGCCCAAAAACGGCCCTGCCAAGGGCAAGCAGATGTCCATCCCGATCGAGCGCCTGATCGGCGTCATCCACAAATGACACAACCGCCAATCTTTCTGTCACCACGCTGGTTCCGTATATTGTGGATGATCATTCGGGAGAGATGGCGAAAGTAGTGATCAGCGGCTGGTACCTTTGGGTGCCGGCCGGTGCTCATGAGAGTACCGTAACCGAAGGAGGGTCAATGCCGAGAATGACAGCCAAGGTCGTGCTGGAGGAGTCCATCCTGGACATCCGAGCCGGACACTGGCTCTGTGGCGAATTGATGCAGGAAGCGGAAGCTAACGGCAACAAGAAGCCGCACGGCTGCGCCGTCGGCCTCGCAGTCATCAACGCGAAGCTCGCTCGTGTCGTCATCGCAAAGTCTGACGACTGGGACTCGGGCTTGACGGCATACTGCCCGACGATCCAGAACCCATCGCACTACTTCAAAGGCGGTGAATTCCCCAAGGCCAGGTTGAAGGCATTGGAGAAGTCGTTGCGTGCGCTCGCGCTGGCGATTCCGAGAAGCGAACGGCCTGAGGTAACAAACAACTTCGGCGAGATTGAACAAGAAGACCTGACACTCAGCGACGACGAGATCAAGGATTACAGCATCGAGCAGCTGGAGTCGCTCATCATCGAGTACAACGACTCCAGCATCGACGAAGGACGAGCGATGGACTGGTTCAAAGCAGCATACGACAGCATCAAGAGGTGAGCTGCGAGTCTACTCCATTGGAGTAGGCTCGGAGTTCATCAGAACTCCAGAAGGGAGGGTGCTCTGATTGGATGATCCAGTCTACATCATGATTGAAGTAGAGGTTGAGTGGCTTGTCGGCCCCGAACAAACGCCTGAGCAGATACGTGCACATTTGGCCCAGATGCTCAATCCGACAGATGGCGAAGCAGACGTTATCATCGGCGTCAATGAAGCATCTTCATACAGGATCGTCAGCGCGAAGTGATCTGCGAGTCTGTCCGTCCGACACGACGGATAGGCTCGGAGTTCATACGAACTTCAGAAGGAGGGTCAATGCTTAAAGCAGAAGCTGGTTGGATTCAGTCATTCGAGTTCCCAGGCCTCAAGGTCGTACAGATGAAGTTCTGTGAGGCCTGCAACATGAAGCTCGGGACTCACAATGAGGCCTGTGTACATGTCGCCAAAGAACATCCGAAGCTGCTCCAGGTGGACAACGGCGATCTCTCAGTCGTCCGTGTCGCTTTGAATCCATACAACGCACGCGAGCGAACGCTCACGACTCGCCAGTACCTGCTCCACAAGGGCGAGCCTGTCAAGGAAGCGGGCTATCAAGTCGAGAGCTTCGCTGAAGGTGCAGCCTGGGCGCTTGCATTGACGAGTTAACTATGCCGATCAAAACCCCTGGTAATCATGGGGTTTTGGTCGGGATGGTTGGCTAGCCATCCAGGCCACTTTACGATATCATCCCTAGTGGCCTAATCCACCACTACCACGAAGGAGGGACTCATGGCCAGAGTCGCAAAGGGTGCTGACCCCACCATGGTTCAGAAGGTGGCCCCCGTTATCAAGAAGATGGGGGACGCCAAGGACAGCGCCAAGTTCGACGCGATCCAGGACAAGTACAAGGTCGCCAGGCCAATGGCGGCCCAGATCCTGTACGCGGCGGAAGTTGTGATCGACCCGAGCTTGAAGTTCAAGCTCACCGAGGCCAACGTCAAGAAGGCACGGGCTCGCGGTCTGCGCGTCGAGCGCATCGCAGCGTACACCGGCGTCAGCGTCTCCCAGCTCAAGAACGAGTATGGCGACGTGCTGGAGAAGCACTCCATCAGTCGCGGCCGGAAGGCCAGCGCCAACGGGGCATCGGCCAGCAAGAAGCCGGCATCAGATACGACTGAGAAGCGCGGCCCCGGTAGGCCGAAAGGAAGCACCAACAAGCCCAAGTCCGACAAGGTGCGTCGGAGGTCGGCACTCTCCCAGCGCCCTTAGTTCACATCGATGTTGATGATGAACTGAAGGCGTTGCTAGAAGGCAGGAGCGTGCGTACTCGAAGCGAACTCATGAACGCTGATGACGAGACTTCCATCACGTTCACAGACGAAGTGTTCTGCGCCAAGTACATACGCTTCCTGCCTGCTGGCCAGACGTCATCAGGCTTCCGAAAGCAGCCACTCGTCCAGTTTTACTCCGACCGAATGGTGGATCGAGGACGTGAGATCCACACGAACATGCGAACGGTTGGGCTGGAAGATGTGGTCGGGATCAAAGGACTGAACGACGATCAGATCAAAACGATCGTTCAGGAAGTCCGGCACAACAGACTCCCCGAGCAGACACGCTCAGGCGTCAAAATTGTAGCCAAGACCCGGCGACGGAGCCGATTGAAGAAGTGAGTGGCGAGGGCGGGGCAACCCGCCCCACCGCTCGGGGTGTCTCTGGCTTCCTGCTTCCAGGGACATCCCGAGGGGTGAAGACGCCCCTTGCAGCCGTTGTCCATGGCTGCAGCACATTGTAGGATACATCGAAGGAGGGTGCCAAGTGGGTAAAACCACTGGTGTCGTTGCAGAACTCTCTCCGGATGGCAAGAGGATCTGGTTGACGTTCTCGTACGACCACCGTACCAAGGACACCATCAAGTTCAAGGTGCCAAACAGCCGGTTCGTTCCACCTGAGAAAGGTGGCCCGGCTTGGTCAGTGCCACTCGATCTCGCGACTGGCCGCATCCTGCGTCTACTGTTCCAGAACACTCTCACGCTGGGCCCGAAGCTGCTCCAGTGGGGCCGGGACGAGGTTCAACGTGAGCGGAATCTGTCGAGCCTCGCGCTCGCAGAAGATGCAGAGCTGGCCTATTGTCCAGACTCGGTGCCAGAGCTTGTAGCACTTATTGCAGGCGACGGAACTGAGGACTGGCCAGATCGGCCGTATCAGCGAGCAGACATCGCGTTTCTGGCGGCGACTAACGCCGGCAACCTGAACCAGATGGGCCTCGGGAAGACCATCGAAGTCATCGGTGCGATTCATGAAGCCCAGATCGAACAAGGCGAACATCTGATCATAGCACCGAAAACTGCTCTGGAGACTGTCTGGCAATATGAGCTAGAACGGTTCACCGAGATCCCGGTGTTCACGCTCTACAGCGAGACACCTGCGAAGGAGCGCAACGCGCTTCCTGAGCAGATCATGGAAGCTGTAGCAGTCCATGGTGGATATGCCTTTGTCACAACTGCGAGCATGGTACGCTCGAAGTCGTGGCGAGACGTGTTCCTTGAAGCGAACTGGACGAGTATCACCATCGATGAGTACCACAAAACGGGGCTCTGCGAAAGCTCATCCCAGTTCTCGAAACTCGCCAAGGCCATGGTACGGAAAGAGCAGAAGCGAATCCCCATGAGCGGTACGCCTATGGGTGGTAAGCCAATCAGACTCTGGTCGGCGCTGAACTTCATCGACCCCGACAGATTCAGCTCAAAGTGGAAGTGGGCTGAGCAGTGGCTGGTAATCGAGAGCGGTTTCAGGAATCACAAGATCATCATGGGCCTGAAGCCCGGCATTGAAGAGGCGTTCTACGCCTATCACGCGCCGTATATCGTGCGTCGGCTCAAGTCGGAAGTCGCAAGCCAGCTGCCTCCAAAGCAGCCGGTGGAAGTCATGTGTGATATGTCCCCGAAGCAAGCAGCTCAGTATCGTGAATTTGCGCGAGCTGCTGAGATCCGCATCGAGAAACAACATCTGTCTGCCACCAACATCCTGACGGAGTATCTGCGACTAAAGCAGTTCGCCAACGCAGTCTGTCTCATTCATGAGTACGAAGTGCCATGCAAGCACAAGAGAAACGAAGGCATGTTGCATGGATGTGAAGACTGCCTAGGTGAGGGGATCGAGATCAAGCAGAAGTTGATCCCAACTGAGGATTCTGGGAAGCTGCCACAGCTGCTCCAGAAGCTCAACGAAACTGGTATCGACGCGGATGATCCCGAAGGTGATGCTCAAACGATTATCGCTAGCCAGTTCAAGGAAATGATCAACATGGTGGCTAACTGGCTTGAGAAGCAGGGCATCCCAGTAGCGTTGATCACAGGCGATACCAAGGGCAAGGATCGTGTACGAATCCAGCGTGAGTTCCAGAAAGGAACCGGCCCGAGAGTCGTCTGTATGACCACGACTGCCGGCGGCGTGTCAATCACGCTCGATCGAGCCGATACTTGCCACATCTTGGACGAGACTTGGAACCCGGACGACCAGGAGCAATTGGAAGACCGGATTCACAGGATCTCGCGGATCCATCAGGTGACCTGCTACTACTACCGCAGCCGGAATACCGTCGAACAATACATCCAGGATACGACGGCAACGAAAAGCAAGCTGAATGAGATCATCTTGGATGTACATCGTAGAGCGATGAAAGACCTCGGAAAGAAGTAAAATCTCTTTACAATCAATTGAAACATGTGTTCATTCGCGCGCGTACGTACGCCCGCCTAGGAGAAATCACTATTTGAATCTCCCCGCCTACGGGCATACGTGCGCGCGTATACGCGCGTAGGCGGGGATTTTTCACGGCCTCGCGCGTAGGGACGCGCGCGTATAGATAACATATCATTTCCTACCGGGGCGCGCGCGCGCGTAAGCAATTCTCATCAATCGCGAAATCCCTGGAAATCGAGGGATCGCAAAACTCGACATAACTCGGCATCGCGAAACGGGTGCGGATCGTCTAGGGTTCTCGTAGCGAGCTTCGCCGTTCGCATATCATCAATTTGGAGGGAGCGTCTTGCCCATTCCGCAACTCAGAACATCAGAACGCACCACCTTTGAGCGTTGTCGATTCCTGTGGTACCAGAACTACTTTCTAGCACGTAGACCCAACATCGACCGACCGCCATTGCGCTTCGGGACGCTCATACACGGCGCGCTGGCTGCCTACTACAAGCCGGGCAAGAAGCGCGGGCCGAACCCAGCATTGACCTTCGAGCGCCTGTACGAGGCAGACGCGAAGGTCGCTGGTGAGTTTGGCTTCAAAATCGAAGATGACGAAGTGTGGGCTAACGCTGCCGAGCTAGGCCCGGCAATGCTCACAAACTACGTCGATCACTACGGAGCAGACGATGAATGGGAGGTACTCGCGACCGAGTACCCGTTTCGCATCCGCATCAATCACGCAACCCCGTTCTACTACACCGGCGTCGTAGATGGGGTCTGGCGACATCTGCCGACCAAGAAAGTCTGGATGCCGGATCACAAGACCACGAAAGGGATCGAGCGTCATCCGCGTTGGCTGCTCCTGGACGAGCAGGCGGGATCGTATTGGACATTCGGACGTGAGGCCATCTATCGCGCGAAGCTGATCCCTCGCAGTACGCAGCTCTCTGGTCTGCTCTTCAACTTCTTGCGCAAAGCGCCACCCGACCAGCGCCCGAGGGATAATGGTGGCAACTACCTCAACAAGGACGGCTCGATCTCAGCTAAGCAGCCAGCACCCTATTTCGATCGCAAGCCGGTATTCCGCGACGACAAAGACAGCGCGTCTGTCTACGATCGCGTTCAGAAGCAGTGGCAGCAGATCCACGACGCGAAGCAGAGCGCCTCCACGTTCCGCGAGAACAGCATTCTCATCTACAAGAACGCCACGAAGTGGACTTGTCAGGGATGTAGTATGTTCGACATCTGCGAGGCCCACGAGATCAAGTCCGACTGGGAGGAACTGATGGAAGCAACGACCCAGACCTGGGATCCATACGCGGAGCACGAAGTCATTGCCTCGGAGCAGAAGTGAGCAGCAGCGAGGCTAAGACTGGGATCATTCCCACCCAGAAGCGCGCGAGCCTGCTCGACGATATGCGCGACCGGCCCGGCTCGCTGATCCTGTACGCGGCAGAGTGGGCAGGGATCGCGCTGATAGTGATCGGTTTACTCTCGCTCGTATTTGTTCTCTGCGTCGGCGGCTACGAGCTAGTCCAGCAGGCATCGTGATGGGCGCAAAAGACCGCCGCATCGCCGAGTTGGAGGATGAACGGGACAGGCTGCTGGAAGTCATCCTCCGTGCTACCGCGTTCGTCGAGGAAACTCGTGCTGCTCTGGCTGGCGAGGAGAAGCCAACTTCCATCAGGGCGATGATGGACGGGGAGAAACCGTGACGATCTACGTCGATTGCCCGAGCTGCGCGAAGCTGCGTCCCTGGGGCAGGCCCGAGCTAGTCATCAAGGGCGAGAAGCGATGTCGCTACTGTGCCGCGAAGCCGGTCAAGAAGACGCGCAGGAAATATTCTCGAATTGCTATAGGGCAAAAATCCAATTTTTAGTTGCAGCGATATGACATTTCAAAATCATCCAGTCGTATGTATGGATTGCCGCCGACCGGCGCGGCTAAACCAGTCATTGATGATCTACTACTGTCCGATCTGCAACAGGTCGGTGACTGCTGAAGAAGTCTACGAGCAGCTAGGAGAGGAGGTGAGAGATGGCTAAGCCAGCTGACATCCAATCAATCAAGCCCAGCAAGCACTATCGCATACTGGTCTATGGTGATCCTGGATCGCGCAAGACGACGCTGGCTGGGAGCGGTGGATCGAACACGCTCATCGTTCACCCCTACGTCGAGCACCTAGACGCGATCAAGAACTGCGGTGCTGACCATTGGTTGGTTAAGGATTGGTCTGGGATGAATGAAGTCCTAGCGTGGGCCAGACACGAGGGCAATTCATACGAGTGGATCTGGCTCGACTCGATCTCGTGTTGGCAGGATGTCGGCCTTGATGACATCTTTGACGTAGCCAAGCGACGCAACCCTAACCGCGCTAACGCTTGGTGGGACAAGGGCGACTACGGCGTCAACATGGGACGGATCGCGGAGTGGGTCAGATTCATGATGGGTTGCGATCTGTTCCATCTTGGCATCACAGCCCACCAGTTCTGGATGGAAGTCCAGGAAGGTGAACCAGACGAAGAAATGGGGCCGCAATACATCGAACGCATGATGCCGTGGATCCAGGGCAAAGGTATGCCCCAGCGGATCTCGGGCTACATGCAGATGGTCGGCTACCAGACAGTTCACGACAGCGAGACGAGGAAGGGGGAACAATATACGAAGACTCGATTCAAAGGCAACACATCCTTCTACGGGAAGGATCAGTTCCATGCATTTCCGAATGGTCAGGTGATCGACCTGACTGTGCCGAAGCTAGAAGCAGCAATCAAGCAGGCGCGTGGAATCGCGCCCACCACTACCAGACGCAGGAGGAATAGAGTTGCCAGCGATTAGATATGACGTGAGCGATGTCGAGTCGGGTGCCGGCGAACAAGCACCGCCGAAAATCTACAAGGCCAAGATCATGACTGCCGAGCATCGGACAGAGAAGTCCGACGGCACCAAGATCGAAGGCAAGGGTGACTTCCATATCACCGTCTCGGTCGGTGACAAGTTTGCTCCGCTCCACTCATACATCGGTCTGTACGACGCAACGGCATGGAAGCTGCGTGAGTTCACGGACGCGCTCGGGATGCCCGCGAAGGGCTCGCTCGATCCCAAGAAGCTCATCGGCAAGGAGTGCCGTGTACAGGTCACGAAGGACGAGTACGACGGCGCGTACAAGGCTCGTCTGAAGACTTGGCTCGCCGCCAAGGAGGTTGAAGAGGGCGAGGACGCCGACGCCGATGAAGCCGATGAAGAGGAGGAAGCAGAAGACGAGGACGAGGTTGACGAGGAGGAGGAGGTTGAAGAAGACGAAGAAGCAGAAGAGGAGGAGGACGAGGAGCCAGAAGAGGAAGAAGCAGATGACCCTCTCGCTGAACTCGATCGCTCTGAACTCAAGAAGTACATCAAGGACAACGAGCTAGAGGTCAAGGTCACCACCAAAATGTCGGACGACGACATCCGTGCTGCGATCGTGGATGCCGAGGGCGACGACTACGATGACTGGTCGCTCGGTGACCTGAAAGAGGAGTTCAACAAGCGAGATCTCTCGCTCAAGAAGGGAGCAAAGTCCACGAAGGCAAACCTCATCGCCGCGCTCCGCGCCGACGACAACGAGGAGCCTTTCTAGCAACATGCCGATTAAGAACGGGCAGATAAGGCAACTCCGCGACTACTTCGTCACGGATGCGCCACGCGAAGATGGCGAGTGGTACTTACTGTGCCCTCTGCATGAGGACACGGTTCGCTCTGCCTCCATCAACGTGTACTCTGCTCAATTCTTCTGCCAAGCGGGCTGCGGCGGCTGTACGGTGACGGATCTCATCAAGCAGAAGCCTCGATGGATCGCGCCGAACAGTCAAGCCGCAGTCCGCAGTCGCAGGAATGGTGGGCGACCGCGCCGCGCAAAGGAGGCGTTGTCGCCTGCCATGGCTGATGCCTGGGCACAGAACCTGATGGATGAGGAAACTGCGCTGGACGAGATCGTAGGGCGTCGCGGGCTCACATCCGACACGCTCAAGCGGTTCAGGATCGGGTGGGACAAAGACAAGCACGTATACACGATCCCTGTCTACGGGCCGGACGGAGAGCTATGGAACATCCGTCAATACACGCCGCGTCCGAAAGGCGACACGAAGATCTGGGGCATGAGTGGGCACAACACGCCACGTCTCTATCCAGCCGACCAGCTCGTTCATGACACACTCGTAGTCTGCGAAGGAGAATGGGATGCGCTCGCGACGATCCAAGCTGGCTATCCAGCTATCACCAAGACCGGATCGGCCAAGATCTGGAAGCAAGAGTGGAGTGAGGCTTTCAGGAACAAGTTGGTCTACCTCTGCCATGACCGCGATGATACTGGCGTGGATGCTAACCGGGTCGTGGCTCGTGCTCTCTCTCGCGTTTGTGACGTCCGTGTTGTTGTTCTACCGTACGAGCTGACTGAGAAACACGGCAAGGATCTGTCTGACTTCTGGATGGAGCACGATCGTGAGGACTTCGAGCAGCTGCTCAGGGACGCCCAGCCCTGGCGAGCAAAGGAGTCGCATGAATCAGGGCCAGAGACTATCTCGGTGCTGGACAGTAGTGACGCGAAGAACATCGCGAAGCCTGTCAACCTAATTGTGACGATCAAGGGGAAGAAGGAGCCGGGTTACACCGTGCCACGCACTGCCCAGCTAACGTGTACGCGTGACGCTGGAGTCAAGTGCCAATTCTGCCCCATGAAGGCCACTGGCGCGGCCGAAGTCACGATAGGCGGCGACAGTCCGACGATACTGGCCCTGATTGATGCGAACCAGCAGCAGCTATTCGATTCGATCAGGAAGGAATACGGGGCGGTCAAGTGCGGGAAGCTCATCATCGAACCGAAGGAATACCAATCAGTGGAGGTTCTATATGCCCGCCCGTCCCTCGATCACTCTGACAGTCAGGAAGCAGGATCGTACAAAACTCTACGCATCATTAGTACTGGCCGACACGATACACTTCCCAATAACACTGTCGTTGCGCTTGGGGCGCTTCACCCGAACCCAAGAGATCAACGAAACGAGTTTCTCTCTTGGGAACTCGCTCCCGTATCAACCTCTCTGGACAATTTTGAGCTGGATAGGACATCAGCTCGCGAACTACGTCGATTCCAAACAACCACCAAATCCCGGCCCGTCAAGAAGCTGAGACAGATCGCGGAGGCGATGGGTGAGCACGTGACCCGCATTACCGGACGCTGGGAGATGCATGCTATCTTTGATCTCACGCTACATTCTGTTCTTTCGTTCAAGTTTAACGGCAAACTCATCCGACGCGGATGGCTCCAATGTTGTGTATACGGTGACACTCGAACTGGTAAATCCGAAGCGGCAAGGCAGCTCCTCCGTCACTATGGTGCAGGTGAGATCGTCGGTGGAGAATCTGCGTCTTATGCAGGACTTGTTGGCGGTCTGCAGCAGCTTGGCGGAAAGGAATGGGTTGTCACATGGGGTGTCATTCCGCTCAACGACCGTCGAGCGGTTGTGATCGATGAGATCTCCGCGCTCTCGTACGAGGACATCGGCCACATGTCCGACCTGCGCCACGACGGAGTAGTGCGCATCTCCAAGATCCAGCAGGAGGCGACGCACGCCCGGACGCGCATGATTTGGTTAGCGAACCCCCGCAATGGAGGAAACATGGGCCAGTTCACGTACGGGGTAGACGCGCTACGCCCGCTGATCGGCGCGATGGAAGACATAGCCCGCTTCGACATGGCGATGGCCGTGACGATGCACGACGTTCCGGTCGAGCAGTACAACGTTCGGTTCGAGCCAAGTGAGAACCGATTCACGGCTAGTCTATGCCACAAGCTACTGCTATGGTGCTGGACGAGGAGGCCCGATCAAATTGTCTGGACTTCACCTGCCGAGAAAGCAGCAATGGCAGCAGCGACGATCGTGGGCAAGGCTTACATCGAAGATCCTCCCCTCGTACAAGCAGCCGACATCCGCGAGAAGATTGCTCGCATCTCTACCGCGCTCGCAGCTAGGACGTTCAGCACGGACGACGCCTGCGAAAAGGTAATTGTTAAGCCGGAGCACGTCCACGACGCCGTGGCATTCCTCCATCATCTCTATGCGATGCCGACGTTCGGCTACCGCGACCGCTCTGATGAGATCTTCGAGGATCGGCGCGAGGCAGAGAACAACCGTACGATGATGCGCAAGTACCTGCTAGAGAACCGCGACCTAGCCAAGTTCCTCCGTTCCAACTCTACTTTCAGGAGGCAGGATCTGGAGGAGATACTGAACATCGAACGATCGGAGGCCAACGCGAAGATAAACAAACTGTGGGGCGCGCGGATGGTGCGCAAGGACGGCGGCGACATCCGGGTGGAGCCGACAATGCACGTGATTCTAAGAGAGGTCAAATGATCAACGCGGAATCCCTAGCGCGAGCAGAGACGGTGCTCCAGGTGGCGTACGCCGGTGCGCCGGACTACGGGCGACAGCTCGCGACTCTGGAAGTCGAGCGCGAGGCGTTCGACAATCTGCTCCAGCGTCGGGTGGGTCACGTCAAGCGGGAGTACCCAGCCTGGAAGACGATGGATCCGAAGATCGAGCCCGCAATCAACACGCTGTTCATGCACTTCTTCCTGGTCGGACTTATCGCGGGGAGACATCAAGCAAGGGAGCTGGTATGACAAAGAAAGGAACTGGCAGGATTATTCACGAGACGGATCAAGAGGAAGCAATGGCCAACCAGATCTTCGAACAGATTGAGGCGTCGTTCAAGTTCGTCGGGCCAGGCAAGGCAATCCAGTCCTGCCAGGTATTCGACAACGTAGGCTGGCAGCGTCGCGCCATCCTGATCCGATTCACGGACGGCACGAGCCTGCGCATCTCCGGTGAGAACATGGAGATCGAGGAGCTAGACGCGAGCCAGCGCCCTGAGCAGTTCGAGTCGCCCCCGGAGGAGCAGCAGAAGCTGTTGCATCCTGGCGAGGGGGAGAGCGAATGAAGGTCGCCATCGTAGGGTGTGGGCCGTCCGGGTTACTTGCAGCGCACGCTGCTAGCCAGCTGCGGGCGGAGGTCAGGATCTTCACGGATAAGAAGCGCAAGTCAATGTTGACCGGCGCGATGTATCTCCATACCAACATCCCCGGGCTGACGCGAGAGCGACCCGAGAGCACGATCCTGATCAAGAAGTTCGGTACCAAAGAGGGCTACGCTCGCAAGGTGTACGGTAGCGATGATCATCCCGTGAGCTGGGATCATTTCGAGGAGGGCACTTTCGGAATGTGGTCGCTGCGCAAGGCGTACGACCGGGCTTGGGAGATCTACCACGATCGGATTGTCAAGGAATCCATTGACAGGCAAGGTTTGCTCGACCTGTCTCGCGCGTTCGACTTGACCGTTTGCACCGCTCCCAAGCCCGCGTTCTGCCTCCAGACTGATCTGCACTCGTTCAACCGGCAGAACATCTGGGTCAGGATGTACCAGCCGGGCAACGACAGCGAAGCCACCACCATGGTCTACTCCGGCGATCCGAAACATCCTTGGTATCGCTACAGTCGAATCGACGACATGCTCAGCTACGAGTACGCGACTGAGCCTCCATTTAACGGGCTTCGTCCGGGACGTAAGCCAACAGGGAACGACTGCGACTGCTGGCCCACCGTTCTCTGGGCTGGCAGGTTCGGTGCGTGGCGTAAGGGAGTTCTCACCCACCATGTTTTCCAGGAGACGTTCGATGCTGTGCACTCAATGCTCTGAAGTGATCAAGCCAGTTGTCGCGTTCGACATCGATGGGACGATGGGGGACTATCATAGTCACCTGCTCTACTTCGCTGCCGAATATCTGGGCACGATGGGCATCGAGGACTGGCGCTACGCCGGACACGAGACGTTCAACTCATGGTTCTGCCGCGTCTTCGAGTGCGACTATCGAACATGGCAGGACATTAAGCTGGCCTACCGCCAGGGAGCGCAGAAGCGATCTATGTCTCCATTCAAAGACATGGTAAGAGTAGCGCAGACATCCGAGCGGCTAGGGTGCGAAGTCTGGGTGACAACTACGCGCCCGTACCAACGACTCGACGGGATAGATCCAGACACGCGTGAGTGGCTCAGACGGAACCGAGTACCGTATGAGGGGCTCATCTACTCCGAGGACAAATATGATGACCTCGCAGAGCGAATCGAACCCGATCGAGTCATCGCCATCTTCGACGATCTTGTCGAGATGTACGACCGAGCCGAGGAATTGTTCGGCCCGAGCGTTCCGTTCCTGTTCCGATCCGTCTGGAACCGGGCCAGGTCACGACCCAATCGAGGAGACTCAGGAGGGGCGATGAGGCATCTCAAGGATAGATTCGCGACGTGGAAGGAGCACCATGAAGCATCAGCTGCATGACAAGTATGTAGAAGCACAATTGAATGCGCACGATGTATCATATCCCGAGATCCGCCACGGCGCGATCATCGGAATCTCGCCTGGCAATATCGGCGAGGCGATCGCAGAGCGTCTGTTCGCTCGCGAGGAATGGCTCAGCGTTGCTGGCACCAACAAGAAAGCCCACAACTGCTGGTTTCCGGATCAGTGTATCGACTTCCTCACCGAAGCGGGGCAGGGCGATCCCGGAGTGATCGACACGTTGATTGTCTGCGCCGCGACTACTCACCTGGACTGGTTCGAGAACTACATGCTCGACGATCAAGTAGAAGTCCTCCACGATACGCTCCTCTGCCCAATGGTGGCGACGCAGCAGTTTGTTCGGACTACGCTCCATACGCCGTGGGTGAAGCACATCGCCTACATCGGCTCGATGGCATACACAAAGGTACTGAACGCCTCTGCCCCATACTGCGCCGCCAAGGCAGGGCTGGCGCACTTCGCCCGTTGTATGGCTTGGGAGCTAGGGCCGAAGGGTTACCGCGTCTTCATCGTCCACCCAGGCAACGTCCTCGATTCTCCGATGACCAAGGTCACTGTCGAGGGAATCGCGCGCTACCGGGACATCGGCATGGAAGACGCCTACGCCTACTGGGCGAGCGCAGAGCCACCGATGGGCTTTCTATCCAGGCACGAGATCGCAGCGGTGGTCGAGAGCCTGGTCACGGACGAGAATGAGAACTGGGCCCACGCCGTCGGCTCGCAGATCGAGCTGGCCGGAGGTATGCGATGACCGACAACGAGTGGAACGACGTCATGAATGCTTGCCGACAGATCATGAACGAGCGACAGAAAAAGCGCAAGGATGTCTGGCGCCGGTCGGGAGCACGCGGAATGGTCAGTCACGTATTCGCCAAAGCTGAGCGGGCGTTCGCTCTCCTCATGGAGCGCAGCCCGGATCTCGCAGAAGCGGAAGCCGAGCTAGTGGACGTCATCAACTATTCAGCTTTCTGTCTCATTCAGCTACGCAATCAGAACCTAAACGGAGAATGGCCATGGGTGCGATAGAGACTAAATGGCACCCGATCCCGCGCGACCTGCTAGAGCTGTTCTCTGTCGGCATGGATCGCAGAGCACCTGGCTACGAGCCGACGCTGCTCGGCAAGTACAAGGTTCTCAACCTCGGCTCTGGGTACAAGAACTTGAACGGTGCCGACAACCTAAGCTGGGAGAATGGGTGGCGCGCTCCGATGTTGTCCGACTACGACACTGGATCCGTAGACACGGTGTTCGCTCTACATTTCTTGGAGCATCTGGATAGAGAGACGCTGATGTTCATGCTCGATGAGATCGAGCGCGTCCTTCGCCCGCAGGGAGTGCTCAACGTAGTCGTGCCCTGGTATGGGTCGCAGCTCGCCTATCAGGATCTCGACCACAAAACGTTCTGGACAGTCGAGACGTGGAAGAACCTACTGGACAACTCCTACTACGATGGCTCGATGCCGAGGCATCTCAGATTGGAAGAGAACTTCAGCATGATCATGGGTCTGAGCGATCGCAACCTCGTCGTCGTGAGTCAGTTGACGCGACTATGAACAAGAAAGGATACAGGCAGTCCGTCCTACTCCACGGGATGATTACGTTCAATCGGCCGGTAAAGATCCTGGCTGAGCGGTTCATCCCGATAGAGCACGAGGGCCGGACAACCGTAGCCATTTTTATCTATCAGCCAGAGGATCTCGTTACCAAGGATGAGGACGAATTCACGGGCAAGACGAAGTGGTACCGATCGGGCCAGATCCGTTACATGGTCGCAATCGATGGGCGTCAGAACACCGACGGCATCGTAGACCATTGGGGAGGATTCGAGGATGGCGAAGCGTAAGACAGGGGTCATCAGGAGAGATTTCAAGAAGTCGCTCAGCGACTCGGGGATCAGCGCGTTCAGCGGACGCGATCGACACAAGGAGGAATGTTCCAATGGCGAACAACCAGCATTGGTTCGGAAGGAGAAAAGGACAGCTCGCGTGCCTGTTCGCGTGCGAGACATGCGGTTCCGAAGCCTTCATCACCACTCTACTTATTCCTTCCTTGACGGATATGCGCTGCCCGAGGCGCACGTGCGCAGGGCGAATGAGCTTGGTATGGGCTCTCTCGCCCTCACAGAGCACGGAAATGTTTTCAGTCATGCGAAGTTTGAGCAAGCTGCGCGTAAGGAGGGGATCCAGTCCATCTTCGGGTGCGAGTTCTACTGCGGGCCCATAGATGATGAAAACAGGAAGCAAAGTAAGAACCATCTCACGGTCTTGGCTGAGACGCAGGAGGGGTATCGAAACCTCCTACGCCTTGTCTCAGAGGCCAATGCCGAAGGGTTCTATCACAACCCAACTGTTTCTGGACAGATGCTATCCGCTAAGAAACGCGGACTCATTGTACTTAGTGGATGCCAAAGTTCGCTTCTCTTCACTAGCCTCATGGGAGGGAAAGGCATTGATGTTGCGGATGCTTCCTACGGGAGAGCTAGAAGCCTGGCTCGTAAGTTTCAATCCACCTTCGGAGACTCGTATTACATCGAGATTCAGGCATTTCCTGAACTCAAGGAAACGTGCCTGGCTAATGAAGCTCTAGCTCGCATCTCCCGCGAGACAGACATCCCGCTCGTTGTAACGCTCGACTGCCACTACACCGTGCCGACCGAGAAGGAGCTACAACAGATCCTTCACAACGTCCGGCCGGGCAAGCAGCAGACGCTGGAGGAGCAGATCCGTGGCTGGGGCTACAACGCCGATCTCTGCGTGGCTCCTAACGACAACACGATCCTGCGCAAACTCGTAGCTACGGGTGTGCCTCGCAAGCAAGCAATCGACGCCATCCTCAACACGGAGCAGATAGCGCAGCGGTGTCAGGTCGAGCTGCCGAAGCTGCCGATGGTAAGGTTTCCAACCAAGGACTCGATAGCTACCTGGCGCGAGTGGCTGAGGCAGGGATGGCGAGAGCGCGAGTGCCACAAGCTGCCTCGTCCCGAGCGCGAGCGGTACGCGGAAAGGCTGCGCTATGAGATGGGAATCATCGAGGAGAAGGACTTTGTTGACTACTTTCTTATTGTCAGCGACTCTCTACGCTGGGCGAAAGACAAAGGAATTGCGGTTGGCCCGGCTCGGGGATCTGCCGCCGCCTCACTGGCGTGTTGGATACTCCGCATCACTGAGGTCAATCCAATGCTCTTTGACCATCTTGTGTTTGAAAGGTTCATCGACATCTCCCGGCAGGATCTACCTGACATCGACGTGGACTTCGAGGCAGAGAGACGTCATGAAGTTGTGGACTACCTCATCTACCGCTACGGTCGCGACTGTGTCAGCGATGTTGGTACCTTTACGATGTACAAGTCCAGACTGGCGCTCGACGACACGGCGCGCGTCTATGGTATCCCAATCTACGAAGTTGAGAAGGTGAAAGATGTCCTCATCGAACGAAGTAGCGGTGATCTTCGCGCCTCGGCGACCATCGAGGATACTTTTGAGCAGTTCGAACAAGCCTCGAAGGTTCTCACGGATTTTCCGAACCTGGCGACGGCAACCAGATTGGAGGGCAATGCCAAAGGGTTCGGAGTCCACGCTGCTGGTGTGGTTGTGTCGAACGGCCCCATTACCGATGTGTGCTCCGTCATCACCCGAGTCGTCAAGGATCGAGTCAGAAAGGTCGTTGGTATTGATAAGTACGACGCCGAGTATCTGGGTCTGCTCAAACTAGACTACCTGCGCTTGAACGCGCTCGATCGTCTGGCAGGCTGCTGTCGGGACATAGGAGAGCCGGTCAGCTATCTCTACAACATACCGACGGAGGACGATGAAGTCATTGCGCTATTCAAAGAGAACGACGTCACGGGGATCTTCCAGTTCGAGGGGCGAGCAGTGCGATCCATCAACGGAGCCCTTCACCCTGACACTTTCCGAGAGGTTTGCGACATTACAGCACTTGCTCGACCAGGGCCTCTCCATAATGGATCGGCCCAGAGCTACATCGACATCAAGCGAGGCATCATCAAGCCGACGGTTTCGCATCCTGCGCTGGCGGCGATCACGGCCGGCACCTACTTCCAGATAATCTACCAGGAGCAGATCCTGCGCATCGTGCGCGAAATCGGCAACTTCGACTGGACACACGCTGCGCACATCCGTCGCATCATCAGCAAGAAACTCGGCGACCAGGAGTTTAACCGACAATGGGAACGATTCTGGGAAGGAGCGAGTACAGCACATGAACGTATGGACGTACCTGAAATCTCTGAGGGGGTCGCGAAAGCAATCTGGGGAGACTGCATCACCGCAGGCTCCTACGCCTTCAACGCCGCCCACACAATCTCCTACGGAACGATCGCCTGGTGGGACGGGCACTTCAAAGCGCACCACCAAGGGGTCTGGTACAAGTGGCTCCTGAGAGGCGTATCAGCGCGATCGTCGGCTAACTCGTCCGGCTCTCGCGGGAACACGAAAGCCTCGGCTGTCTCCAAGGCCAAGATTGACCCCGAGACGGTCGCGCTCCGAGATGTGGTCAGGCACGGCTTCCTAGTGGAGGCTCCACGCTTCGACCAGACGGAGCTAACCTGGACGTACAACAACCATACTCGGACGCTCCATGGTGGGCTGCTCCAGATCCCCGGCATCGGCGAGAAGAAGGCAGCTGCGCTGATCGAGGGACGGGACTCCATGAGCCTCACCGAGTGGGGCGAGATCGAGCGCATATCAGGATTCGGGCCGAAGACAGCGGCCATGATACAAGATTGGGTCAGCCAACCGGACGTATTCGGAATCTACACCCTGGACAATTTGATCCAGAAGGTCAAGACCGAACTGCCCAACTTGGGCGTACCGGAGCCGACCCATACCGCGCTGGAAGTGCCGTACGAGCGCGGGCGGGACACGGAGGTTACGTGGATAGGGGTCATAGTCCAAAGGAACCTTCGTGACATCTGGGAAATCAACAAGGCCCGTGGAGTCGAAGTTGACCCAGAGACGATCGACCGGCCTGATCTTAACGAGTGGATGATCATGGCCGGGTACGACGGCACGGAGCTAGTGTCGGTACGTGTAGACCGCTACAAGTATCCGGGTTTCCGAAAGGCTCTGTGGGGCCTGCGCCTGAACAAGGACGTTGTAGTAGTCCAGGGCGTGAAGCGCGGATTCAGAGCTGCGCGCGAGGTCAAGGCAAGCAAGATGTGGGTGATTGACCCCGATGCGTAGACACCCCCAAACACTGGAGGTTAATGAGGCGACTCGCCGCCATGATCATCGTGGGGTTCGCCCTCACGACAGTCGCAACAGCGAGCACGTTCAGCATCCCCCAGCGTCCGCGATGGCTGCCGAAGTTGTACTGGGCCGTCGGGATGTGCGAGACGCAGCTGAACTGGAGGCACAACAGTGGAACGTATCAAGGTGCCTTCGGGTTCTACTACGGAGCATGGGATCAGTACAAGTATCCCGGCTACCCATCAGAAGCGTACAACGCCACACCATGGCAGCAATATCGCGTCATCCGGCGCATCGGTCTAGGAGGGAATGGCTGCTATACGAACGGCGGCTATCTCTACTGGATGGGCCGGGCACCTTAAAAGCAACGAGAAGGGAGCAAAGTGCTGTCTAAGACAGAGCTGGCACAAGCCGTCGAGGAGCTGACCGGCGTCAAGCCGGGGTTGTCCAAGAGCGTAATGGATGCGCTCGCGCAGATCGCAGAAGAGGAGATCTCCGACGGCTACGACTTCAGCCTACCGGGAATCTGCAAGATCTCTTGGCGGTACACCGCGCCCCGCGTCAAGGGGCAGATGTACAAGAAGGGCGAGACGTACATCGGCTTCGGTGGCGTCGAGCAGACGGCAGCAGTGGACAGCAAAGCACGCAAGGCTGCTGTCCGACTCATGGCCACGCCTGCAACAGCAATCAAGAGGGTCGCGCCCAAGAAGCTCGATCCGAAAGGGCAATCTGCTTTCCTAAAGTCGAAGGCAGGCAAGAACATCGTCAGCCAGAAGGGTTAGCGATGGATCCGCATCTCATCTATATCGAGACAGTTGACCAGGAGTACGCCTACTACCATCCGAGCCGGGCGTCGATGGACTACCACGAGACTCCTCTGGGCAGGGACGTGGCATTCAACCGCCACTCCAAGAACAGGGAAGGGACTCACAACAGTCCGTTCGACAACGGTCGTATCTCGGTCGGCGTAGACGACATCCAGGTGCGTCTCGTGCAAGGGATCAACGAGGAAGACTTCCGTGCTGTTCAGAGCCGTGCGCTCAGGGCGACCACGGGGCTCGACATCGACAATCCTGGTGAGATGGCGGACTGGGACGAAATGCTCAAGGGAGGTCTACAAGCCTCCCTTGAGACCCAGGTTGTCGTCTTTGAGATCACTGGCGTGTCCCGATGCTGTACTCACCAGCTCGTACGGACGCGCAAGGCTGGGTTCCACCAACAGAGCCAGCGAGCTACGTGGTACGGGACGCAGCCCCAGGCCCGGATGCCAGAGTCAATCTGGCGAGCGCCTATCCCTGTCCGTGACGCCTACCTGAAGGCACTCGCGGCGGCGCATGAGGCGTATCGGGTCGCCTGTATCCACGACGTGAGCTATCAGGACGCTCGCTATATCCTGCCGGAAGGCACCACTAACTACATCCAGTGCGAGTATCCGCTTCGGGAGTTCATTGCCACCTACGCCTACCGGGCGTGTACGATGTTCCAGCACGAAATCGTGTACTGCTTCCGGGAGATGGGTAGGCTGCTAGTCGAGGCCCACCCCTGGCTGGAGCCCTACATCAAGATCACCTGCGAGAAGACCAAGATGTGCGAGTTCCAGGGCTGGGAGCAGGTCGAGGGTCAATGCGACTTCCCCTACGCGATCGAGGAGAACCGGCGCTTCAAGCCCAAGAAGGAGCTGCGCATCCTGTGAGCGAGGACGGGTACAAGCACGGGTCTGCTTACTACCACCGCGTCCGACGTATTCGGCAGCAGCTGGAGGCTGGGTGGGAGCCCAACTATACCCAGTCCGATCCTCAGGTTGTCCCGACGGAGGAGCTAGCATCAGTCCTCCGTCGGGTCGCCGACGAGTGGGATGCTTACCACATTGATGAGTACAGCCACAGAGCGCAGTATTCCTTCACGTCAGTCGTTGCCGAGCTAGCAGGGATCGATGACAGAATCGTTCGCAGGATCTTGATGAGCCAGTTCAGGTGCACGAACCTGAGTATTGCCGACAAGATCCTGACGGCATTGGACATGTCGTACGTGCTCGGGAACGAGATCCACGTGATCCCGAATCCCACCTGGTCGCAGGAGCGGTGGCAGGCCTGGATGTCCTACCGGGGCTGCGGAGCGGAGGAATAGTCGGTGCGCCCCCGGCTTTGCTGCATGGCCATGCAATCCCTCGTAGGTGCTAACCCAGGTCGGAGTTCATCCTATCCCTCGAAGGATTGCAGGAGGCTGCAGCAATGTTCCTAGAGACGTGGTTCGAGCCGGGCCTAGACGTAGACACCGATCTCAATAGCGATTCCTTCGCGAGCGAGGAGATCGCGCGGATCCAGACGGCTGCCTGTCGCATCTTGGTGGCTTTCGACATCCCCCGCCGACTGGGCGGTGACGCAACGTCCGACGAGCTAGCGGCAGACAAGCGCCGGTGCAAGCGGACAATCCACGTCCTGCGACAATCCCTGGCCGGGTGGAGCGCGAAGGACTCAAGTAAGGTAGGCTGGCGGCCGATCACCGATGAGGACAAGGTGGAGGGCGCGAGCCTGATCTGGGACAAGTGGTGGGAGGAACAGGAGAGCTATCTGTCGGCTCGCCGCATCTACATCGCCACTTGGGGACTCAAGAAACCCGACACCGCGTACGCCAAATCGGCAGTCACTCGACTCTCGAATGAGCTGACCCAAATGGCGTACGCGATGCGATAACTATTTGCTGTCTCCGTTTGCACCGCGCCAGAGCTTGACCGCTATTCCTCGGATACCGTTCCTTCCAAGAGCGGCTGCTAGAATAATAATGAAGGTTGTCAGCGTCGCTGCCGCAGCTGGCGGAAGCTCAGCACCAAACAGAGACGCGATCCAGACGACTAGGATGCCAATTCCACCACCACTAGCCGCGTCAGCTGCACGCTCTGCCCTGTTGGGGTTATCCTCGGGCGGTTGAACGTCGTTCACGAGAGCCTCATGGGGAACGCCTTCAGCCAAGCCTTAATGACGTTGACGGGGCTGCTGGGGTCATTGTTGGCACCGTAGGCGAATGTGGCAGCCGACTGTGCAGTGGCGGCCGGGGCGTAATCGTTCGCAACTTCAACTGTCTGCGCTGTATGGCCATTGGTCGCGTCCAGCCAGCCCTCACCGCCGATTCCCTGGACTCCACCGATGCCGGTGTAGAGATTGAGATGTGTTCCGCCTACTGCCGATGCCGGCCGATCGAATACACCACCTGCTTCTAGCCGGTACTCGCCTGAGCGCGGCAGCTGAACCTGACATACCGCCGCAGGACTAGCAGGTAGAGGGATAGCACCAGATGCGTTTGCGTACATTGGCTCCTGACGACCGATGCACTTCCACTTGTACTGGCTGGGCTCAGCCGCGTCGTAGCGGACGTGCCAGATGGTACGCTGGTCTATGATGATATAGACTTCCTGCCCGTCTGTCGATCCAGCCGGAGGAAAGTTGGCGATGGGCAAGTACGACGGCCCCTGAATCGCAGCCTGATGGATACGGATCCATATTGTGCTGTTTGAGATGTAGAAGTCGCCGGTGTCCGTCTCGTACCAGGTTAGGCTTGGTGCTGTTGTTGGATCGCGCAGCACTCTCTGGTTCTTTGTACCGAACAAATTGACGAGCGTGTAGTCGATCGGGGACACGCCGCCGTTGAAGGATGGCCGATGGTACGTCGCGTGCTGTCCCGGAGCGGCTAGGCCCGCATCCGAGCCGAGAGCGCGCAGCGCCTCAGTCGAGGCAGCAGCGCCACCTGACGGCTTCAAGCTTGTGTGAACCTTTGGGCCGGTGACGGAATTGTCGAGCGGAGTCCGCTGGTCGCTCAGCCGGGGATCGTCGCCTGCGCATGCCTGGTGACTGCCTGGGCCCATCGTGCGCAAGCTGGGAACGTCCGGGTCACCATCCACCGGCGCAGAGATCGTGACAGGGTCGTAACCTGTGCCATTGTCGCGGTAGAGAATTGCCTGGTCGGTAGCCCAGTAATAGCGTCCTTTGATGCCTGGCTGACCTGGCGTGCTGACCGGCCTCGCGCTGAACGCACCCTGATCATCGATGGCAGCCTTATCGAGTGCGACCGCGAGCGCCTGGAACGCCGCTGGCCCGTCTGCCGTGTCAGTCAGCGCGGGGTAGGGCAGCTGGAGTCGAGTTGTAACTGATCCCACTGTCCCTCCTAGTAGTAGGTCACGTCACGGGCATGTTCCCAGTCGGCGTAATCCGACTTGGCAATCGCCCATGTCCGCGAGGTTGTTGGCGGATAATGATCTCGGAACCACATCCAAATCTGTCCGGCTCTCGACAGCAGCGTCATCTGGAGCCCACCCGGCTTGGCTGCCGTCAGAGCCGCGAGGGTGCTGGCTGAGCTAGGCGTCTCACTCGCGTAGGTGATGAACGTAATGTGGTAGGCTCGATCCTGTCCGGGAAAGTTGGGGTCATACCGCTCATAGACAAACACGTTCTGGTTCCCTGTCAGCGTTGCCTGAGCGGCCTTGACCATGCGAGCGCGCGTTCCACGATGCCAGCCTGGAGCGTCGAGGATCTCGGCGCGCTTGACATCATTCGTCTGGTTGGTGAACGTGATCGTCGGAATCCCTACGAACTGCGCCAGCCAGTCCAGGAACTTCGATGGCACATTGTTGATGTCCACGACGAGCTGCCAGCCAGGATCGACGGCCAGCGCATACGGCTCATGGACGGTGTAAGCGATCGACTTGAAGAAGTTCAGCATTGGCCAGCCAAGACTCTCGTCGGCCCAGGCGAGCGGCAGCATCGCGTTGTACATGATGTACGTGAACGGCCCATCGAGTGCCGGCACGTCTCGCGGATCTGGCGGTGGCGGTGGTGGCGCAGGTGTCGGCGGCTTGATTGGCGGATAGACTGGGATGACAGTCGATCCTGTTGCGACAGCCGATGTCGCCGTAGCCGTAGCGTACGTTGCGTTGACGACCATCTTGCTCTTTGCTGGCAACGCTCCCGCAGTCGAGGTAGCCGCCGCAGCTACCGGGGCCATCCTTGGACTAGCACTCGGTGACGCGGCCGTTGCAACAGCCGGGACAGCGATCCCTGAAAGAGATTTGAACGTCGTCGCCGGGATGGCCGACGCCGTAGCGACGGCTGGGGCTGCCTGCCCTCTGACGCCGAGCGAGCCACCACCAAAGTTGTCTAGGGCTACAGAATAGCTCCCTGAGATCCTCAAACCAAAGTACTGATTACTGACGACACCCCAGTAGGTATCAGTGTAGTTGCATTGCAGAACCCAGGCACCAGTGGAGTTGTTCCATGCATAGCACCAGATCTGCATGCCGGTCGTACCGGACGGCTCGAAGTACACCCAGAGTCTCGTGCAGTTTGAGGTGCCTCCGTTGTTCGATGCGATCGTCGTGTCCGCTGAGGCGACCATTCGGTTCAGCCGGTAGATGTCATTCGCCTGATCACAGACGAAGCGCCATCCATTCCCTACCGAGGTAAGACCAAAGATCAACTGGAAGTTGGCTCCTCCGGTGAAACTCGCTAGGTCTATGTAACACTCAGCGCCACCAGCAGCATTCAATAATGTGTTGTAGTAACTAGAGCAAGGAATGTTCTGCCCAATGTATCCTACAGCATTATTGCCACCGATCTTGAGGGAACTTTCTCCGCTCAGAGCAGGCGATGACCAAGCCGACCCGAGTGATCCCGAGTCAGCACGGTTGAAGGCATCGAGAATCGCTGTCTGTGGGGCTGCTCCAGGCGGCATTAGTCCACCGTCACCACGATCGAGCCAGCAGTCGGGAGGGCCACGTCGCCAGGCATAGCGATGTCTACGACGTTGGGCGATCCGTTATGGAGCGCCGTCGTTAGGTTGACGATGTAGTTGACACCGATCACGTTGTTGACGACCTGGGCAACTTCCAGGAAGCGTAGGTGCGTATCGTTCAGCCACTCGGTGCTGTCGTTCAGGGGCACACCCCACTTGGATGGATCGAGATAACTCTGAAGAGCAGCGACAACAGCAGCCTGTAGCGCCACCTTGTCGGTGCCAGGATTCGCTACCACTTCGACCTGGACATCAAATTCCTGATACTTCGGATCCACCACCGGGACTACGAAATTGACTTCACGCAGGCTGTCGAGATAGCTCGCTAGTGTCGTCCTGACGTTACCGGCGACTGGCTGCCCGAACTCGTCCACCGGGAATACAGACACATACCGCTCGACGTTGTACGCAGTCGCAACTCCAGCAGTCACCGTGGTCACTGTGGCAGTGTGAGTCGTTCCACCCGTCAGCAGCGTCCCGTTCGATGTCATCTGGGCAACGTTGGTTCCGGCTAGTGTGCCGATGAATGTGACGCTGTATGGTGTCGTCGCGCCTGCGTTCCCAGGCCCACCCGTTACCGCCACGTTGTTGGGGCCGATGCTGGATAGCGCCGCTAGTGCTGCCTGAAGAGCAGCCGCTGTGACGTTGAAGGCTAGCGCCGCTGTCGTCTGCCCGCCGAAGGTGAGTGTGAAAGTCCCTGCGGTAGCGTCTACAGCAACACGCTGGACTTCGTTAACTGAAGGCACCAGACCGTCGATCGCGACGGCTCGCCAGACACCAGCGATGTTCTTGGCCATGGCGGCGAAGTCCGGCGCGAGGATCGGACGCGGAGCCATCAACTGGAGCTGCTCAACTAGGTGGTCAAGGTATTCGTCGTCAGTCTGTCCATCCTGGCCGCCCATCGTCTGTCCCTCGACGGTCACACTAGCTACGAACGCGAGGATGTCCAGAAGCTCAGCATCGCCGGTGAGCCCGGAGCTAGCAGCGCCCTCGAAGACGGCCGTGATACCTACGGCAGCAGTGTCAGTGACGGTGTTGCCCGGAGCTACGATGTAGTCAACGTTGGTCTCGAATGGGTAGTAGTTGCCTGAGGCATCACGTATCTGGATCTGGGTTCCGGCAGGGATCGTGTAGCCAAGATCGTCAATCATCGTCCAGGTCGTGTAGCCGGTCGCGTTGCTCGCCTCGACAGGGACGATCCCCATCAAAGTCTGACCGAAGTATTTGAAGATGGCCGTAGGTACGAGGCTGGTGATGTCTCGGAGCTGCCCGATCATCCGGGCCATGCACTCGATCAACCAGACTTCAAAGTTGCCCTCGGCAGGGATCCAGCCAGGATACTCCGTTTGGAGGAAGTCGAAGCTGTCCTGCGCCAGGATCTGCGGGTCAGTCTCGATAGGCGGGCTGAGATAACTAGGCACTGGAGCCTCCAGTCTGGATTCTAGCGACTCTCGCCTTGACGATGTCATCCAGCAATGTGATCCCGCTCAGGGCCTGCTCGTAGAGAACTTCCGACCGAGGCTCCCAGACGCTCACTTTGTCGGCGATCTCGCCTAGGTCGATCTCGTTCTGCGTGAACGTCTGGTCGGCGATTCCGAACGCCATCAACTCCGGCCGCCAGTTCTCAGGGCAGCGGATGACCGCTTGTACGCAGTCGTAGACATCATCCAGCGTATCCTGCTCGTTCACGTCCACACCGCCGACTCCCCAGGCCAGCATCGTGAAGGGAATCGAGATGTGGGGAGTCAGTACGTCCTTACTTCTCATAGATAGTCACTCCATGGGAAACCTGTTCCCGGATCGGTGTGGTCGTTGTCAGGAACGTCAATATGCCCGAACCAGCCAGACTGCGCCCAGTTCTGCCCTCGGTTGGCTGGAGCGCCTCGGTACGTCATCGGGACGCCGACGCTGCCCATCAGCCCTTGCAGAGCAGATTTGATCGGGGTGAGCCAAGAGCGCCACTGACCTGTCGTGTAGTTCGCTGCTCCGCTCGGCGCGATGATCTCGATCTGACACATGATCTCGAAGTCGTGGGCTGCCGTCGCGTCGGATGAGACACCGACCGGCTCGAACTGAGTGATGCGGACTTGTCCGTTGTCCGTCCCGATCGCGAAGTTGGGGAAGTATGCCGACGCCATGAAGTCTATCTGCCCATTGTAGTCGCCGGCACCCTCGGTGTCGTGGATGACTCCGCGCTGTACCGATGACGTGACTGGGACTCCAGCCCCGCCACCCTCGCCCGATCCCTTCTGGATTCTCTGCTCGACCGGGTGGCCGCCGACCGACTTGAGAATCCCACTAGCCGGAGGAGCAGTGCTGGGAGGATACTTGGAGCTGGGGTTCGGAGGGCGCACCGCTGAGCTAGTGTTGTCGGTGAAAGGCCACCAGCATGGGATCCACATATTGCGTCGGTTGTCGTAGATCGCGAGCGCGAGATCTCCTTGGTGCGGCAGACTCTGCGCGTCGCGGCTCTGCCAGACGCATGGGCCCCAGACAAGAGTGTCACTGAAGTCAGGAATGAGTACCCACATTGGATCGCTAAAGTCCTGGACATCGACTGCAACTTCAGCGTACCAAGCACCACTGAAGTCTATAGTCTCCTGGTTATCAGGCTTCAGTAGCTCGACGAGTTGTTGAGTCTGTGGCATTAGTCGATGTAGTTCTTGACGGTTGGTCTGGCACTGTGATGGAGGATCTGCCAGTCGTTCTCGTCGCCGAAGGTAGTCTGGGATGGCCCTGGCGTGCTTCCACCATGACTAATCATCTTAGTCGCAGTCCCATTCCAGTCTTCGATGAAGACAGCCGTGTGCTCGTGATCGCCTCCGACAGCAGGGCCGTTCGACCAGATGACCACGTCGGCCATCTGCGCCTGGCCCTGGGGGATCGTTCTGCCATTGGGATACATAGTCGCAGTGCTTCCTCCACCCCAGTTGTTCTGGCAGGGATCGTACTTCTCCTTGAGCTTGCTGCCCCAGCAGTAACACTGGATGACAAACCCGGAACAGTCCATCCTCTCCGGCCAGAAACCGGGCTTCTTGTTGATGGGATCTGAAGGTGAGCGGTAGTATGGCGGTGGGCCCTTCGCCCCGCTGACCGCCCAAGCAGCGATCGAGTGACGAATGTCGTCGCCGACGATCGGGCTTGTGGCCGGTGGGACAACCTCGCCACCGGTGGTAGTGCCAGGCTGGAAGATATTGCTAGTGGTAGTCGGCTCGGGGAACTTCGGCTTGGGCTTGATGCAGGTAACGGTGACTTCATGGCTGAACAAGCTGCGCTCGTACGCGCTCACCAGCCAGTCGCCATCCACGATGCCCATGTCTTCGAGCTTGATGACGTTACCAGGATCGACTGGCCATTCCTCGATCCGAGTGTGTATTGTGCATGTAGCGTTCATCTTGTTGACATCGTAGTCGAAGTCGATGTAACTAACGCCCTGCTCAAACTCCTTGAAGGTAAAGTCCACCGGCTTGGCAAAGAGCCAATCGCCCGGAGCGAACACGAGATAGTCACCCAACATGAAAGCGTACCAGTTGACCTCGCTCGCCATCCGCTGGATACATGTCCAGCTGTTCTCGTTCTCGAACCGGCGTACGCCCTTCTTTGATCGGGGCGCACCACGATGCCATTGAGAGTTAGTGCCTCCGCTGCTGCCGGCCGTCAGGAAGGTCGGAGGAATATCCGGCACCTTGCCGAATGGCTGCCCGCCTGCTCCAGCCGTGATGGCCGTACCACTCTTTGGCTGCTGGCTCTTGGGCAGCGTAGTCGTGATGTCGCCTCCCGACCAGCCCCAGGCAGTAACAATGCGCTCGGCCTCGATGCGGAACTCGCCACCCCTACCAAAGAAGTCGTATCCGCTCACAACCTGCGTTCGGTTAGCCAGCTCGTTCACCGAGACATTCTGATACTGCTTGTCTACCGCGTTACACGCCGCGACCGCCCCCTTGTGCGTTCCATCACCGATCGCGTCCGTGCGCACATTGCCGCTCGCGGGCCAGTAGAACGGATCTTGCTGCCAGACTCCTCGATGCGGGTGTCCGGTCAGAATGCTCACGGGGCTCTGGGAAAACTCCAAATTGCGTAGAGTGGACTCGTGGATCCCGATCATGATGACGGTGACCGCGACCTTACGCCGGACGTTCATCGAGGAGCAGACATCCATGATCGTGTTGATGATGTCGATCTGTGCAGAGTTCGCCGGAACACCATCAACGTAGATGGTCTTCTTAGTCGCTGGCTTCACCGAGACGTATGGGTCACGGATGTAAGGTGAGCTAGGCGTCTGTAGTCCGAGAACAGAGTTGATCAATTTCTGTGGGATATTCTTTCCGGCGCATGGAGCCTCGTAGTTGAGACTCTTGTCGGTAGCGGCTGCTTCCAGAACGAGGCGCCAGATGAACTGGCATCGGCTGCCCCAAGTCTTCGGGAGTAGGAGCAGCTTGCCGTACGTGCGCAGGTTGGCGGTGTGGGCATCCTCGAAAGTGAGATCGAGCTGGTCGCCATTCTTCGATCCCTGCACGAGCGTCCACCAGCGGCTCTGGAGAAAGACCTGCGACTTGTGGCGAATGATGTTCTTGCCTCGTAGGATCTTCCGGTCGTAGTCGTCCAGCGAGATTGTCACGGTATGCGCGCCGTCGATCGTGAGCTTGATCTTGGCTCCGTCGGCGATCACGCGCTCCCGGATGTTCTCGACTTTGTTGCCCTCGACCCAGACCCAAAGATCACCGATGTCCGTCGCCATGCCCCAGCTATCGGCTGGCTTGTTTCCTGCGCCACGATCCACCGGCGAATTAGGGCTGAGAGGAACAGTCGTCTTGGGAGGCGCTGGCGTAGCACCGCCGCCACCTTTGGGAGGAGAGAAGGCCATTAGCTGATCGGCACCTTGAGCTTCTCTCCACCCTTGAATGGCGTGAATGGGTTAGTTAGATTGTTCAAGTCGGCGATCTCCGTCCATCGCTTGTAGTCGCCAAGCTGCTTCGCTGCGATCGAGTTCAGGGTGTCGCCTGCCTTGGCGACGTAGAGAGTCGTGGCCACGGCAGTCGAGGTAGTTGAAGGACTGTAACCGTATGTCGTCCGGCTGTAGCTGCGCGTGGGCGTGCCCTTCGAGGCGGTGCTCTTGGCTTTGGACGATGCGCGAGTCTTACTAGCCAGAGACTTCACGATGATGTCCTCGGGCACATACTGCCAGAACATGATGGTCAACTTCTGCCGAACCAGGATGCCCTTCTCGTTCCTGTTGGTATCTCCCCAGGTGATGGTGTCGATAACCCATGTCAGATCTGTATGTGGTACGAACCCAGCGAGGGTGACATGTGGAGGAGCGAGTGTCCCGTCGATCGGCAGAGCCATGCTCTCTAGCGTCTTGACTTGACCAGACACATCCTTGTCGGCAGCGAAGCCATCGAACACAATGCCAATCTGCATCTTGAGCGCGTTCTTCCCCGGCCAATCAACGTAGGCTGTCCGGCGAGCGCGCTGGACTTCCTGCCAGCCACCATAACCGTCCGTGACCGTTGGCGTCGTGTCATCGAGCAGAGCCGAGACGGAGCCGCTCGCGGATCGGATCGTAATGTACTGTTGCGGAGACGCCATCATGCCCTCGCCATCTGGTCGAGCATCAGCTTGGCTGTCGAGTTAGCGAGAACTCCACTATCGAGCATGACTGGAACGTGAACCGTCAGCTGTCTCGGGCCACCGCCTGCCTGGAGCTGCTGGGTGCCAGCCGCCGCCGGCATCGGCGCGAGTGGGCGGACATTTGCTCCTCCGGGCAACCAGACCAGTTCCGGGCCACGCTCGCCCACAACTGCATATCCGTGTTGCTTGGTTACGCCACCCTCAGCCCAGAACCCAGCGAATGGAAGTTTGATCAAGTCAGTCCAACTGAAGCCCACGTGGCCCTTGCCACCGACTAGAGATCCGAGTCCGAATGGGATCCAGTTTCGAGGATCGAGCGCGCCCTGGGCTTGGCTCTTGATCCAGTTGAACAGGTCGGTGAAGATCCCCTTCATCCAGTTGACGGCATCGCTGAGCCCGTTCTTGATTGGATCCCAGAAGTGGTAGAGGATATTGCCGAGCCCTCCAGTGGCGAAGAACAGAAGCAGATCGAGCCAGTGACTCTTCACGAAATTGACTAGATCGAAGAATGCGGCCTTCAACTTCCCGAAATAGCCGATGATGAGCAGGACTGTGCCGACGACTGCCAATGGCCCCAGGAACAGCATGATGAAGCCACCGTAGTGCAGCATGAAGTCTCGGAACGCCTTGGACTTGACCATGAAGTAGGCGAAGGCAGCGTAGAGAGCGAGCACGGCTAGGATGATGACGACGACCCAGCCACCTGCGATAATCTCGGCGAGAGTCAGTCCTCTGAGAGCAGTGATGAGTCGCCAGGTCTGCGCCTCCAGATACTTGTACGCCGTATTCCACCTGGTGCCGGCCGTGGTGTTCAGGATCGCCATGCGCCAGCCTACCCTCTCCACCAGGTTGAGGAAAACAGTAGCGCGTGCGAGTGCGCGCTTGACCAGGATCAATCTGCCCAGGATCCAGTAGTAGGTGCTCAACGCGATGTTCAGCAGGAGCACCGCTCCCTTATACGTCGTCGTCACGATGTAGGCGTACGTCGTCCAGATGACGTAGCGGACAAGCAGCACGAACACGATCGGGTAGAGAATGACCTTGAGAGGCAGCAGCGCATGCTGAGTCAACCACAACACGATTACCGCAAGCGCGTAAATAGGTGCGAATGCAGCTACGAAAATGTATCTCATGCTCCACATGACGGGGAAGACCAGCTTGAGAATATTCCAGAGACTCTTGAACACCATGACAAGGAAATTGATCCCACCAACAAGTCCTCCGCCTGCACCCAGCATACTGTCTAGCTGCTGGAGCGTCGCGCCAAACCCCTTGGTCTTGGATGTCTCGATTAGCTTCGCCATGGCATCGTTAATGACGCCGAGTCGAGCCAGCATGGAGTTGAACGGCCCCTGGATCAGTCCGCCGATGAGCATCTGTGTGTAGTCCTTGAGAGTTGTCCAGCGACCAGTCCAGGTCTTGCTGAATCGCTGCATGCCGTCGCCGAAGTTCTTGTTCATGTAGTTGAGCAAAGCCTGGATACCGATGTCGGACGGGATCTTCAGCTTGCCAGCCATGAACTGCTGAACCTGGAGATCGGTCAAGTGCAGCTCCTTGCGCAGAGCCGGGAAGACAGGGATGCCGGCGACGACTAGCTGCCTCACCTGGCGCATCATCAAGTATCCGCTCTGGTAGATCTTGCCGAATGTCGCCGAGACGTTCTCCAGATCAGCTCCGGTCTTGCCGAAATAGGCGAGCGCGTTTGCGCTCGACATGACTACGGCGTTGGTCTGCTTCAAGTTCATCCCGAACGCCAGCAGCAGTCGAGCGGACTGTGTCAGGTTCTGGAACAGGAACGGCGAGTGTGCCGCCGTCTGGAACAACAAGTCGAGTTCTTGCTTCGCCAGGCTCGTCGAATGTAGCAAGCCGCTGAACGCGAGCTGCGAAGACTGCATCATGACGTCGAACTTGAACCCCATATCGAGCAGTCCGATCGCCGTAGCGCCTACCGCGAGCGAGAATCCGTACAAGACGCGGCGAGCGGTGAAGAGAGTCTGCATGAGCAGGAAGCTCTTTTTCTGAGACGCTCCTACTCCCGCCGCAGTCTTGAGACTCTGCAGCTCCAGTGCCTTCATCTCTGCGACTTCGGCCGCGAGAGTAGAAACGACCTTATCGCCGCCAACGATGATCTGCTCGATCAACATCTGGTCAGTAGTACCGGCCATGATTACCTCTTGAACAACTTACTCACGTTGGCTGCGATTCGACGTGCGAGATCCTCGTACATGACCTCGCGCTGCATCTCGACTGCCTTGATAGCGACTTGATACATTATGTTCGTCTCGAAGGCATCTTCGCTGTTGAGCCACCGCAGAGGATCTCCGCCAGCGAGGAGTATGTGTGCGGCTTGCGTGATCTCGTCGCTGGCACCTATTCCCCCAGGAACCCCTCATCGACATCTTTCGACGTATCCTCGTACCAACGACTCAGTTTCATGCCGTGGGCGAGGATGCTCGGCTCTTGGTTGCGAAAGATCCCGAACAAACAGACCCTTGCACTCGGAGCTTCACCCAGTCGGAAGTAATTGGCAGTGCGAGGGTCGGTGTAGGTGAGAGGATAGCCGGACTCATCCGGGTCAATCGGAGTCAGTCCATCGTCGTCCTCGACGTAGTACAGACCTCGACAGGCAGAGATGAGTACATCGATGAGCCCGTGTAGCTGACGATCGGCGTTGTCCTTGAACTGCCGCTCGACCTTCTTGCCCATCTGGCTCATCTCTCTCGCCGGCAGGACACTGTACTCTGCTTTCAGCAGGCCATTGTAACCAGGGACGGTGATGAAGCAAGTGATGCCTTCTGTCTGCTCATCGCGGACAGCGCGCAGCTTGTCCATGATGTTCCGCTGCACGCCGTCCGAGACAAGTCCGTTCTCTGGCTCCAGCTCTTGCTCCGACTCCACAATGGGCTGGATCCTCGTTTCGTCTTCTGGCATTGGCATGGCGCTCCCTCCCTGTTCTCGTTTAGCCGCCGACGTGCGGGTTGCCCGCCGGTGTCATCTCTAGTTCAAGCAGACCTGGATCGCTGGACTCCGAATCGACCTCAGGCACGGTGACTCGCTTGAGGATGCCGTTCCAGACGATCGGCGACCCGTACGGGTTGGCGTCGATGTCCAGAGGCTGCCTCAGAACGCGCATCGTGACCTTGCCAACCCCGTTCAGGAGTCGCTGCAAGTTGGTGTGATCTCGGTTCAGACGATACAACCGAGACACGACCACGTTGCTGGGGTTGACCTTGCCGCCCAGAGAGATCGGCTGCACCATGCCGCCGGGGTAATACTTGAACTCGTCTGAGTCCAAATCCCCGCCTGTCATCTTGTCGAACGGCTCCAGCAGCGTGATGCCATCCACGATGACGGTGACGACATAGGTGTCCTTCCTGGTCGGCCCGCCTTGCGATGTTGCCATTTACTTCACCCCCTAGACGGCTTCGGTTACGAGCTTCTTGACGATGTCGATGTGAACCAGTTCTCCGAACGGGCTCATCTTGACGGAGATCACTGCATGGATCTCCAGGTTGGAGATCGTGCTCGGCGTGTTCACCGTGTCGCCGGTGTCCACGTAGAAGGCAGCGTCTGGTGTGCTGCCGTACAGCGAGCCCTCGTTGAAGTACGTCATCATCATGCCCGAGAGATCGCCGCCGAACTGCTTGAAGGTGAGACCTTTGCCGTCGATCTGTGCGAACACGTACTGCTCGGCGATGGCGTCCGCATCGGCGACGATCGCCATGAAGAGGCGACTGTTGCTGAACGGCACCCAGTTCGGATCGCCGCCAGGATTGACGAGAGAACGGAACCCGTATGCCATGATTCCGTTGAACAGCGCCCGGACGACGTTGACCGACGAGGCGTTGAGATCCTGACGGTCGGCGTCGATCCACGGCGGCTGGCTGAGTCCGATCGCGTAGACGCTCTGACCGTTCGCCAGACCAGCTGCTGCGATGTTCGGGCTCATGCTTGCGTCGTTACGCGAGATGATGCCGGCCTCGATAGCCGACCACGGAACGATGCGGGTAGTGCCGGCGACGATGCCCGGAACGATCGCCCACGGAGCGAACAGAGCTGCGTGACGATTCCCTGGCACCGCGCCCTGTAGCGCGGCAGCTGCCGACTTCAGAGTTGCCTTCGATCCCGAGTCGATGGCGTCCACGAGCGCAACTCGGTTGTTGGCGTCTGCGTGAGCGAGCAGAGCCGTCTGTCCCGCCTGCGTCGTGTGGCCTGGAGCTGCGACCTGGCCTGGCCCCAGACCCTTGTCGAACAGGGTGTAAGCCGTCGTCCAGTTGTTCTCGACGATGTTCGTGTTGTCGTCCGTTCCGCCGACAAGCGCAGTCGCTGCGACGACGGCTGGATCCAGCGTGCTGGCCGCGATGTCCGTGATGATGACGTACTCGGACGACTGCGACCAGTTGACGGCATCCGTGCCGGCAAGGAGATCCGGCGAGAGTTCTACAAGCAAACCGTTGTAGAACACGTTGACCACGAATGTACCACCAACCGAACCGGCAGTGATCTGGACGGTGATGTTGTTGCCCCAGACTCCAGGGCTGTTCGCCGTGACCGTCATCGTATCGGCGTTCGATGCGTCCTTGAAGTTGTGAGTGGCGTTGATCGGAGCAGGCCCGACGACGCGGCTGATGTACGCTCGACTTCCGCCCTCCCTGAAATAGCAGTCCATCGCATCCCACAGATAGCTGTAGGTCATGCGATCGCCGTAGATGGACTCGAACTCAGACATGCTGCGGAGGAAAGCTGCAGCATTGGTCGGCCCTTTTTGTGCTGGGCCAACCGCAAAGAAGACGCCCGTGTCGATTGGAGGAGTCCTTGCGGGCGGCTCTTCCAACAGGGCAATCTCGACTCCCGGCCTGCTCATTTGTCACCACCCTTCTTGCTCTTAGGCTCCTCGGAAACGACCATGATGCGTCCTTCCTCGATCAACTGCTGGTTGAACGGGTCGCCCAGCGACTTCGCTGTGACGTCCTTTGTCTCTCCTGGCGCCAGGATGCTTCCATCGGCCAGGTCAGTCAGAGCGCCGACGTTCTTGACTGTCGTCATGCCACCCCTTCCTTCTCTACATCGACATCGACTTCCTGCGCCTCTGGCCACTGGCTGCCAGGCTGATGCACCGGGTCGGGCGGATCGGCGGATGGATAGGTACGCGGGCCTCCCATCTTGTTGACTACATTCTCTACCATCACGTCGAACTCTCCAACACCGACAGCGAATGTCCGTTCACCTTCGGACGATCCGAGATCGTCATAGCTCTCGTTTCGCCAGACAACATGAACGGCAAACCCACCGAGACTAGGCTTCTGTACCATGATGCTCCGCACAGCAGCCGCGTACATTTTTGCCAACGTATTCGTAGATGCTTGATCCATGGCTGAAACTATGACAGCAATACTAATATTCCAGACGGCCGTGTAGGTGCCGTTGCCCTCCATCTTCGGAGCGCCATTGAGCCCAGGAGAGTACACCACGACTCCGGGCAGCTGCTGCTCATCGAAGTGATCGAGGCGGCTGAACGTTGTGTACGATCGCACAGCTGGTAGATGCTTGTCAGCAGGCCAACCGCGCTGGATCTCTAGCTCGCGCAGATAGACAGGCATCCAGGCAGCGAGCTGCTCAGTGACGGCCTCCTCAACCTGCGTCCCATCCTTGATGGGTAGAAAGATATCAACCGAAGACAAAGCCACCCAGTCCCTTGGGCCGTCGCTGACCGCCGATCGTTACCTGGAATATGTAAGTCTCCAGAATCCTCAGCATCTCGATCCTGTCCTGCTCGTCCACCATCATGTAGTCACGAGCCGGGATCTTGTTGCCCCCACCGAATCGCTGAACCTTTGCGTACGGGATTCCTTCGACTCCAACCAGCGCCTTGTTATGCAGCGTCTGCCGGACTGTCTCGGAGGACTTCCCACTCGCAGCGTTGAACAATCTGTCCGTTAGGCGCACAGGCTCGTATACATGGATGGCACCTTGCGCAGGCCTGAACACACCTTTGACGCCACTCGATCCTTTGGGCCGGATGAAGAACCCTCCACCGAACGCATACCCGCCTTGGAGTCTATGCCCTCCACCTGCACCTACCAGCCTTAGCTTCTTCTTGATCGTTGCTTGTTTCAGAGCTGGCCAAGATCCACCCTTGCGCCTGCCCCACGACTCAAAGTTCTTCTCGAAGATCAACTGGAGATAGTCTGCGATCAGATCCATAGCCGGAGTCGTGTCGGCGACCTTCTCACCGATCTTGGTGTACTTGGCAGCAATCGCTGCGATCTCTGTCTTTGAGGCGGAGAACCTGCTGTAGGTGAGTGCGCTCACCAGCGGATGCTCCCTGCGCAAGGCCCGGGCGGGAAGGAGTAGACAGCCATTCCTGGACTGCCAGTGTCCTCACCAGAGATTGCTTCTTCGCGCTCTCGACTGACGGCGCTTTCTAGGTTGATGAAGAAAGCGTTGAACAGATCCGAGTATTGGGGATAGGGCGAGCGGCCGGTGTTGATCTGCTCCGGCCAGTAACCCAGCTCGACTAGCATCGCTGTGCGGTAGATGATCGCTTGCTTGGCGTAGCGGTACGCGCCCGCAGGGATGTCGGTGTCGATCGCAGTCGTCACGTCGTCGGATGCCTGGAGGATAAGGCGGTTGACTTCGTCTCCAGTCGGTCGCGTGTTATTGTTGAAGGTGGCGATCTCTTTCCCAGTCGTGTCGAGCGTCCTAGCGTGCATGAGCGCACCGATGTCTGCCAAGGTTGGCAGATAGGGCATCGTATCAACAGGAACATTCTGGATCGGAGTCGTGGGAACTGCCGTGGACGCGGCGGCATCGTGGAAGATGATCTGATACCAGCCAGCGATGAGCGTCGCGTTGTCCGTGGTGAAGGCACGCGCCATCGGTTCCGTTGGATCGGAGTCGAGTGGAACGATGGGCTGCACATCGATCTCAGTCCACGGCCCAGTCGTAACTGGCGCCTCCTCAATGTGGATCTCAGTCCATGGCAGCCCATCGAACTTCGGTGGCGGGGTGTAGTCCTCGAATGTGATCGAGTAAGGCATCAGAACCTCTCGTATGTTTGAACGATCCGTCCGGTCTGAGGCTGCATCGCATCGCCGCTAGTCATCGAGTGCTGCCAGATGGATCCCGGAGTATACGTGAACTCCGTGCCGACGCTGACGCCGATGATCAATGGTGCTACTGATCGGAAAGTCGCCTTGCCGATCGGTGCGATCACGAACTGGAACACGCCGCCCGTCGGAGCAGTTGAGGTGTATGCAACAACCCCTGCCGGGGCAGCCAGCCGGATGGCGACTTGGGGGGTAGCCGAAGTCGCCTGCCAAGCACCGGCTGGAGCCCCGACAATTGTTCCGGTATTGATCACCGGAGAGACTATCACGAAAGTTGATGCCCCCGCCGGAACTGTGACGGACTCGCCAATGCCTGGGGATGGGATAGGCGCTGACATCGTCAGCAATGCCGGCGGGACTGTAACACCGCCAGGGATAACGACGATCGGCGCAGCGGCAGCGTAGCTAGCCGTAGCAGCCGGTACAACGACGATAGTCCCTGACCCAGCGATAACTCCCGGAGCGGCACTCGTGAACGTTGCGAGGGCCGGAGGCGCAGGATAGAACGAGTGTATGAAGATGAACGGCCCGACGCCAGTCGCCGTCCAGATCGCTGCCTGCGGAGTTAGAATGGCCCCCTGCCCAGCGAGCAGAGTCGGAGCGACCGCAGCCATGGTAACGGTCAGAGCTGCGATAGTGACACTCGCTCCAAAAGCGATAGCCGGAGGAGTGCTAACAGTCGTCATCGTGGCGAATGGCACCGGGATTGTGAGCGAGGGATTCCCAGCAATCACCACCGCAGTAAAGACTCCTGCTGGTACAGTAGCAATCCGGCTGAGAGACGGGGCTACGACTGTCGCAGTCCAGACTGCTGGAGGGACGGCCACTGCCCCTGCCCCACTCGGAACCGGAGGAACTGCTGTAGCCGAGAATATTGCGACCGGAGAGACTATCGTGTTTGGGACTTGAAGAATCGGCGCCACTGAACTGAATGTCGTCGTTGCCGCGTTGGGCACAACTCCACCACCAAGTGAAAGCCCAGCAGAAATGGCAGTGAACGTAGCTACCGCCGGTGAGGCCGTTATGGTGCTGGGGAAGTTGATAGCTGGTGCGACGGATGAGAACGTCACCAGTGCAGGAGTAGCTTGTACAGCAACAGCAACCGATAGTGTTGGTGCTATCGATGCAAACACGTTCTGTGCAACAGAAACATCATCGATGTTGACCGAGATGACTCCTTGCCCCACTTGGACAATCGTGAAGTTCGTGAGGCCACTCGCTGTTGGCGTCCAGGCGAACGTATACATCGTCCAAGCTGGAGTCAAAGTAATGGTAGGGCCTGCCACCGGCGTGAAGCCTCCACCACCTGCGGCTAGTTTAACTTGTCCTGTCCCCTTTAGCCAAGCTGAGAACAAGTATGTTACTCCAGCAGCAATATTTATGCTGAAACGACACCCTTCAGAAGCGGAGACTCCATCCGTGGTCATTAGCATAGATGCGACGCCGGAATGTGCTGTCGTTGCATCGCGTGCTAAGGTCGCTCCTGAATTGTTGAAGTAACCACCTGCGGTAGTCCACCCGGATACGTCTGTCTCGAATGTTCCGTTCGAGATTGTCAGCCAAGTTGTCGTCACGGTGTTGCCGATTACCGGAGCTACAGCCGTCGCTGTCCAAATCCCTGCTGGCGGCGTAATGATCCGCGACTGCCCCAGGAACGGCGAGACGGACGACGCTGAGAAAGTCGCCGGTGGTGCTGAAATTGTCAGTGACACCGTGGGGATCGGCGCGACTGATGTGAAGCTAGTTGTCGCTGGCGAGGCCGATACGTTCCCCGATCCTGAAACTGGTGGCGCAACAGCCGTGCTTGTGAAGATCGCGGGTGGGGCTATGACTAGTCCCGTGCGCGAGACAAGTGGCGCGACGGAGCTGGCGTTGAAGGTAGCGGCTGGAGCCGAGATCGTAACGCTGACGATCAGAGTCGGAGCAACTGCACTACCAGTGAACGTCGCCGGTGGAGCTACGACCGTGTTGCTAGTCCCGATGAATAGAGTAGGGCCGACAGAACTCCCCGTGAAGGCTGCCGCTGGTGCCGCAACTTGCCAGTCGGCTGATACGCCTGGAGCGACGGATCTAGCAGTGAATGCCGCTGCTGGAGACACCACTGTGTTGGAAACAACGCTGAGCGGGTAGTCCGCCGCCGTCTGAGACGCCTGTACATCATCGCAGTTAAGGGTGACGAACACCGAGAACCCAGTTGTGTGCCCGAGATAGATCGCGTTGACTGTTGAGGCAGCAACGGCATAGGTGATCTGTGTCTGGGGAACGCCGTCAATCTGGTAGTCTATCACCCACGGATTCGCGGACTGATTGACGCGGAACTCCAAGAGATACCATTGTCCAGCTACCGGCGTAACAGCAGACAGGCGATCCATCACTTGTGCTGTTCCATTGATCCATCCGAACTTGTTTGAAGCTATGTCGTAACCGAAACGAGGGCCACCGTTCAAAGTCATCAATTCAATGCCCTGACTCGGAATGGATGCAAGGCGGATCCAAGCTTTGAATACAGTGATGGGGCCAGAAGCCCAGGTGTGGAGCCCGTAACCCGGATCACCAGAGAACTTGCCCGATTTGGCCCCAGTTTTGAAGACAACGGTGTCGATCGAGGCATTCCCGCCAGAAAAGATTGTGCCAATCGCGTTCGTCTCGAAATCTTCGTTCCAGATTAGTGTTGCCACATCGGCCACGCATTCGACTCGACAACTTCACCAGGCACATACGTGTAAACTGCTTGCGTGCTCTCCTGTACCAGACCTGGCTCAACACACAGGAAGGTAGCGATGGCGGGAACAGCAATGGTGCCCCGCCCGATCTGGGGATTCTGCGGCGAACCGACCCAGATCGGTGCGGGACTCGTCAAACTGATTGATGGCGTCGGTGCCTGTGTAGAAGTAGTCCAGCGGGCCACATCCGCAAAGACCTTCTTCTCGATGTCCATCGAAATGGGCATCACAGGCATCGTTAGAATGCCGGCCAGAGTGGACACTTGAACTGCGAGCTGGGGAGAGCTAGCATCAGCAGTCCAGACTCCGACCGGCAACTGTACGACCATCGCCACAGAGGCCGCGCTCGTGAACGTCGTCTTGATCGCCAGCGGAAGTGATGCAATCTCGAACCGAACAGTCGATATGACAGCACTGAACATCGCAGGAGTAATCGCCTGTGCGTTGCCAGGGATCGGAGTCGCCGCGCTCGCCGTGAAGACAGCTGCGGTTGAGCCAATCCCGGTCAGAATGCCCGGCGCGTTTGCGCGCATCGTGACAACAGACACCGGCCCAGAAACGATCGGGTTAAGAGTAACGAGTGGAGCCGAACTATTCATCGACACGATTGCGGCAGTGGAGACCAAAGCGTTGATGAGAGTCGGAGCTGCACCGACTGACATAAACTGAGCAACAGGCACAACGACATACACCGATGTAGAGATAGCACCAGAAACTGCCGAGAACATCGCGGGTGGAACGGCAAGCGACTGCCCCGAGCCCGCAACGAAGGAGGGGGTCGATGACAAGTACGTCTCCAGCGCGGATGTCGCGGGCAGAACGATCGCGAGCGCAGGTGCAACGATCGGAAATGTCACTAGAGCTGCATTCGGGATCAACGTCTTGATCAAGAGAGGCGTAGCGATCGTTGCCGTCCAAGTCGCGGCGGGAATCGTCAGCACCTGAACGATGATCAAAGATGGAGTAACGCCTTGGGCCGTGAACATCATAGCGTTGGGGAACGAGAACAAGCCTTGGATGACGGTCGGGGCCACGGAACTGACTGTGAAGATTGGAGCAGTTGGCAGAACCGACACCACCGTCACCGGCGTAGCGATAGCTGCCGTCCATGTCCCAGCATTCGGAGCTACCGTGCTGCCGGTTCCAGGGGCAGTTGCCGTAGTGGTGAAGATCCCGGCTGAGCTAATGATCTGTCGTCCTATCCCTGGCGCGACGACTGTAGCCGTCCATGTTGCTGCGCCAGGGAGCACAAGCGGAGACAACACCGAGATCGGAGCGACGGCCAGACTATTGAAGAGCGCGGGTGGACTGATAACTACAGCAGTGCCCGAGATGGCAGGAGCTACCGACTGCGAGCTAAAACTCGCAAACGGAGCTACAACTGTCTTCGGGATCGAGACCAGCGGTGCGACAGACTGCGCATTGACAGTAGCTGGTGGGGATACAACTGTATCGTCTATCCGAGACACAGGTGCTACTGATCTCATCGTTACGCTCGCTGGCGGAGCTACGACGGTGTTAGATACTGCGGTCGCGCCACCGCCGAAATTGTCGATGAAGGAGTTAAATGTTTGACTAGATGCCAAACGGACACCGACGTAGCCAGAAGTCCTGAGCAAGTTGGTGTCCGTGTAAACGGGCCAGGCTTGCGTCCACGCCCCGGCATGGGAATTGCGGTACATGCAGTACATGTCGAGCCCTGGGCCGCTCGGGGTCGGCTCGACCCACATCCACATTTGTCCGCCACCAGATACGTTTACGCCATCAGTCTGATGAACATTGGTATCAGCCCCGGCCTGACATACAACTAGGCGCAGTCTATTGTTTACTGCATCGCTGACGAAGCGGTAATGGTATCCGACAGCATACATGTAGCCAATAACCTGTATGCCGTACGCTGCTGATACGACAATATCCAGATAGCTCTCGACAGGGCCAGCAGTGAAGTCGAATACCTGCGCGTTCCAATAATCGGATGAGGGCTGCAACTGAGACCCCATCTGATTGCCGGAAATTGCACAACCGATGTCAGCCGACACCGCAGCCGGAAAACTCCAGTTCGGGCCCATGGCGCCATTGGCCCTGTTGAAAGCATCCAGGACTGGGGTGCTAGGGCCGGTGGTCAGATTCGGTGGCATCCCACCGGCCCCATCTCCGTTGCGGACGCACGCAGCATTACTCGGCCGCTGCCGGCTCCTCAGCTGCTGCCGGGGCTGCTGCTGCTCCGGCCTGCTGGATGGACTGGACGACCCACTGACTGGACAAAACCGCATCCATCTGCTCGTCCTGCTGCTCGTCCGTGAAGCCACCTTTCTCGGCAACTTCTTGCGTCGCGATGTCGAACGCATTTCGCTCGCAGATGACGCGAGCTGCGTTCTCGGTGCTGGCGTTGAGCTTGTAGACGCGGATCATCGGGCGTTCGATCTCCGACCCATCCGCGTCGTTGGTGTCCTTGAACGTCTGGGGCTGCCCCTCGGGCGGCGCCATGGTGACTTCGTACTCCGCCAACTTACCCTCCGATCCTGATGTCGGGTGACTTCTCCAGGTATCTGCCGTAGACAGGGCCAACATTCCCGTCCTGCCACTCGGCAATCTGGATCTCGGAACCACTGAGCTTCTTGTAGAGATCTCGTCCGATAGAGACAACGTCTTCACCAGTGTGCTGCTCTATCACGTACATACAGCAGATACAGAAGCGCGTGATCGTTTGGGCCGCGATCTTCTGCAACTCCAGCTCCTGCTTTATTCGGAGCAACTCTGCTGCCTGCATCTTGATGATGTCTTCTGGCGTCAGCTCGGATGCATCTTTGAGTCCGACATTATGCTGAGGCCAGATCGCAGCAGGAGCGAAGATCCTGAGATCCCGCCCCTGCTTTTCGACGCGACCGCGTTGGCTGGGTGCTCCGGCCCGAGCCATCGCTACGCTGCGACTCCCTTGAGCACGCCGGTGGCGTCCCACTGGATGGTGAACGTACCGGACGAGACTGACTGGTCTGCGCCCATGTCCACGTAGCCCATGACCGGCGACGTGCCGGCAACGCCCGTGGACTTGTAGATGCATCCGATGCGGCACGTGAAGGTCGCCGACGCCCATGATGCGTTCCCTGCGATCAATCGCGCCTCGTTGGTCGGTGCATCGTACGACACCGACTTGCCTCCGAGTGTGGCTCCGCCAGCCGTGTAGCCACCAGCCGTCGCCAACTCTGCCGACGTAGCGGCGAAGAACTCGTCCACGTCCTGGTTAGGCACGTAGGTGTTAGCGTGAAGCGACACCTTGATTGTGTCTCCTGTCCAGTTAACTGGGGATGAACCCCACTGATCCAGGACATTCTTGCCGTACCACTTGGCCGTTACAGCCATGTTGCCTCCTCGTTAATCATGACACAATGTCCTTCAGCCAACCAGTTGGGTCTCCTACCAGGGTGTACGTTCCGCCCGAGATCGACTGGTCGGCCCCCATGTCTCCGTATCCCAGCAATGGAGCCGTGGATGGTGTGCCTGTATCCTTCCTGATCACGTAGATGCGGAACGTAAACGTTGCCGCCGTCCACTGTGGAGCATCCGAGTTGAGACGGACTTCCTTGGAAGGAGCGTCGTAGGAGAGCGTCTTGTTGACCAGTGTGTAGCCGCCAGCTGTGTATCCCGAACCGGTGGCCAGTTCGTTGCTCAGGTCGGAGTAGTACGTGTTCGTGGCCTGGTTGTAGGCGTACGCAGAAGTGTGGAGCGACACCTTGATAGTGTCGTTCACCCAGTCGAACCGACGAGCGGCCGTCGCGCTGAATACGCCCAGGATCGCGTTATTGTACCATTTCGCTGAGGCTGCCATCGGCTTCTCCTAGCAGGAGTGGATGAGGGCGGGCGTGAACCCGCCCATCTCCACCACTACGAGGCATCTCCGATGACCGCCGTCAGGCCCTTGGTGACACCGGAGCGTGGATCTCCACCTGTCGCTTCATCTTCGGCCTCCAAGACTCGCTTGGCGGCTTCAGGATCGCCCTGGGCGAGGGCGATCGTGTCGTCCACGTTGGGCTTGTTGGTCTCGATGTACTGAACCAGCTCCGGCACGCCCCACTCCGAAGTATTGCTGGCTGTCTCGCCGACCGCAGCGGCTTCCGCTGTGGCTGGCCCGGCCAGCTCTGCGTCAGTGTAGAACGAGCCCAGCCGCTCACCACGCTCCAGGGCAAGCGGGCCTAGCTCCTCGATCGAGACGACTTCGCCTTGAACTCCAACGCGCTCCTTCAGCACATTGGGCCCATCGGCATGAGCCGTGTTTGGTGCCTCGACCAGCCAGGGGAACATGAGATGCTTGATCGTCCGACTGTCTGCCTGCTCCGCGTAGTCTTCCGAGCCGGTGTAGTCGGCGATATTGTCCTGGTGTGGATCCTTGCCATAGACAGATTCCGACATCTAGTTCACCCCCTTTCTAGGTTAGGCCCGTGACCTGGAGGATCGCATACGGTTGATCGACGAACCACAGCGGCCGAACACTTGACTGTGTCCAGAACCGCTGCGTCTCCTCCTCGTACCAAGACTCGGTCAACAGCGGCTGCTCGACCCGCATCTCTCCGACGTTGCCACTGGAGATCGCGTAGGCCGAGCCAGCTGCGACACGGTTGGTGACGAAGATGTCGAACCCCGTCGAAGCGAGCAGGTCGTTGAGGAAGTTGCCGTAGATCGTGGCGAGGTTGAAATACTCTGTGGGGTTCATGATCCACAGATCGAAGTCGTATCCCAACTCCGTCTGCTCCGCCAGCTGCGTGACGCGAGCGAAGTCACGAGCAGGCCACAACGGAGCGTTCGATGCGCTGGAGCCGGTGGTGACCACCGTAGACCAGCTGTTCCCAGTCGTGGTACGAGTGTAGGCCGTGATCGCAGCGTTCAGCGTGTCCACGGCCCGTTGGTTGATCTTGCGGACGAGCGTGTTGGCCATCTGACGGATCTGCTTGGTGTAGACGGAGATCTGGTTGCGGTCTCTGGCTTCCACCGTGGTGTAGAACTTGGCGCCCCACTTCTCGACTTGAGCGACTCTCGGCGCGACTCGCTGAGATGTCACGATCGGGAACTCTGCTCCCGGCGCGATCATCTCGAAGTCACGCTGAAGGTACAGCTCGTTGACGAGTAGCAGGTCGTAGATGACCGCGCCACCGGTGACCCCACCCGCGTTGGTGAAGACGCGATCAGCGAAGAACCGCTGCAGAGTGAGATCCATGAGCGACTGGGTCACCCGTGTAGGGTTGTTCAGCGCCCAGTCCACCGTGTAGGTCGTTCCCGACAGAGTCGGCGGGCCAAGAGGGTGGACAGTCGGATTGGGGAAGTAGCTGGCCTCGATCTCCTCCTCGATAAGCAGCACTGCCCCGTTCGGAAGTACCTGGTGCTTCATGCCTGTTTCACCCCCTCCTAGCTGTTGTAGAGCAGGATCTCAGCGTCTGCTCCGACCGTCGCCTGCGTATCCATGGCGAGGCCGACAGCGATACCCGCTGCGATGTTGATGACACGACCAGAAGCGTCGATCTCGACTTCGCTCCCTGCCGTGATGGCAGCTCCGCACGTGATGGGCAGGATGCCCTCGCGGAGAACGGTGAACATGCCTCCCAGCGGAGCGTCGAAAGCCGCCACGCCAAGAGCCCGCTTGGCTGCCTGGCCCGCCCCGACGTTCTGGGCCTTGTAGACAGCAGACTTGTCTACAGTCGCGTCGGCCACGAGGCCAGCCCCTTGCTGGCCCGCCGGCACGTTGCCGGTTGCACCGATGCCACCCGACGTACGAGCACCGGAGATGTAGACGAACCGCTTACCTGTGACGGCCGCTGTGGCCTCACAAGTAATGGCATCGCCTTCTTCCTTGACTTTGATGCAGTCGTTGGCCATCAGTTGACCCCTGCCTTGAGCGCCCCACCGTTGCGAGCGTACCGTCCGTCGGACTGGACGCTACCTTCGGCATCGGCCTGGGCCATCCGCGCTGCGCGAGCGTGCTCACGCGAGAACCACGGCAGCCCCTCATTGACTTCGTTCTCGACTTCGTCACCAGCGGCGCTGGATCCCTTGGCCGAGACAGGCACGACTCCTTCCGCGCACTCGCCGATCCACTTGATGGCCGAATCGCGAGTGGCGGGGTTGTCGAGCTGCATCCGAACCGCTGCAGCGACGGCCGGGGCGAACTTGCCCTTGGCGACCGCATCCCTCATGATGAGGTCGTTCTTGTCCTTGATGTTCTGCTCGTGCATCGCGCGCGCGAGCTTCGCATCCGCCTGCATCTGCCTGAATGCGCCCGCCTCGACTGTGACAGTCTCCGGCAGAGCTGACTCAGCAGTGGTCTCCTCCTCCGTGGACTCCTCCTCGCTGGAGTCGTCGTCCTCGGTGTCGTCGTCCTCCTCGGGCTGCTCCTCCTCGCCCGTGGAGGCCTGGAGGATGTCCGTCTCACGTAGCTTCGCCTGGATGGCGGCGTTGTCCGCATCCTCGGCGAGGCCCAGCGAGGCACAGAGCTGCTTGCGCTGCTCTGGTGTCATCTGTCCTCCTTCGTTGGACTCTGGGCGGGAATCCGCCCTACTTGCGAACAAGACACAAGTGTCTTGCCCCTGGCGGCCACCGAGCAGCAAGCCCTCGGTGTAGATCCCAGCCGCCACTGACGCGGGAACGTCCTTGTAGTCCACGACCACCGGGACTGGCTCCCCGAACTCGACATTGACACCATCCGCCACCGTGAACGGAACACGGAACAGATGACCGCTGTCGTCGTCCACGACCAGCTCATTGGGCTCCAAGCGCATCCCTCGGATCCACCACCAGTAGGTGTCGCCACCCTCGGCTTCCAAGTAGTCGTAGTACGCAGAACGAACGTCCTCGATATTCATGGCAGCCTCGATCTCTTGCTTGATGGTCACCCCCTCGCCGGTAGACAACAGTTCCAAGTCTTCCAGCGTGGAGCAACCCGGCCAGACGACGCCGAGTAGAGCTACGCCCGTCAGCACCATCCGGTATTTCTTGCCGGTGACAGTCTCGTGATTCTCGACAAACATAGGCTGTACGCCGGCACCTGCTTCGACGGAACGGTTGGGGTAGGCGAGAGGGATCAGATTGGCCAGCCAGTCGAAGGTGACATAGTCACCATAGATAGTCTGTCCGTTGTTGCCAAGTGACATGTTCTCGATCCTGCCCACTGCCGGCTCGCCGTCAAAATCGGGGCTGTCGAAGCGATCATCGCTGTGCCCCAGCTTCATGCGGGGATCAACAATGGCTGGATCGTCAGTGGCCGCTACCGCATCCGCCAGCATCTCCTCCGAGATCGTGAATCCCTCGGGATGTGTCGAGATGGCATAGTCGATCCCTGTACCCACCAACGGCACGCCCTTGAGGCGCGTGTAGGGCGTGCCCTCGATCTTCTCCAGCACCCAGGTCATCTACGGAACCTTCAGTCCCGTGCCTTTGGACTTCTGCAGCTCCGCATGAAGCATGGCGCCCTCGCGCCCCTTCGTCTCGGGCGGGCCACCCGTCTCTGGGCTATTGGTCTCCCACCTAGCGGTAGGAATCCTCTGGGAGTTGCCCTTCACTCCCGCCATGTTGCCCGTTGCTCCTTCGATCTTCCCAGCCATCAAACCTCCTTCGGGTTGCTGGGACTAATGGGCAGAGTCGCTGAGAGCAGCCGGGAGGGAGCGCCCCCGACCGAGTGAACCGCCCTCATTGACCCTGCCCACCTTCTGGCTTTGTGCCACTTCCCGGGGCATCCTGACCCGATCCCGAACCAAATCCACCACTACCAGGAGGAGGAGTAAGTTCTGATGCTGGAACCGGGTCAGGAGCACCCGCAGCTTTCGGAGGCAGGCCCGTCTCTCTACGCAAGGCATCCTCCAGATCCCTGTCTACCACGATCGCTCCAGCCGTGATCAGACCGGAGATCTCCGACAGAGCCAGGTCGATGTCCGGTTTGAAGCCGAGCAGCGGAACCTGCTCGACATCTTCGCCGTAGTTCCAATCCACCCAATCCTCGACCACGTGGCAGTTGAACACGCTCGTGAACCACTGCGCGATCGAGTCTTGACCTTGAGCAAAGAAGTCATGGAACGTCCGGCCGAGCGCGCGCGACCCGCTTGTGGTCATTCCGAGCTGCATCATCATCAGCAGCCAGTTACGCGCCATCGACTCGTCGTGATACTTGATCGACTCCACTACGTTCGTATTGCCAGCGCGAGCGATGTTCAGCGCAGCTCCGAACGGAACGGCTCCACCTGCCGCCTCGCCGATCTTGAAGTCGCGCGCCATATTGTGGAGCTGCTCGATCTCGCCTGTCGTCGCTCCCGGCTGCGCAGTCACGTACGGCACGCCGCCGGCACGCTCGTGGTTGATAGCGTCGATCCTGATCAGACGATCCTTCACGACCCAGTTCTTGTAGCAGTCGCGCAACATGCTGCGACCTACCCACGAGCCGTCTTCCTGCTCCCAGACGTAGCCGACGAGGCGATCAATTGGGATCTCCGGTGCCTGGAGATAACCACCACCAGTCAGATCGAGGCGGCGAATGTTCTGCCGGATCGAGATCAAGCCACCGTCGTCCGAGACGAGGAACTGATCAATAGTCTTCTGCGGGCGCTCCGCCAGCTTTCGGAGTTGCCACCGCCCATCGGGCAGACCATCGGTGGGGGAGATCGTACCTAGCTGCTCGAAGTAGGCGAAACCGAACAGAAGCGCCCGCATTGCCAGGCGCTGATGCTCCATGAAGATGAAGCGATTCTTGGAGCGACCGCGCAGAGGCTGTTCCAGAAGTTTCTCACCTTCCACAGGCAGGTTGAGATCCTTCTGAAGTTCACGCACCATAGATTCGTCGGCCCCGTTCGGGACAATAAACCAGTCCCAACGACGGATGGGAAGGGTCGTGCCCTTGTACAGGGCCGACAACTGTGCGTCCGTTCGCATCTGGTTGTAGACGCCGATCGACATGGGCCACTTCAGCTCTGGAACGTACTCGGACGTGTCGTACCACTGCGTCCACGGCGCCATCCCCGAAGGACTCAGCGTGCCCTGAAGGACTACACCAAGAGGATCGGTCGGCGGCGGGCCGATCCGATCTCCGAGCTTCGTTGGTATCGAGTACGACATTACAACAGCCCTTTCTGAAGTGCGATCCAGATGGCGTTGACTGTGTTCTTCGCTCCGAGCTTACGTCTCGCCGATCGAAGCAGACTCTTGACGGTGTCCTCCGGCCAGCCGGTTGCTCGACCGATTTCCTTGGCTGTGTGTCCGTTTGCAGTCAAGAACAAGACCTGGTACTCGGCTGGTTCGAGCAAGGGCATCGCATCACAAGACTGAGTAGGCTCGAATCCCTGCGATCGCTCCCGGGCCACGATGAATTGAGCTCCACCACTCGGGGGCCTGTTCGCTGCCCATCGAGGCCACCTGCGTCGGAGACTTGATGGCCGAGATGTGATGCGTGCTCCAGACGCTGCTGCCGTAGATGACGCCCAGATAGTGCGTTAGCATGTACTGTGGGATCTGCGACTCCGAGATCGGGATGCCGCAGCGGATGAGGGAGTCCGTATTGCCGTAGCCGCTGAAACCGTAGGCGATGTCGGGCGACTTCGCACCACCGAGGAACGCGCAGTAGATGAATGTCGATGAGCAGTCTTCGTAGTACGGCAGCAACGGAGGCTCGTGCTTCGCCGCTAGCTGTCCCATCGGTCGAGTCTGCGCGTAATGGATCGAACCCTTGTGCGCGATCATCCACTGCCACCATTTCCAGACGTCAGCGACGATCGCTTTCTGCTTGTCCACGACGTTGCTGGTGCTGGCGCCGCTGTAGAGCACCTGGGCATGTCCATCCCAGATGTACTCGCCAGCATGTAGTTGTCCGCCCGGCACCTTGAAGGGCAGAGACTTGGAGTGTGTGACAGGCCCGTACACACCGTCGGCGTTGATCTTGAGTAGACGCTGTAGGCCCTTGATCCCGCTCGTGTTCTTCGTCTTGCCCCGGCCGTTCATGAATTCCTTGTGGGCTATGTTGTCGAACTCTGCCCAGGGCCAGCATCCTGCGCGACTAGCACAGATCTTGAGGGCGATGACGTCGTTCCCCTTCATGCCCTCTTTGACCATCCTGTTGAACTTGACGTTTGGTACTGCCACGCTCCCTCCCTACATCGCCTTGGCCAGCAACGTGCCGGCGATAGTCTCAGTGTTCATGCGTAGGATCGTGCTTGCCTCGACGGTGCACATCGCTGCCGCATCCGCCCGGTTAGGTGAGGACACCCCGCGCTTCTTGGCGTCCTCCTTGGTCTCGATACAAATGCGCCCCGAGAGGTCGATGAACCACTTGACGGTCTGCAGCTCGTCAGATAGCTGCGTGTCGAGCGGGTCTAGGTCGATCAACCCTTCTTCCATCAAGTTGCGGAATGTCCACCACATCTCGGAGCGACGGTTGTTGAACTTCTGCGGATTCAGGGCGCGACCCGATCCCTCGAAGTTACCCACCTCACAGCCGCGCTGACGCAGCCGGTCGTAGACGCCGGCACCCAGGCCGATCCCGTCCACGTTCATGGGCACCATCAGAGGGAAGTGGCGGCTCAGGTATTTGAATGCCCGATCGGCACTCTGCATCGTGTCTTGCTTCGCCCAGCTGTCTACGTGCCGCACCTGACCGCCACGATTGCGATAGATCGCTGTCATGTCGTCGCCCATACGGGCTACGTCCATCCCGTAACGCCCGTGAGCGAATCCGGGCAGGTCGATGGCGTGGGCGCGCACAAGCATCGACGGCGTGATCAGGTAGTCATCACTGACGTCGGGGAACTCGCCCTCCACCTTGGAGATCCACAGATTACTGCCTTCACCCCAGTCGCGACGGCGCTCGTCCACCCACGCTGGACTGGTTAGCTGGGACATGACCTCCTGCGGACAAGCCTCGCCGGTGAAGGCAGGTGTGTCGAACGCCGATATGCGGACTACGTTCCAGTCCGTCCCGGGCTTGCAGTTCATTGCGAACTCCGAGCCCGGGTCGTCTGGGTTGCCGATCGCGAGAACACGACACTCGTCGTTGGTCACGATCGACTTCACGGCGTCCCAGAGAGCTTTAGGAATGCCACACGCCTCGTCCATGATGACTAGAACGTATTGCGCATGGATCCCTTGGAACGCCTGCTCATCGTAGTCCTGCGGCTTGCGGCCCATGGCCACAATCTCTTCACCCGATCGGCCCTCGCCCATGTGCCACATACATTCCAGCGTGATCCTCCCAAACAGGTTAGCCTGTCTGTGAGTGCGGCGTATCTCACGCCATAGAATGGTCTGCACCTGTGGCCACGAGGGCGCAGTTGTGACTACAAAGGCGGAACCGAGCGGGTGAACAGATGGGTCGAGCCACCAAGACGCGATCTTGCCAGCGATGTAACTCTTGCCCGGGCCGTGGCAAGCTTTCACGGCCGTATACTTGTTGGCTACCGTCGATACACAGATCTCCTCCTGCTTGCTCCAGACATGAGCCCCACAGCGGTCGCGGATCCACGCTGCCGCATTCGAGCGGTAGATGCTTGGCTTCGGGTACATGTAGCGCAGCACCGCGTCTGCGGTGCCGGCTGGAAGCGAGATCCTACCGAGATCGGCAGGGTTGAGGAGTTCATTCAGGCTACTAATTGTTTTACCTCCTCAGCCTGCCCCTCGATCGTCAAGCGCGCTAGCTCGTCACCGATCGGCTTGTTGCCTTCCAGAGCGACTAGATGCTTGCGCACTATCCCGGGCGCTCGCTGCAGTTGGTCGTCTGTCAGTTTCAGGTCGTCAAGGACTCCCATGATGAACCTCGACAGGGCGACACCGTACATCTCGGCCATCTTGATGGCGCGTTCCGCCAGACCGAGTTTGATCGCATCATTCCCCATCTTGTAGAGCAGACCCACGCGATCTCGCCGCTCCCGCACGTAAAGGTGCATTTGCTTGCCGAGCACGGTGTTTTCGTGCCAGTCCTTCTCATCGATCTCGGCTATCTGCTCCGAGAGCCATTTGACCTCCCCTGCCGTGATCCTGATCGACCAGATGATGGCCTCGACCGGGTTCATGTCGATCGGAGCGCCCATGAGCCGAGCGCGCTCCACGATCACACTTCTGTGGTGGGCAGGAGAGTTACCACCATGATACTTACATCGCCCGATCTGCGGGTGGTCGGTTCCATATCCCGCCGGCAGCGAACAGCGGCCCACCCCGTCCCTTTTCTTGGCGTCACACTTACCACCAAGGGCATGAGCAGCTTGAACCTCGAAGCCTGGCTGCTTGCCGTCGGCTAGCCGCCTGCGCTTCTTCCTCAGCTTGGTGTCGAGGCCGCCATTAGCGACAGCTTTGGTTGCTCCCTTCCGAGGACGAGAGCCGGGGCCGCGTCGCGGCTCGGGTGGTGGATTGTGGCCGCCTCTCGGCATCAGATCGGCCTCTCTGGCGGACGAGCCTGGTACTTGATATCACTGGTATGGAGGAAATCGTGCCACCAGTCCAAGTCGGGCGTCCACTCGTACGTGCCTGTTGGCGAGTACGCCTGCTCGACGCCGACGGCAATGGGCTCGTAGTCCGGTGGACGCACGACCACGGGCGGGTGAGGCATGACGGTGATACCTGGGTAGTACACGAGCGCGATCCTACCCTGGATCGCGGCTGGTCGTCGTAAACGGCTTGGATGCTGGGCTAGCGGGCGGTCGCGCGTGCGCGCGTACGCGCGAGGGAGCGCCGGGAGTCCATCAACAGTGCTACCCTCAATGCGACATGCTTCCAAGCCGAACGCTCGTGTTGATGGCCTCGACTCCAGACGCCCCAATCCTTGAGACGCTCCTTCCGGGCAAAGCTGGAGGCTTGAGCGGGTGTTTGCCACCAGACGGAGACGGGCGGAACCAGGCCACAGTTCCAGCGCTCGTGCTCATGAGCCGATCCGAGCCGGTAATAGTAGATTCCTTGGCCAATAGTGGCTGCAAGTAGCGGTTCTCTGCCCGGAGGCGTGTTTGGGCCCAAAATGAAGTCCTCTATCACCATATAGCACTTCTCTGGCGGGATTCCCAGCCCGTTCACCCACGTATGGTAGGTTCGGCGCCAGAGTCTGGCAATATCGACCACTTGCTGCCTCGGAGCACCAGTATACGTCCTCTGCCCCGCTGCCCACTTGCCGTCAATGGCCTCTTTCACTGTTTTGGCTTCTTCGTGGAACACTGCCCAGGCTACGCCGGTGGATCCGCCCGGATCAATGGCCATTATCGCATAAAGTCCGTCCATGGGACGCTCCTCCCACTATTTGCTGATGCCTATGACCTCGAACTCGAATGGCAATCCTGGAACGCGAGTCGGTCGGATGCCGAACTCCGACATGATGCAACCCGCATCCACCAAGATCAGTAGCTCGTACTCGGCCAAATGGGGGTTTTCAGGATGAACATGTTTCTGCCCGCAGACGCAGAGCGGCAACTCATTCACGATCTCGACAGCAACGCGGATCGTCTCGCGCTGATATCTGGTCAGGTGATCTATCATCATAGCCGGACGGGCGGTGACAGCTCCCGAATCTGCCGCCACCGCCCGCGTGGAGGGTCAAGCGTTTCGGACTCTACCTGAATCCATCCTCCGAGGCTTGCTGACTTCTGCTACTGCTGGACGACGACCTCGATCGTGAAGTCGTTTTGGTGGCAAGTCGCTGGCGGCGACATCTTCATTGTACCGCTCGACTTGTTCACGCAGAACTTGACTTCGCCGTTGCCGAGATCCTTGTCATCCTTGTCCCCCGGGCCTGGCGGGCCTGTTGGGCCTCGTGGGCCTGTTGGCCCCTTGGGCCCTGTCGGGCCTTTCATGCCAGTCGGGCCTTTGGGCCCAGTAGCACCCTTCGGGCCAGGAGCCCCTGTTGGGCCTTTTGGCCCCGGATCGCCCTTGTCACCCTTGAGGCCGGTTGGCCCCTTGGGGCCTGTTGCCCCCTTCGGGCCTGGAGCGCCAGTAGCACCCTTCGGCCCTGGTGGCCCAGTTGGGCCCTTGGGCCCAGTCGTACCCTTGGGGCCTTTCGGGCCAGTGGGGCCTGGCTTACCAGTTGGCCCTGTTGCTCCCTTGGGGCCAGTCGGGCCGGTGGGCCCTGTCTGGTTCCACGAGACTGGCGCCTCATAAAAGCGGCACAACTCGCCAACGTCGAAGTTGACCAGACGCAAGACGCCCTTGTCTGTCGTCTCGTTGTGCAGCGCGTAGCAGCCATGGAACACGCCGTTGCTGCTCGGGATACTGGCGTTGACTGTGGTCGCGATCCCGAATGTAGCACCGGCCACGGCTAAAGCCACAATTATCTTTCGCATCCGTCCTCCTTTCATTGTCAGATACTAGCGAATACGCCCCACTCGCCATTGGCCTCCACCAGCTCGCCGTCCCAGACACCATAATGCGGCGTGTAGTCTCGGAGCCAAGCACGGTGAGCCTCTAGCGGCGGGCACGTCTCGGCGTTCGGCATGACCACCGGAATGTGCCAGCGTCCCTTCGCCTCGGGCAGATGCCTGAACCCGCTGCTGACCTTGGCAGTTGAACGCCAATAGACGAAGTTCTCGCCGGTGTCCGGCGTCATCGGGTTGTCGGCTTTGTGGTAGTCCTGCCCCACGAAGTCGAAGTGGTCACCCCACCTTTGCGCAACTGCCGGTGGTGAGAGGCCGTCGAGGGACTGGTCAATTGCTCCGGTGGCAATCACCCCCAGTGGTAGATTGGGAAACTCCTTGACGAGCTTCTCGGGCAGCATCTGATCCTGGCATCGACCCTCGATATCAGCCAGAATCCCGTCCATTGGCAGAACTGACTTGACCATGGCCTGGACAGTGGCCCAGTTAACGTAGTCCATCCGGCCCCAGGCCCCAATTCGCAGACCTGCCGCTTTGCCTGCCTTGTAGAGGGCTCGGGCGTTCTCTGCCCAGTCTGGGTCAGGTGTATCTCCGCCAATCTGGCAGATAATCGCCTGGCATTTTGCTCCTTTGGCCCTGGCGATCAGCTGGTCGATCGTCCAGACGCCGTCGTCCTTGCGCAGTCCATGGCTGGTATGGACGTGCTTGACCACCCACGGCGTGTTCTTCCACTTGGACGGTGGCAGAGTAGGCTGGATTGGTGGCTTCTGCGGTGGTGGCGTGCTGTGCAACTTGATGTACTGGGTGAGTACGTCCCAATACATCTTGTCAGGCACAGATTTCCAGATGTCCTTCGGGCGCGTCTGCGGATTCTTGCCAGCAGCGATCCACAACGCCCATTTCTGGAACTTGTTCAGCTCCCTGTCCACCGGACTGCCCGCCATGATGTGGGGCACGTCACTGGGACGTTTTCTCAATCCGAGCTTCAACTCCAGAGCTTCCTTGCGGAGTCTCCTGTCGGCCCACCACTTGGGCATGACAGTGGCCATTGCCTACTTCCGCTTTCTTGATCGGGCTGGCAAGCGCCCTTTGTTGTTGAAATGGTGCTTCTTCGCCCACTTGGCGCCCTTGACGCCATAAGCCCAGCGACGCTGGGCCTGGGATCGAGCTGGCATGATGCCTCCTTGAGGTTTGCGGGGGCGCGCATTCCCCTCCCGCCATATCGCGCGCCCCCACATTTGTGACAGTTGTGCTGCGCCTACAGAGGGTTGACCTCCGGCGCGTTGGGGTCGGTCGCCGGGTCGGCCGGAGCTGCCGGCGGGTTCAGCACGGCGTCGGCTGCCTCCTTGCTGGCTTCGAGGGACGCGGAGGCGTCCTTGACGGCCTGGATCTCGTCGGACAGATCCGCCGTCACGCCCACGGCGTCGATCTTGGCGATGAGAGCCGTGACAGCATCTGCGTTTGCTGTCGCGTCGGCGACAAGGTTCTGGATCGCGGTGTTGAGTTCGTCCATCTGTGTGCTCATATTGTGCATATCCTTCCTGATTTGGCGGAGCTGTCGCTCGATGGAGTCGAGCCCGTCGATGTGAGTATGCCAATGCATTCTGTCGAGGACTCTCGTGTCTACTCCTTTCCTGGGAGGGGGCGGGGATCGGAGCTTAGCGTATCCCGTTCCCGTTCGCTTGCCGAGTGTTGTACTGCTTCCGGCCGTTAATGGCGTTCAGCAATCGCAAGTCTGCTCCTAAGAGTTGGTCTCCATAGCTCCGTCTTTGGGTGGCGCGTGCGACTGCCTGGTTGATGGTGCGGCCACTCGGAAGGATTGTGGTGTTTTTGTCGGGAGTCTGGTTGTATCGGGGGTTGTAACCCATTTGTGGTTAAACCCTATCCCGGGAGGCATTGACTTGCTTGATGCCGTCGTAGTAGCACTCGCATTGGAGCTTGGTGTGGCCCTTGGCCAGCTGGCAGAGATGATTCCCGTCTGGGCTGGCCGCTCCGGTGCATCCCGGCCCCCAGCGGAAGTCGCAAGTTCCTTTGACTGAGGCTGGAGTGGGATCTGCCTGGGATTGGGTGGTAGCCAATGTGTCTCCTTTCGTGTGTGGCGGGTTTGTGCGTGAGTATAGCTGGCTGGTGCAGCTCGCGCCCGGCCTCGCGCGCGTGCACGCGCCCGCGCACTAAAGACTTATATCCATGGTTGTGAATTGGGGTGCCTCGTACGCGCGCGCGCGCAAAGAGCTTTTACTACTGAATAATGAGTTTTGAATGCAACGCGCGCCCCCGGCCCCGCGCGAGGCCCGGTGAAAAAACCTTCGCCTAGGCGCACGTACGCGCGTAAGCGAGAAAATCTGCATAGAGAGGTTTGGGTCGCGGGCGTACGGGTACGCGACTGCATGTGTTTTTCAGTTTTCTAAATAGGCTACTGCACGAAAAGCCTGCTAAAATGTGGTTTTTTGTCAATGTTGTGGTTTTTGCCTGGAATATTCTGTGTAATTTTGTGTAATTTTGTGGGGTGTTGGGTTTTTGTGTCAATTATGTTGTTTAGGGGTCAATTCTGGGTTTCAACGGTCAAGACCGCTTCCGTGCCGGGACTCCGGTTTCTACATTTTTCCCACGGTGATCGGCGGGTCGGCGAGTCGAGAGCTCGCGCCTCGATTACCCCGATTAGCAGGGATTTTCCGCGCTTCCCCCGCTCCCGCCCGCCCCGAGGCGTAGCCCGTCTAGGCGACGTTTACCGTTTAGGCTACGGATCTCGGTTCGGAGTTAGGCGATCCCCTCCCCGCCCCCGCGCGTACCGTTCTTCGAGCCGGAGACGGGCGCCGACGTTATCCCTCGATCGTTCGAGGCGAGAGGCGGGCGGTATTAGTCGGAGGAGCCGCGCGATCGCTACGCGCGGGCTTCGCGGGGGCGGTCTACGGCTTCCCTCGCCTCGCCCGCCTTATAGCCGCCCGGGGGACTCGATCGGACGCGCGTAGGGTCGCCGTCCCCCGTAGGTAGGGGCGGCTCCCGGGCTTTAGAGCGTAGGCGCGCGAGCCGTAGACCTTCCTTCCTTCGGCGGGCGGTCGGAGCCTCTTAGAGAGGCTCCGAGCGTCC